CTTGAACCAATCAAAGTTCCAATAGTATACACCAGATACAACATCAAATGATTTATTAATATTACAGTTTGCTAGCATCTCTACAGCTAATGATCTATTATCTATATCATCACTTTGTATCATACTCTCAATACGATCATACTCATCATTTGAAATGATAGCTAAGTTTTCATCAATTATATCACATATGTCTGTATCTAAGACAAGCTTAGAACTACAGTTTATAATATTTTGATAAGCAACAGCATTAGTGTGTGTTATAATAAAATCAGATTGGGTAACCTTCATAAAATCTGTGTTTAGAAACTTCTCTACAAGCAGATAATTATTATGTGAAGGTGTACCACTATTCCAATCATGGTGTAGATTAATCTTAAACATTGTGTCTCTGGTCAATTTCTCTAAGATTTCTCTCATTGTAACAAGGGACTCATCAGTTATTAGATTCTGATCTTTCATGTACTTGAATAGTCTAAAGACTTGAGCAAAGTTTCTTGACCCATGCCATTCTCTGGTAAACATTGTATCAAAGAATTTATGGGATACAACACATACATCAGCTCTATCCATAATACGTGTAACTTTACAATTATACTTTTCCTTAAGTAGATCCACCTTTTGTCTAGGCAGATCTAACTTAGGAAATCTATAAATTGTCTTATCTGTAAGATCTACTTTACTACTAGATACTATAGGCAAGCCTAAACCTTTATACTCTTCTTCACTGAGTTGCCAGCTTTTACCATAGGTTGCCCATAGATTATTCCTTTCTATATATTGAAGATCTTTCAGACGGCCATTACCGTCTGTAGTTTTATCATTAAAATATAAATTTAAGTCATAATGTGGTTTCATAATTTTATTTTAAATATTGTTGATATTCTTTCTTAACTGATACTTTAAATACATACAGATCTCTATTATGAATAGAAATCTCTTGCCTAACTATAGGCTCTAGATATTTAAAGTAAGTCTTATTTAGAAGTTCCTTCTCTTCTAACCATAAGATCATATCCTGTGCACTCCTGCGCATTAATGAACTAAAGTTAGATTCCTTTAACCAATACTGCAAATCTTTATCTCTGTTGTCAGCATACTCAAGATTACTACAATCTTGTGCTAACTGCCACATCAAATGCAGATTTTTAGTATAATCAATAGTAGGAATTATTTTAACGGCTAATGCCTTATCATCACCGTATGAATTAAGCTGTGCTTTTAAATCAGCTAGCAAAGTTTCATCAAGTGTCAAAAGATTAGCAGATGCATGTAGTACTGTCTCTGGGTCAACAACACTTAGATCTGTTGTATCTATCAGATGTGCTAAATTAATAGCCATACCGGTAAGCATCCATACATCATATAGACTATCATTCATGTCTATATCATAGTATCTTACACGATCTGTAATCTGAGGTGTAACAATACACTCTAAACCTGAATCAGCTATAGCTTTAAGAACTCCAGTTCTACTACTATCACCAAGGGTGGTTTCATAATTCCACAACTTGTTCATCATAACTGTAGAAGGAATTCTTTCAGCATTCTGAAGTTTGTATGTACTTATATCACTATGACCTATAACTAGATCAGCTAATTCATAATTATTTGTAACAGTTATACCATGCTCTTTGAGAGCAGCTTTCAATCTATCCTGTGATACATTACACTTTGGTAGTATGAAAGCTTTCTTTTTGGTTCTAAAAGTTTGTCCATCTTCTGTAGGGACAGTTAATATACTGTGTATTTTCTCATATGTTGTTTGATCTTGAGTGCATAATACTTTGTCAACACCCATAGAGCTAGAAACCAACCCGTAAAACGGGTCAGCTTCTAGTCCAAAGTGTTTTAAAGCATCTGCATCAAAATCTTGATATACGGATTTTGTTGCCATATTACTTCATTGTCATTTTAACAATCTCAGGGATCATCATTAATTTATTAAACTTCTTTTTATTACCGTTGAATATTGTACGTACAACTAAGTACTTCAGATCATTAGTGAAATAATCCATAGTACACAAAGCCTTAAGTCTATCAGTAATCTTCTGCGTAATTGTATTATCTTGAGAATATACTACAGAATAGTTACCAAGTCTTGTAGCCAGCGTAGATGCAATATCTGCACGGTAAGTATCATCTTTACCAATACAAGATCTCAACTCATTAAGAATGTATTGCTCATTGTCATGAAGCAAGAGATCTTTTGGTGTAACAAGCTTATCAAGCTTATTATTAATAAAGGTTGTAAACATAGATGCAAAAGCATCACCAACACTACCTTCACCAATCATTTGGATCATAGGTAGACTATCTTCAAACTTTTCAAAACTAGAAATAGCATTAAAGAAAGTAGTAATTGATCTTGCATTTGTTTCTTGTGTTACAAGCTCTGGGTGTAGCAACAAGAAGTTAATACATCTTGTATCAATACCTGCACCTTCTGCCCATTGAGCCCAAACATTAACATCAAACTTAAGATTAGCTGTAATATATCTAGTCTTTTGTGCTGAGTCAATGCTATTAACCATATAGTCACCATTATCTGGATTTGCAGTTAGAATAATATGCCAGTCTTTTGGTAGTGTCCATGAGATATAGCTTTGACGGTCAATCAATTCCATAACGGCTTGAATAAACCTTGTATCTGCACGGTTCCAGTCATCTAACAAAAGAATACCACCAGACTTAGCATCAGCAATCCATTCAGGAGCACAATAAGACATTCTATTCTTACCTGTCATCTTGTATCCATTCTTAAGATACTCTTGTACGGCAAGCTCATCAACCCACATACCAACTTTTTTAGTTGTTGTAGTTGACATATTTGCAAGACTTGATCCTGCTGCTCTTTGTGCTGCAGTAACCATAGATAAATCATCTACTTTCTTAACTGGTACTGTTTTCTCTTTATACATCTGAAATTGACGTACAGGGAAACCAACTAAGTCACCTAGCTCTTCTATCTGAGCAAGATTAAGTTTTACAAATTTTAGGTTATTCTCTTGTGCAAGCTCTACTATAGTAGAAGTCTTACCAATACCTGACTCACCTACAACTTCTACTGATACAGAATTCTTACCTTCTTCTTGTAAGTATCTATTGTTAGTGATAATGTGATTTACAAATCCTTTTAACTCTGTTACATTTAAATTTACTTGTGCCATTTTTTTATTAATTTAATTTGATTACTTTTCCTGGTAACTCATCATTCATATTAGAAACACTACTAAGAACCCATAATGTATTCTTAGGACAGTCCTCTGGAGGATATGCTTCACCATCTGTTAAATATATAAGGGCTGTGTATTGCCCTTTCTTTTCATTGTAGTGGTCAATTACTGGTTGGAAGCTTGTCCCACCACGACCATGTATTTCCCAATCTTTCTTTGGATTAAACTCTCTTACACTGTTTAAGTTAGTATCACACTGCGCTACTGTAATTTTATGACCAGTTTTGTGCATATGTGTAAGTTCACTAAAGAATTCCTTTAGCTCATCACTATTTACAGATCCACTTGTGTCAACACCAACAAGAATATGATTCTTAAATTTAATCTTAAGGCCCGGATTAGCTGAGTATCTTTTATTATACTTACGTCTCAGCTTTTTTGTATAAACTATACTAGAGTTTCCTACAAACCTTCTTAGATAACCTTTCCAATCAAACTTAGGTGGCTCAACATACATTAGTCTTCTTACTAACTCTGCTAATTCACCAGGTATAGATCCACATTTCTTTACTGTTTGTTCTGCTGACTCTTTAAGCTGATGCTCAATTTGTTTTTGTATCAGCTTTTTATCAGCTTCTGGTAAAGAATCAAACTCTTCCCATGTAGAATGACAGTATTGTGAATTACCATCCATCTGATCCATTAAATTATCTAAGGAAGGGCATGTGCCATCTTGTTGTGCTTGTTGAAGCAAATCATAATAAACTTTTGTACCTGCCTTTGTAGGCAAATTAAGTTCAGGAAAACTACTTAACAGCAAACCACCTTCCGGTAATTTACTTTCCAATATGTATTGGTTGATTTCTAGATCTGCGGCTATGTTAAATAGTTTATGATTAGCATATAGATCTCTCATAATAAGATGACCAAATGCAATATGCAAAAGCTCATGCTTAATTAATCCATATCTATGATCTTCACTGAGGCCATTAAAGAACTCAGGATTTATACTCAATTGGACACCAACTTGATGCTTGCTAACACCTGCTGTTGGCAGGCCCATGCTATACTTCTTATTGATACCAATTAAAAAGAGCCCGTAAAAGGGCTCTGAGAAAATTAAACTTTTGGTTGTCCTAGCAACCTGGTCTTGAACGTTTATCATTTTATAATTTTATTCATTATTTCTAGATATACTTTATCTGCTGTATTTTTATTGATGAATGCATAGATTTTCTGTGTATTAGCCAAGAAATCAAATTTTACTGACTCAACAAAAGCTAGTCTTTTATCAAACATTAAGGCTTTTGCCATAAGCTGATCTAAAACTTCTTTGTCTTTGTACTGTGTATTATAAATTTCTAAAGCCATTACAACATCCTCTACAGATCCTGAAAACATTTCTTTTAATTTGAAAAACTCTTCTGATGTAATTACTTTTTTCTCCACTTATATTTCTTTATCATTTATTACTAACTCTATCCATACACCGGGGTTTTTCTTATCATAAGAATACTGTTCAAATGCTGGTATAATAAACTCAGCATTATCATCTTCAATCCATCCATGTTTTACCATATCATCTTGCACTGTTTGTGCAGGATTTATATAATCAAACTTGTGGCGGCTACCTCTAATAAACTCAAAGCTTATTGTAACAGGTAGGTCTTGCTTTGCAACTTCATTTCTAAAGTCTTCAGCATACTTGGCGTAATATTCTTTTGTCAACTTTCTATAATTCATTACAGCTTTGCTGGCAATAAAGTATTTACCTGTCCACCTTCTACCGTTTTTACTGCTAGGAACGTTACCTGGTATAAACCATCTTCTTTTTATGACATTTTCCATATTTATTTATTTAATATATCTTTTAACAATGGTTTAAGCATTGCATGAACTTTATCAAAGCCATGTTCTTTCATAGCATCTGACACATCTTTACATAATGTAGGATATACACCATGTATACCATATGTATCATGATATCTCTGTATAGCATGCTTGCCTGCTTCATCATTATCAAATAACGTTATTACCTTTTTGTACTTCTTTTTTAAATGCTCTATTATATGAGGTTTAATCATAGTATTCTCTGAGTCAGGGCTAATAACTTCTATATTATAACCCATACCTTTGAGACACATAGCATCTTTCAAAGAAGAACAAATAACTAAGTAAGGCTGTTTATATTCTAATTGATCTTTGCCTTGTAAATAAGACTTTGCTTTATAGAACTTGTACTTTTTACTCTTAGGTTGGTACATTTTATATACTTCACCATCTTTATCAAAGTAACCATAGCACCACTTGCTGCCAATTCTAAGCTTTCTTACTTCTCCGTCCTCTTCCTTGATGAGGTTATAGTATTCTATAGGTCTAACATTATACTTACTCAGCATAGTCTTACCTATTCTAAAAGATAACCAGAACTTCTGATCTTCAATAGACCATGCTCTCTCTTTTATAAAATCTATTTCCCATCTAGCATGAGGGGTAAAGGTTTGCTCTTTATATTCTGATGACCTTACATGTTTATTATAATCTATAACAATCTTCTGCATAGCATCAGAAAAGCTTAGATCAAATATACTTTGGACTAAATCAATCTTACTACCACTTCTACCTGTAGAAAAGTCTTTAAACTTATACTGCATTATGGATTTATCTACATAAATGCAAAAGCTTGGAGTCCTTTCATTAGGATTAAAAATAGATTTAATCTTAATATCTTGACCCGTAAGCTGTTCAGGAAGATCTAAGTAATATTGAAATACCCATGTGCTTGGTACATCATGTCCTTCACCTACTATGTTTTTTGTATTGAACATATTAATAAATAAAATAAATGAGGCTAACAGTAGGAGTGCGAATTCTTCCTATTAATTAAGCCATTAGTGGTCCCATTGACACCTCAATTATTTATATTATATATTACAAATCAAAGTCTGATCCAGCTGGTGCTGCAGGCTCAAAACTTTGTGCACCTACAGTTTCAGTCTTCTTCATTGGACGGAAATGATTTGTATCATTTTTATCAAATGTCAATAGATTAGAGTTCTCAGTATTAAGAGCTTCTAATGGAACACCCATTCTATTTCTCTTTGGTAAAAATAAATCATTATTAATATAACCATCTTTGTTTTCCCACTCACGTGCACCTAAGCATGCGTTAATGTAACCAGTGTTAGAACAAACTTTTGATGCCTTTGTCATAAAGTCTTCAATTGTATTTGCCTCAATAGCATCAAGCTCATCTCTCTTTCCTACAACTTCTGCAAGAAATACCATAGCTTTTAGAACTTCAGTATCACGGCTGATCTCATTACCATTTGCTAATACAGCATCTTTAAATGGATATGGTGAGAATCTAACTCTACCTACTTGACCTTCATAACGTGGGCCATTAGGATTATTCACATCTTTTAAGAAACCATTGAAGTCACCTTCAACTGGCTCTGACTCAACATGCAATGTGATATTATATGCCTCACTGTCATAAGGCGTTTGATCAAATGTGATGTCATTGATTTTTACTACTTGGTTTCCTGTTCCAATAACTGGTTTTACGCTACCTGATCCGGCAGACATGTCTTTAGTACTTAACATAATTTTACTTTTTTTAATAATTAATTTTACTTATTGTATTCTTCAATACAATCTTTTACAAATTGCAGATCATTTGGGATAAATCTATCCTCAAACATATCTATTGGTGATTTACATGTGTTCTCTCCATTGTTTTGAGTTTCAAAACCATATTCAAGTTCACCATCATCATTTTTATTTACCTTACCAAAAAGGACAATTGAAAATAGACCTTCCAAAGTTAACGTATTGTCAATCATTTTACCAACCGTCTTAGCTTTGATTCTTCTATTTCCATTTATATCAGTTGACTCTTCTGAATGAGTTAGAAAAATAATAGTCAAGTCATCTCTCAGATCTTTTGGTAACTTAGCAACTTGCGCTAGGTTAGATGCAATCTGAGTAAACTTATCATACCCTTTTTCATTAGCTCTATCAAAATACTCAAAAGAACTCATATACTGCCAGTCATCAACAACAATTGTTTTGATTTGTGGCATCTTATCATTAACATGCATCATTGCCTTAACTATCCCCGGTGCTGTTGCAGTTGAGGTTAGATTACCTTTAGGATTTTCTTTACTAATCTGAGTATACTTACTCTTATAGCCCTTAAAAGGTAGAGGTTTATTTGCAATGTTAATTATGAAAGTCTCTTTTGGATCTAATGTTCTGATTGAGGTTGACTTTCCTGTACCTGAATCAGCAATTACTAATACGCTTTGTGCCATACTACTTGATTAATTTATTAATTACTTTTGTTAATGTTATCAATGTTTGATTTATATCTTCCAATTTATCTACAAGTTGTGTATTAGAACCCGCATCTGGGTCAGGTAGATCAAACAAGGTTTTACCTATATCAGAAACAAACTTTGGTTCTTCAATAATTGGGCTACCTGATCTGGTAGTTACATCATTGATTACTTTAAGTTCACTAACTGGTATAAGATGTCTTTCAAATCCTGAGCTAGATGTAACAAGTTCATATTCTTGTTTCCAGTGTGGATTGTTTTTGTGTAAATACAAAGTTCTCTTTGGATCTTCACTATCATAATCTATACTTACAAATTCAGTATAGATGTCTTGATCTTTTTCTAATTCACTAGGAAAAAAGCTAACAAACAATTCATCTTTGCCTTTAGGACGGTAAGCCATCTTGGGTATATACAGTGCTCTAAGGTCTCCAATTGTTTGGAAATAATCCTCATGCTCTTCTCTAAGTTTTGCAACTTTTATTTTTCTTTCTTGTGGTGTTAATCCCATATGTTCAGTATTTATTTTTTTAGTACTTATCATCTTCTTTCTTGTTGGCCGGGTGTAGGCATTTCTTCTATTTGCATTTGTTCAAACTTTGCTTTAAAGAATGACATACGTGCATCACCATTTCTGGCTTTTAGAAAATGCAACACCAATGTTCTATCATTTTCAATTATATATCTATCTGGTCCATAGAATCTAATCTTTTGCTTTGCTGGCCTGTTGATACCAATTAAAGTATCAGCATGTTGTAGCATAGCATCAGAACCAAATATATCTGACTCAAGAATGTAGTTACCATATTTACCATCAATAGCTCTGTCAGGATTATCAATATTCCTATTAAGCTGTGATAGACATATAAATAAACAAGGATAATCCCTTTTACATTGTGTAAAGAATTCACCTAATTCAAATAGCATATCTAATGTACTATTTTGATATGGTGCTCTTTTTACAAGCATGCTATGATCAAGAGTTATTATTGTTTTCTTTTGATGTTTATTCATATACTGATCTATTTGATCACGCATTTGATTTACAGTCATTGGTGTAGATACAATATCAACTGGATATTTAACTCTTTCTTTTGCATATTGATGACACATATTAAGTGTATCACTATGTAAAGTAGAGCCAGCACTACATAACTCTTTATAAGTTTTACCTGTTATAGAACTAAATTCTCTGATGGCTGAGGTTCTACCTACCATCTCAAATTGAAATTCTAATACTCTAAACTCATCATTAGGATTAAGAACAAATGATTCTCTTATAATTTGATCTTTTATAAGAGTTTTACCTGAACCAGGTCTACCACCAATAACCGTCAAGGTGTTCCACTCTAAGCCATCAGTACATGCATCATTAAATTTAGGCCATGGTGTATATATGGATTTCTCCTCACCAGTTGATCTGGCATACATATATTTAAGTGCATCATTGAAGGCTTCATATTGGCCTCTCCATGCCGGTGTTGGTTTACTCATACATTTGTTTTATTTAATTTTATACTACATTCTCACTAAAGTGATCATCTTCAGTATTTATACCTTCTACTATCATATCACAATAATCTGCTAGAGTAGAATGTTTTACTCTATGCTTATCTTGTTTACATATGAAGTATTGACTTGTTTGCATATACATATAGTCTTTATCTCTGTACTCATTTACGTACATGCTTGTGGCTTTATGTATCTCATCCCAAGTATGATCATAAGTCTCAAAGAACCATCTAAATGCTTCTCCAAGAGCTTTGACATTATTTCTTGCAGGCTTACCGCTTGGTAGCTTTTTAGCAGGAAATATGTTTCTATAGGTATTTATCTTTTCTACAAAGTCTTTACCCATTAATTGGATATCAGTTTTTTTCTTTGCTTTTATAAAATAACTATCCAGAGTAGCACAAATTACTTTGGCTCTATCTGTCATTATATATTGGTCTCCTTCTTTAGTTATGAAACCACGTTTAACTAATACATCTCTTTCACCGTTAACTACCTCTGGTAATGAAATCTTTTGCTTCATTCCAAATAGGATCAAGCACTGGTTCGGTGTTAGATTTGCTTTCAGCATTTTCTGAAATAGGTCCCACATCTTTTTCTAATTGTTTTATAATGTTATTATATGCATTTGTTACTACTTTATCATTTGTAAAGAAACCATTCTCAACCTGCTTACATGAATTAATTATGGTAGCATGGTTGCGTTCTAAATATCTTCCAACTCTTGTTTTAGTATAACCCTCTTTGTTAGCCAAATAAGAAAATACTTGCACATACACAAGGTAATCTCTGAATCTTACTTTTTCCTTCAAGCTTTTGATATATCTAAAGCCTGGTTGGTTTTCATGCAAGGCACATAAAGTGCTATCATGCAAGGCATCCAAAGGTACTTTGCTATCCGTTTCTTTTGGACTGTAAATATACAACTTTACACCATGTTTTGTGTAAAATTTTTTAGTAAATTCAGAGATCTCCTTCTGTTGTGTAACCTGTTGATTTGTAGGCATTTATGTATTTTTTTAAGTTTATAAAGATACAAATTATTACCAATCTATACAAGTTTTTCCTTGCTTAGTTAGTAAGTCATTTGCTTTATTGAAAACATCATTACAATCCCACTCTCCACCACGATATGCAGCTGAGGCTGGGTGAGCACATTTAAGAACTTTACATTGTGGTATATAAGTTTGCCACTCTTCTGCTTTCTTACCCATCAATATAAATATTGTATTAGGGTTATGTCTATTAATGTTATCAAATATGTATTCTGTAAAGTTTTTCCAGATAGCATAATGAGAACCAATTTTATTGATTTCACAAGTAAATGCTGTATTAATTAACAGCACACCTTGATTAGACCAACGTCTTAGGTCACATTCTTCTGGTGTATATATAACTCTACCTGTCTCAGTAAAATCACCAATAGTTTGCTTGAGTATATATTGTAAAGACTTCTCAGCTCTACCTTTATTACTACAACTAAAAGCTATACCGTCAGCAACACCAAGTTGAGGATAAGGATCTTGACCTACTATAACAACCTTAAGGTCATCATATGGGCATTCATAAAATCCATTAAATATATCTTTAAACTTTGGTGTAAAGCGTTTACCTGCATTCACATGATCAACTAACTTATTGACTATCAAGTCAAAGCTTAAGCCATTCACATAGGGTGCAAGCATGCGGTCCCAACCACTAGATTCCAATTTACTATTTAAATTATCTCTTAGTTCTGTTATGTCTATTTCTATTTTTTTCATATCTTTGTTGTAAACTGATTTATTATGTCTGATAAAAAACGTACAAGAAAAGTTATTACATATGATTACTCAAAGAATCTTGAGAATCTAACTATTAATCCATCATTTATAAATGGATTAGAAAATGTAACTTCTCTATATATACTTAATAGTGATAAAGCGGATCAAGAACAAGTTCCTGAAACAATCAAAAAATTTAATAAACTGATGATGTGGGACCCTGAATCAGGTGAACCACAACCACAGCTTGAATTAAATCCATATGAGCAATCACTATATGTATTATTTGCACTTACCAATTACTTAAAATTAGAAGCAATTAATCAGGAAATATCATCTGAAACTGAAGTTGAAGTTGATGAACAACAGTTGGGTGATATGCAAGCAAGACTAAAAGATGCTTATCAAAGTGGTGATCTAATTAAAGAGCTCACAGAAATTGGTAAAAGTTTTCAGGATCTTGATTCAATAGTTAAGAAATCATCTTAACTGCATACCGCTAAAATCCCCTATCTCTAAGGCAGCTTGAATAGCTAGATTAAGTTCCTCCTTATCACATTCTGCAAATGATTTACACCATTCTGCATTGTTTCTGGTGAAACATAATCCAGCTTTTCTTTTTACTTGAAGTTTTACTTCTTCAAAAGTATATCCCAATTCATTAGCTATTTCACGTATCATTGCATGAATTCTAGCTAATTGCGGGTTACTGCCTTTACCTGTCTGTGCACCAATAAACATTTCTAGTTTAGCGCCATCAGGTAAGTTTTTAAGAAAGTTATCATATTTAGACTTAAGTGCCTTTATAGGAAAGTGTAACTCACCATCCTTTACAGTACACTGTACAAATAACTGATCTTTCATGTTGCCCATAAATTATATAAGGCACATGCTACAATAAATACAATAGTAACACAGCCTGCTATAATAGCAAACGTTTCATTACTCTCTGCATGTTTTAAGGATCTACCTTGTGTTCTACGTATACTTTCCCAAGTACGTTCTTTTTCTAATTGTTTTTCTTTCATAATTTGTGATTCAATAGTTGGTATGTTAGCAATAGCTCTGATATCTTCTACACGTTGTATAGCTGCATCTAAGTTACGCTGACTTGTACCAGGGTGAACATCTACTTCATATAAATGGTCCAACGCTTTTTGTGCTGAACTATATATAAGTAGTGCTTGATTAGTCTTTTTCATCTCTAAGGTTTTTACTTTTGTTGAGGTCATAGATTGATAAATAGTATGGGTCATGTGGATCTACCTCATAACCCTGTGCTGTTATCCATCTGCCGTCCTCTAATATATAAGTTTTTCCATTTACTATTTTAATTTTATTATTCATGATTATCCTCTAATATTAATTCTTCTAATCCATCAAGACTTTCAACACTATCATACATGTCTAGTATATCTACTTCTATTGGGTTACCTTGTCTATCCTTAACAGAAGTCCATGCGTGATATATTTGTACTGATGGTCCATATCCTGGTGTACCTGGATTACCATATTGATCATATAATTGATCAGGCTCACCTGGATCATATTCATACTCAAACGTTATAATTATGGGATTGCTTAAGCTACCCCATTCATATTCATACTCTAACATCACAAAAATCTTAGAGCACCTTCTACATATACAAACTCTTGACCGCATCTTTCACATGCAGCTTGTGTTTCATTACGCATTAGCGCTGGCTCATGGCAATTTGGACAAGGTGTGCCATCTTCTTTAATAAATTCCTCACATGTTTGTCTGGCCATGTCTTGCAAATATGCATCATGATCTCCATTGTATTCATGCTGAACCATTTCCATAAAAATTTCTTTCATTTTTCCCATAATTATTGTTTTAGTGGATTGTAATTGATAATTTTCTCTTGATCAAAACCTTTTAGAGCTTGCTTGACCCAGTACTCATCTTGTGTTCCTTTATAACACAGTATATGACAGGTTGCTGTCTCTGCAGGATTTAATCTTAATAATCTGCCTATCCTTTGTGCAGTCTTTCTTTCATTACCATATGCATGCATTATAATTCCTGCTTTTAATTCTGGAATTGTAACACCTTCTGATAATTGTAACACACATGATAATTGTGAAACCCTGCCATCAGAGAATAATTCAAGATTCTCCTCTGATTTAGGGTTACCGGAATGGTAACTATGCTTACATATTCTGTCTGCTTGCTTCTGAGTATTTGCAAATACAATACACTTAGTGGAAATGTTTTTTAGCATACTCTTTACATAGCTCTCTTTACTTGTATAATCCATTAGTGCACGCATTCTCATAATTCTACCAAACTGGATTTGTTTTTGAGTTTGCGCTTGTGCTAATCTATTAGTAACATAGTTATAATCCTTCTCTTCACTTGTATACCAGAACCCTCCATTCTTATTTTTCTTTTTTAAAGAAGGTAATTTAGATAGTTCTAGCTCATGTATAATAATCTTGTAGTCATTAAGTATATTTGAACTGGTAGCATCATCTACCTCAAAAGTATATACTATAGGGCAATACTTGTTTACAAGCAATCCCTTTTCTGATCCAGATTTTTTTGGTGGTGTTCCTGTTAAACCTAGTATTTTACCATAATATCTATGTAAGAACAACTCATGAGTCCATTTTAATGAATGACACTCATCTAAGTATAGTAATGAATAGTCTGTTGGTTCTTGTTTTTTTAGTGATATATATGTGGTAAAGTCTATATGGTCAAGTAAGTTGTTAAGATTCATCTTATCTAACTCATCTAACCATGCTTGTTTTACTGATAGTTTTGGCACAACTACTAATGCCTTGACAAATGGATCATAATTTTTTAATAAGTGTTTGATAGCTATTCTAGTTTTACCAACACCCATGGAAATACCTAATCCACATCTTTTATATTGCGCTGCTTTTGCTAGTGCATCTTCTTGTACTATATCTCTAGCAGATTTGCTAGATAACTTAGTATTTGGTACCATATTAATATTGTTATTGCTGTTATGCATGACCAGACTACTGCCTTTAATGCCATATCTTTCTTTCTTTGATTCATTTTACTTAATTTTTATGCACTGGGTGCACCCTACAGGGCTTGAACCTGTGACCTACTGATTATGAGTCAGTTGCTCTGACCAACTGAGCTAAGAGTGCTGGTAGCCGGAGTGGGACTTGAACCCACACGAGCAATACTGCTCAACAGATTTTAAGTCTGTCATGTCTACCAATTCCATCATCCGGCCATTGTGATCCCACTAGGATTTGAACCTAGAACCTACAGCTTAGAAGGCTGTTGCTCTATCCAGTTGAGCTATGGGACCATAAAGTTATGATCTTGAGCCTGAAAAACCTAATTCATAGGATTCAGCTGGATGTTCTTCTATCCACATGTGACAGTTTCTGCAAACTGGTAACCATGTAGATGTTTCTAAGTGGTATACACCACGGCCATGTTTATGATGAACATCTGTAGCATGCAAAGAACACTTATGGATCTTTGCATGACAGATAGGGTTGTCTTGTAAAAACTTCCTACGCTTTTTAGTGTAGTCAGCATTTATTTTAGACATCTTCTTGGACACTTTCTTAATTGCCATTTGGTTTTATAGTAAAAAAGTTGTTTGGTAACAAACCCACTGACATAAATTTTAGTACTATGTCTTCATAACATATTCCTAAGTCTTTGAATGTCAATGTGTTCTTGTAATCCTCCAATACTTCAGTAGCTGGTATATCTGCAATATATTGTGCTAGTGGTGAGTGTGGAAAAGTTGCTCTAAAATAAGCATTAATTTTCTTATTACAAAGTGTTTGCTTCCAGGCATTGATTTCTCTTTGCCCACGCTTCCAAACTTTTGTAATGCGTCTTTTCTTATCCCAGTGTAACTTTTTAACTTCTTCAGGTTTATAAACATTAAGACCATGCAACACACGTTTAAACAAAAAATGTTGATATGGATTAAGTTTACGATACTCAAAGGAGTTGATGATTGAAGGTGGATGTAACTGATACTCTTCTAAGAGTCCCAGATATTGATAGCGTTCTATACGCTTGCTTAATTGTTTTTCTTTCTCATTAAGTTTTAGTTTTTGGATTTGATCTTGTGATAGCATACTTGTTTATTTTAGTTATGAATTTAGTAATATATTAGATAGATAGAGAGGACCCGAAGGTCCCCTCATCTAACCTAGATTTAGAGCTCAAATGTTTCTTCTTCAAGCTCTTCCACTTCATCCACTACCTCATCATTTGTAGTATCATCAATCTCATCCGCTACTTCTGTAGTTTCTTCAACTTCATCAGTAGTTTCTTCTGTATTAATTCCGAAAGCCTGTGCTGTTGTTGCAGCTTCAACTTTATTGTTTAAAGCTGCATTAGCTGCACGTATAGCATCACCGTTATTATGCTTAACAAGTACATCTGTTGCGTTTTCATCATACGTGTACTCTGTTTTCCTATAAATAGGTTGTCCATCAAGACAGCAAATAATACCAGTATCACCAGCATATTTAAGATCTCTATCAGGATCACTCTCATTAAATGGTTCTAGTGATTCTTTTACAACAATTTTACCTGCTAGTCTAAGATCTTTACCAAGACCTTTAACATAGGCTGTTAAATTTTCTGTTTCACCCAGAATTAATGTGGTTAGGTTTCTTGATTTTAACCAACCGTTTGTACCAATTGCACTATCCTTGTAAGATAGTCTAATAAATCCATACTCTGGATTGTTCTTGCTTAGACGCACAACATTACCCATGTCATCCGCCAGGATTTCTACTTTTTTTTGCATTTTTAGTAAATTTAAATGATTAATAAAATAATTGTGTGATGATTTAACTATCATCAGAGTGAAAATACGGGTCATCCAGTTTTTCATAGGCTTCAATCTCATCAAGTGCAGGTTCATACTCTTCAATATTATCTATTGCTTCATCTTGAACCCTACCTGTTTTATGAAATCTATTATAAAATGGATCAACCACTTCCTTAGTATAAGCTGAGGCAAGACCATTCAGATCATTGTACTCTTCATCTGTTAATGAAAGGTACTGTTCTACTGAACACTCAATTATTCTGCCATTTGGAAGTTGTATAATCATTATCTTATCAAAGTTTATCAAAGATAATAATTTAACTTGTTCTGAGTCAGAATTACTAAGCCAATTTAGGCTTACCTCAAAAATAAAAAGCATATATATAGCTAACGTATTATAAAACCATTAGCTTTCTACCTACCCTTTTTATGTAATTATGCTGTTTAAGCTCTTTTATCCATCTTTTTACTGATGTTTGACTTGAGTCAGTGTCATCAGCAAGTGTGGAAATAGATGGCCAACATAGTCTGTCTTTGTTTGCATAGCAACACAAAATACTATATAATCCTTTGGCCTGTATAGATAAATTAGGATTAGTGCATACAGAATGTTTGACTATACCAAATCTATTTGAATTCTTGGACATGATCTTTTAGTAGCATAAGCATAGCTTTTGCTGGATCAGGCTCTTCTGCAAGTAGTTTGTTATTAAACATGTATTTATTATTCATATACAAGCCAAAGTCTACATTCTTACCATCTGCAGATGTAATAGATTTATCTAACTCTTTCCACGCTGAATACTCAGAGCGTAATAGTTGTGCTGATATCTTTGCCATCTTCTTGAAATTTAAGTTCTGTTTGTTTACCTCTTTTAAAATAAGGAATGCTACCTGTATTTACCTTTAGAGCATGCAACGGACTAACCGTGTGCTCTACAAACTTAAGGTTTTTTTCCTCATCATGATAAAGAAGATTCACTTTTATAGTAGAATAGAAGGGATTATAGTTATCAGATGACCAGGAATTATCTCCTAACACCTCACCATAAACATAAAAATCATTATGATCATCACCTTTATGCAGTAATCCCATATCTTCTAGGATATCTTTTTCAAACTCTTTACCTATGTGATAGTTTGGACAAGCCAATCTAACATAGTCACCAACCTTGGTGGGTCTGAAATGTTTTTCGGTTAACATAAGATGAGCAATTGATTCTACAGATGCTTCATCTAAGTTTTGAAATAGTATACGCAATACATGCTGAAGGTTTCTTGGTTCAGCAAAATTGTCTTTATTAATAAATCCAGCCATGATGTTTCTTAACACCTCTGACTGAACACTGAATTTTTTACTCATATCTATAAACATTTATTGAAATTTAAATCTTAGGCACATAGCCAAAACAAGTATTAGGAAAAACTATGGCCTAAGATTTGGAACACAGCCTTAATACCTAGTGTTATTATAATATATAATTACTGGTATTGTTAGTGGTCCATATATGGAACTTTATTTTTTACTTCTGAATTCAATGCTACAGAACGGTAAGAGAATGATCCAACGATAATCACTATCTCCATAGTTCATAGCACCTATTGCTATACCAAATACAGGTACAAATTCTACAGTTACTTCTGGTAACAAGAATGTGTTCTTCATATGAATGGTATAGAATATTGCATTAAATGTAGTAATGAGTACGATTATTGCACCAAGTACAATAAACGGTAGAGTTAGCTCATAACCTATCAATAGGTTTATAAATGCTAATAGGACTGATACAGGTAAAACTGCTACATATAACAGCTTTACTAGAAAACGAAAAATTTTTGGTTTCATAATATTTATTAATTAATTATTGTTATAGAATCTTGATTTATAATACTGATATTCATGTCATGTTCTAACAGGTAATATCTTAGATCACCTATTGGCGATGTTAAAGGTGAACTACCAAAGTCAACGTATATATTATCACTTACGATTATAGCATCTGGGTTGCTAAGGTTAGGACTAAATACATTATACTTATAATAGTAATCTTCATTACATACAGGAGCATTGTCTGGGCAAAAGTCTAACCACGAGTTGTAGTTATCTATTAGCTTTGACTCAGCACTTATATTATTATTGTCTACATGTAGATATAACACATGCACCCATTTGTCTATTTGATAGTCAAATTGTACAGAGAATATCTCATACTGGTTTATTTGCCTAAGTTCACACTCAAGCGGTTCTTTCTCACAGCTCATTATAGATACTGCAAGGATGATCATTAATACGAAATTTTTCATTGATTTAAATTTAAAGGGTTATTGATTCATGAGGAAGCCTAAGACTCAGACCATAAGGTGTACAACTTGGAATACCATGGGTTTGTTGCTTACCTTGTAACAGCTTATTACAACTGAGCCTATTTGTTAATCTTGTTTGTCTTTAACAGTTTTGATTGCCTCTTCACGTGAAATTGTTAAATACTTAGAGTGCTTACGTCCAAGTATTTTTTTGCTTCTTCTTTTGTTTTAAAGTACATAGATTCACGGCTATAAGGCATACCATTCTCTGTACGACCTATATAATAACCTGCTGCTGATTTTAGTACTTGTAATTCTGATATATTATTTGACATAATGATTTTAATATTTCTTACGGTTAATAATTCTATGTGAGTTCAACTTTTGCTGTCTCACTTGCCTTTTTACTTTTATACTTCTAAATGTTGACATACGATTTGGGTATTAGTGGTTGATTGCAATATTGCGGGTACTATGCCTCTTATTCTATAGAGGAAAGACATAATACTATATAAGCTAACCCATAACCTGTAGTCTTATTGGTATTGTTGATCCACATTCCTCTAGTTATGGTTACGTTAGCTATATTTATATTATTAGTAGTAGTGATTGTTTTTGATGTGGTAAAAGGTGGTATTTTGTGGGATATTGACCTCACATTCTTTGTGACACACACAAATAAAAAAAAATAACCATGTATTTATATTAAATAACCACTAAATCAAATAAATCAGTAACTTTAGTTAAATTTAGTTGACATCAGTAACAACAAAGCTGTTTTAGCTAAGCTGTTACTGCGCAATATAGTTAGGGAGCAGAGCCTGTGAAAACAGGCGCTACTACCCTTGTGCTATTATGCCTCAACTGCGTCCTCTTTGAATGCGTCAAGGCTACCTACTGCTACTTGCTGTCCATTAGCCTCTCTGATTTGTGCACTATTAGTGTGTGCAATAAACTCAGATTGAGCATTAGGGTTTGTAGTAAATTCAGTTTTACGGTAGATAGGACTTTCTCCTTTCATACATACTACACCCGTTTGACCTGCATACTTTAAATCACGCTCAGGGTCTTGTTCATTGAATGGTTCAAGACTTTCTTTGACAATGATTTTACCTACCATATCTTTACTTGTGTCAAGAGTATTAAGGTCTTTGGTTAAACCCAAAATTACAGTTGATACTCTGTTCTTTTTCATCCAACCGTTCTTTACCTCAGTTGTTGATTGCTCAAGTACTACATAAGAATACTCAGGGTTTTTACTTGTTCTGATGAAGTTACCTTGCTCATCAGCTACAAATTGGCATTTGAAATTTTCCATAATTATTTATTAAGAAATTTAGTTACAAGATGGGCAATCATCCTGCTGAAATTGTTTAATACGCAATTGCCTACGCAGTTAATATTTAGGGAGCAGAGGCATTGAAAAATGCCGTATATGCACATTGAGAGAAGGTACTCTAATACAGTACTTGTGTAGATACTATCACCTACCTACAGATATAGATACTTGTTTTGTTTTGCAGTACCTCTCACAATTATGCACGCATTGCATAGAATACATACAGGTATATTTATAATCCTGTATAGATTTTTTTGCAATGTTTAGGATTTATGTACAACCCTTGTAATTTTAAGGGGGGTACCACCTCTGCAACTTTTAGTTGGGGAGCAGATACTATATACCTTCCTAGCACGCCAAACACACAATTTTTGGGGGGCCGTGAGAAACTTTTAACAGGAGTGGGGGACATGTTCTGACTCAAAAATTTTTATAGGTTGGGGAAATTCTGTATATTGTCTTTATAGGAGAGTTACTAACTAAACAAAAATGATATGGCACAAGAACATAACAATGAGCATGAACTAAGTGAGATAGAACAAATGCAGTTAGACGCTATCCTGCTTGACACAGCATTCAACAATGCATGGTTGATACTGTCCGGGGAACTTACATTTGACCAGCTAATGGTGAGCGAGTTCAAAGGTGGTAGAGAACTAATAATGGCTTTTGATCCTGACAATGGACCTCAGCTACACGAATTGCAGAATATGCTAGAGCATTTTATCAAAAGTGAAGAGTATGAGAAGTGTGCAAAAATTCGTGATATAATAGAAAAAACGTATCCGGAAACAATAGAAGCGTAAAATTATGGCAGTTAAAAAGAAAGCAACTAAGAAAAAAAGTACTGTTAACAAGGCTGGTAACTATACTAAGCCTGGAATGCGTAAAGCGTTATTTGAAAGAATTAAAGCTGGTAGTAAAGGTGGCCGTCCTGGACAGTGGTCTGCACGTAAAGCACAAATGCTAGCAAAACAGTATAAAGCCAAGGGAGGCGGATATAAAACTAAAAAATAATGATTCGTAAAAGATTAATATTAATATTACTTGTTTTACTGTTATTCAATTGTGGATCAGCAAAACCGTCATGGGAATATAAAAAAGCACCTGATACGTTATTTGAAGTAGTTAATATAAAAGATAATCCAAAAGTAACTAAGAATGATAAAACAATACTAGGACTTTTATTTTCAGGTATGGTTTTATTTGTCTTACACACATTTGTAACAAAGTAATGGCAAAGGCAGCATCACAAAAAAGTCTAGACAGATGGACTAAGCAGAAATGGAGAACTCCTTCGGGTAAGAAAAGTTCTGAGACAGGTGAAGTATATGCACCGTCTAAGACTATATCTAAACTTAAATCTACTAAGAAGGGTAGAAAGAAACTGGCAGCAGCAAATGCAAAGAAGAGAGCTGCAACAAAAAAAGGAAAACAACATGCTAGTCACGGTTTACACAAAGGAAAAAACAGAACCGGTGCTAGGAAAAAAAAGAAATAGTTATGAGTCACTGGTTACATGAAGGCAAAGAATTATTAAGAATGGCTAAAAAAGAAAAGATGAATAAAAGAGAAAAAGCAAGAATGTGGTTTGCACATAGAGGTATTAATCCTGATAACACATTTACAAACCCAGAGGATAGACAGTTTTCTAAACTTGACTTTCCACCAATACCAGTAAAGTATGATAATGCTCCATCTTTACAATGTCAAATAGACATCATTTCATTTTTAGTATATTCTCATGTAACTGTCATGTTCTGTGATCCATCAGGTCAAGAATGGGAATATGAAGGTGGAGCAGGTGGATTAGGTGCAGGAGACATCTCTGGAGAAGGGATTTTAAATTATGGTGATCTAGATACATTAACAACGGCAACAACCTTTGAAGTATCTTTTATAAGTGCTGATGGTGGAGGTACACAAGTATCATGGGGATCAAGTGGTAATGCATTTGCAGCAGGTGTTGGTGAAGGCTTTGGAGTCTTTGGCGGCAGCGGTGGATGGAAAAAGGTAGGATAATGGCAAAGAAAAAAGATAGCAGATTAACAAGAGCAGGGGTATCAGGTTATAATAAACCTAAACGTACACCTAATCACCCAAAGAAGTCACATGTAGTTGTAGCTAAAGTTGGTGATAAAGTAAAAACAATTCGTTTTGGAGAACAAGGCGCTAAAACTGCTGGTAAACCTAAAGCAGGTGAGTCAGCTAAAATGAAAAAGAAACGTGCTTCATTTAAAGCAAGACATGGTAAAAACATTGCAAAAGGTAAAATGTCTGCTGCATATTGGGCAAATAAAGTTAAATGGTAGAAATTATGACTGAGAGTGCTATTAAAAAACTTGGATTTAAAAAAGTAAATGTTACAGCAGAAGAATCTGGTAATACACCATATTACTTTTATGCATATAAAGTTGGAAATATAGAACTTATATCAAACAGTCATGATAATTTACAAGAAGATTCTTGGATCGTAGAGATATTAGAAGGAGATATTCAGTTTACTACCGCAGCTGATACCAGAGATCTTATTACATTACTTGAACGTAATAAATTACAATAAACTTTTTTTATTTAAACTTTTTTTATACTTTTGTTTTTATTAACTTTTAAAAACAAAGATATGTCAGTTAAAAAAATCAACCCAGAACTGCAAGATCATGATCCTCAAAAAGAAATGACTAAAGAGGAAATGGCTGCAAGAAGAGCGGAAATCACAGAATTTTACAAAGACAATATACCTCATCTAACTATTCAAGCAGAATATGAGGCGCTATTATGTGATATTGAAGAATCCAGAGCTAAAAGAATGCAAGCTCAGATGTTTATGGCTCAACAATACGCTAATCAAAATGGTCAGGGTGTTGATCCAAATTCTGAAGAGGGTAAAGCATTTCAGGAAGCTATGAAAAAAGCAATGGAAAATGAGACAGCTTAAAATAGGTAGTAAAGGCTCAGATGTAGTTACTTTACAAAAGAAGTTAGGTATTTCAGCAGACGGACACTTTGGTCCTATAACTGAAAAGGCTGTAGAAAAGTTCCAATTATCAAAAGGATTATTGGTGACTGGTGTAGTTGACAATGATATGTGGTCATTATTACTTAATATCACATATGTTGAAGATGATGCTATACTAGATGACACAGATGTGAGTGGTCAATACTTTAAAACTAGATTTGACCAGATTATCCATAGACATTATCTTCCTAAAGGAGAGTATATCAATGGACCAATCAAAAATGATTACATATTCTTACATCACACAGCAGGTAATGCTAATCCATATAGATGTATAGATCATTGGGGTAGAGATACCCGTGGACGTGTAGCTACTGAATTTGTATTAGGTGGTGTAAATCATAGAAATGGTAATGATGAGTATGATGGGGTTATGGTTCAAGCATTCCCAGAGGGTGCACAAGGTTGGCATCTTGGTAAAACAGGATCTGGCTTTATGAACCGTCATTCAGTAGGTTTAGAAATATGTAGCATGGGTTACTTAGATAGTAAAACAAAAAAGACATATGTAGGATCTACCTGTCATGAGAGTCAGATATGTGAGCTACCAGAGCATTTTAAAGGAAGATTGCATTGGCATAAATATTCTGATGCACAAATCAAAGAAACTGAAAAGTGGATTAGATATGTTGGTGAAAGAGATGGTATTGATATTAGATTAGGTTTAAAACAATACATCAAAAAGTATGGTCCAACAAAAGGATTTGAATTTCAAGAAGATGCTTACTATGGTAAAGTAAAAGGTTTATTAACACATACCAATGTAAGAAAGGATAAGTGGGATTGTTTTCCTCAGCCTGAATTTGTTGATATGATAATGAGTTTATAGATATGGCATTAGTAAATCAAGTAAGTCTAAAACATCAAGTAGATATCAATGTATCAATAAAGTATCAGATAGTTACATATTGTTTTTTTAATGATATACTAATAAGCAATTCTGATTTAAAGTTTTTAACTGAATTAGCTAAAAATAAAAATATTGAGTTAACTAAATTCTGTACTGAAACGGTAAACAATAATATATTTAAAAGTGCACAATCAGCTAGAAATGCTATAACTAAAGCAGAAAAAAAAGGTTTATTAATTAAAAATGGACACAATAAAAAGACTATTGCTTTAAATCCAGAAATAAATGTACAGTCTTCTGGATTAGTTTTGTTGGATTATAAAATTTTAGGCAGTGAAACCAAAGAGTCACAAGGAGTTTAAAGACGGTATTGCTGATGAAGTAGGTGTTCATCCACAAGTAGTAGATGATTTTATTACTTTTTATTATGGTAAGCTTAGAAAGAAGTTATCATCTTTAGCTTATCCAAGAATAAATGTAGATGGATTAGGAACATTTTATTTAAGAAAAAACAAACTTGAAAAGGCAATATTAAAAAATAAAAGTCTTTTAGGTAATATAGCTAAGAGAACATATAACGGCTTTGCTAAGAGTGAGGATATACAAAATAACATTATCCAAATGGAAGCAGCAATGCAACAATTAGAAGAAGACATCAAAAACAAAAAAGAATTTAGAAATGGCAAAAAGTAAATGGTCTAAATATCTTGATGCATTTAAAAATGCTGATAAAATAGTAGAGGGAATTAAAAACTTTACTTTCAAAAAAGAGCATATTGAAGCAGTAGCAACTGATAGATTTCAGATCTGTATTAAATGCAGTTTATTTGATGCTAGAGGTGATAATTGTGTAGCACCAGGAACACAACCTTGTTGTGCAGACTGTGGTTGCAGTTTAGCTTTTAAAGTTAGATCATTATCATCAGAGTGTCCAAAAGGATTTTGGGATGCTTTGACAACAGAAGATCAAGAAGATTTAATTAAAAACCAAATAGAAAATGATAATTAATTATTATACAAACGGTAACGTAACAACGGTAGAAACTAATACAGCAGGTAGCTGGTGGTATACTACAATAACTCTTTAATTATGGCACTAAAATTTATAGAAGATGGTCATGTATATGAGAGCACAGATCAAGATAAAATAAAATGGTTGAGTGTTACCTCATTCATTGCTAAGTTTAAACCTAAGTTTGATAGAGAAGGACAAGCTAAAAAGTCCTCAAAAAATAAAAGGTCTAAATGGTATGGTATGACACCAAAAGAAATATTAGCTGCCTGGGACGGTGAAACAGAAAGAGCAATTAAGCTTGGAAACTTTTACCATAATCAAAGGGAAGCAGATATGCTTGATTTAAAAACAATTGGTAGACATGGAGTGGAAGTTCCCATCATTAAACCTATTATTGATGATCAAGGAATTAAAATTGCACCAAATCAAAAATTAGAAGAAGGTGTTTATCCTGAACATTTAGTTTATTTAAAATCTGTAGGTCTATGTGGCCAAGCAGATCTTGTTGAAGTAGTTAATGGTTATATAAATATATGTGACTATAAAACAAATAAAGAAATAAAAGAAAAAGGTTTTACTAATTGGGAAGGGATAACTAACAAAATGTACAAGCCAGTCAACCATTTAGATGATTGTAATTTGAATCATTATAATTTGCAGTTGAGTATTTATGCATATATAATTAAAAAGCATAATCCAAAATTAAAGATTGGTAAACTTACTATTCAACATGTAAAGTTTAAACAAGTAGGTGAAGATACAAATGGTTATCCTATTAATGAACATGTTAATGGTGAGCCAGTATTAGAAGAAGTAAAAATTTATGAATTGCCATATTTAAAGGATGAAGTTAATTCAATTATTATGTGGCTTAAAGATCAAAAATAATGGAAGAATTTATAATAGCAGTAGAAGTACAATCACTAAAATCTAAAGTTCCAACTGATTTTAGGTTTGAAGAAACAAAAATAATGCTTAACTTAAATAGTGTAGTCTGGTTTAAGGAGTATTGGCACGTAGCCACGGATAAGTTTCAAGATAGCCATACTGAAGTACTAATTCAAGGTACGTCAAAACCAATAACATTAGTTATAGGCTATGAAGAATTTAAAAAGAAGTTTAACAATAAAAATAATTAATTATGCCAAATGGAGCTTATATTCCAATATTTGAAAGAGACTACATTGAACTCACACGTTGTTTTCCTACGCAAGAAACAGGAACAGACAGTGATGGAAACCCATTTCTAGAAGTAACTTATGAACAGTGTAGTCCGTTTTATGTAAATAAAAGTGATATCATATGTATAAATAGAATGTATGATTCACTGACTGGAAATTTTGTAGGTAATAAATCAGAGATATTTATAAAAAATCTTTTAACTCCAATAGTTGTAGCACAACCATATAGCTATCTGAAAAACCTAATGAATACAATAGATAACACAGACTTGATGCAAGATGGTTGTAATTGTCTTTAATAAATTTAAATTATGATAGTAAGATTATTTGATATACAAAACAGTAGAGTGGTGTTAACTGAACATTGTTATGCTTTGCCATTTTTAAAAAGTATAATGACAGAATATCCAGATACCCATATGTCTGTATATCAATATTTGTTTTATATGACATGTCCTAATCCAGATATGAATCCTTTCTTTAATCTACCAGAACATGAGAAAGAAGATATTATTATAGAAGAAATACAGCTTGAAGAATCTCCAGAAGATCCTAAGATTAGATATGCAATGGATATGTGTAAAAAGTTATATGAAACACCAACATATAGAGCTTATGTAGGTATAAAATCTATGTTAGATAGATTGGCAAAATATATGGAAGTTACAGCTATTGAACACGGTAGAGATGGAAACATAAATGCTATGGTAAATGCCGCTGCTAAATTTGAAAATATTAGACAGTCATATAAAGGTGCCTTTACAGATATGAGACAAGAACAAGAGAGTTCAGTCCGTGGAGGTGCAGGTTTAGCTTATGATCAAATTTAAAATTAATCAATATGAAATGGATCTTCTGTTATTGGGATGAGCCACAGTTTAAAAATAAAAAACCAAATAAAAATGAAACAAATAATTATACCAGTAGGAAAAAGATTACTAATCAAGAGAAAGGCAGCAGAAAGCCAGACTAAATCAGGAATTATTATACCTGAAATAGCACAGAAAAAAGAGTTTAAAGGAACTGTTGTTGGTGTTGGTGCTGAGGTAGAAGAAATAAAAGTTGGTGATGTTGTTCAATATGCAGAACATGCAATGCCTACACCCATGAAACATGAAGGTGAAGAGCATTTACTTCTTCAAGCAGGGGATGTATTTGCTATCATAAGATATGAGTAGAATTATACCCACATATGATAAAGGTGTTTGGACAACAACAGAATTTGAAAGTGATCTAGACTTTAGAGAGTATTTAGAACTAATATTTAAAGAGCCTGGATTGTATAATTTTGATGAAACTGCATTACTTTTTAATGAGCAAGCTAGAGTTTTTAATGATGAAGGGTTTTATTGTAATAAACCTTTTAGATCTAAAGACTTTACTGCATATTGGGAAGATCAAAAAAATAAATGTAGACAGGGTGTAATTTATAAAAGTGGATCACAACAGTGGTATCTTACAAGAGATTATTACATGTGGCTAAACTTTCTACCAATCTTTGACAAAGAAGAAAAGAAATATGGTTTTGCAAAAGTAAGAGATGCGCAATATCACATGGCATTGTATGAGATACTTGCAGAATTAAATAATCAGCATTCAGCTATACTTAAAAAACGTCAGATAGCCTCATCATATTTTCATATGGCTAAGGTTATAAATCAGTATTGGTTTGAAGAAGGATCTATATGTAAAATTGGTGCATCTTTAAAAGATTACATAAATGATAAAGGATCTTGGAAGTTCTTAGAGGAATATAAAACATTTTTAAATGAGCATACTGCTTGGTATAGACCTAGTAATCCAGAGAAAGTTTTATTATGGCAACAGCAGATTGAGGTTAAAGTAAACAATAGAAAAACATCTAGAGGGCTTAAATCTAAAATTCAAGGTGCATCTTTTGAAAAGAATGCTACTACTGGAGTTGGTGGACCTTGTACTTATTTCTTTCATGAAGAGGCTGGGATTGCTAAAAATATGATGCAGACATATGAGTACTTACGTCCTGCAATGTCTTCAGGTATGGTTACAACAGGTATGTTTATAGCTGCAGGATCAGTGGGTGATTTAGAACAATGTGGCCCTTTGAAAGAAATGATCTTAAATCCTACAGCAAATGATATATACGCTGTAGAAACAAACTTAATGGACGCAGATGGTACAATTGGTATGGCAGGTCTATTTATTCCTGAACAATGGTCTATGCCCCCTTATATTGATGAATACGGTAACTCTCAAATAGAAGAAGCTATTGAAGCTATTAAGATTGAGAGACAAAGATGGAAGAGTGAACTAAGTGGTGAACAGTACCAATTAAGAATATCTCAGAAACCTTTAAATATTGCAGAAGCATTTGCATATAGAAAGGAGTCTATATTTCCTCAAGGTATTCTATCAAAACAAATGAAGAAGATTGAGGAGAAAGAATATGCATATGAACTTATTGAACTTGACAGAGATCAAACAGGTATAATTGCAAAAAGAACAAATAAACTTCCTATATCTAAATTTCCTGTAGATAAAAAAATGCAAGATAAAACAGGTAGTATAGTTGTATGGGAAAGACCTATACCTTCACCTCAATTTGGTGCATACTATGCATCTATTGACCCTGTGTCAGAAGGTAAGACAACAACATCAGATTCATTGTGTAGTATTTTTGTATATAAAAATGCAACTGAAGTTACAAGACAATTACCTAGTGGAGACGTAGAACAGTTTATTGAAAAAGATAAAATAGTAGCAGCTTGGTGTGGTAGATTTGATGATATAAATAAAACACACGAGAGGTTAGAAATGATTATTGAGTGGTATAATGCTTGGACAATAGTTGAGAACAACATATCACTTTTTATACAACATATGATTGCTAGGAAAAAACAAAGATATTTAGTACCTAAACAACAAATATTATTCTTAAAAGATCTTGGCTCAAATAGAACAGTATATCAGGAATATGGATGGAAGAATACTGGTACATTATTTAAGAGTCATTTGATTTCTTATGCAATAGAATTTTTAAGAGAAGTAATTGATGAAGAGCTAGATGATAATGGTAACGTAATGACTCAAACATTGGGGGTTGAAAGAATACCAGATCCAATGCTTTTAAAAGAAATGTTAGCATATTACCCAGGATTAAACGTGGATAGACTTGTGGCTTTTGGTGCATTAGTGGCTTTTGTTAAAATTCAACAATCAAATAGAGGTTATACTAAAAGGCGTGAATCAGAGAATGATTCTTTGGTAAACTCAGAAAATTTTAGTAAATTAAAGTATAGTAGTGCCTTTAAAAATATTGGACGCAATAGGACTTTAGGAGGTACTAAGATAAGAAGATCCGGATTTAAAAATATAAAATAGACTAAATTGGTATGAGAGTATTAAATGCAATGCAAATGAAAAATGGGGCTAAAGCTGAAAGCGGGCCTACATTTTCTAGCTTAACACAACCGGTTCAGTTTTTACCATATAAAAAGAAAGATGATGATTGGACTGCATGGAACCTTGATTGGCTTGAGCTACAAGGTATAGAATTTTTACGTGTTAATTCAAGAAGACTTCTTAAAAATTATAAACTGGCTAAAGGTATAATTGATAAAACGGATTATATAGTAGAGCCAGACAATGAATATAAAGATTTAATGGATGTTCTTACTGCTGAAAATGATTCAGCACTAGAACTTAAATTTTATCCTATTGTTCCAAATGTAATTAACGTTCTTACAGGAGAGTTTGCTAAGAGATATTCAAAAGTACAGTTCAGAGCTGTAGATGATGCATCATATAATGAAATGCTTGAGCAAAAGAAAATGCAAGTAGAAGAAGCATTACTTGCAGATGCTGAACAAAAGATGATGCGTAAGATGATTGAAATGGGTGCTGACATGGGATCTGAAGAAGTTCAGCAACAAATGAATCCTGAAAATTTAAAATCTTTACCAGAAATAGAAGACTACTTTAGTAAGTCTTATAGAAGTTCTATTGAAGAATGGGCTTCACACCAACTTGCAGTTGATGAAGAAAGGTTCAAAATGCAAGAACTGGAAGAAAGAGGGTTTAGAGATATGTTAATTGCTGATAGAGAGTTTTGGCATTTCCGTATGTTAGAAGATGATTATGATCTTGAATTATGGAATCCTGTGTTAACCTTCTATCAAAAGTCACCAGATCAAAGATATATATCAGATTCAAATTACGTAGGTAAGATTGATCTAATGACGGTTTCTGATGTAGTTGATAAGTATGGTTATTTGATGGATGAAAAGCAGCTTAAATCACTTCAAAAGATTTATCCTGCACGTTCAGCACAATATCAAGTTACTGGTTATCAAAATGACGGTGCTTATTATGATGCAACAAGATCTCATGAGTGGAATACTAATATGCCAGGTCTTGCATATAGACAGTTTACTAGTAATTACTGGAATGATCCTGCAAGAGGTGGAGATATATTAAGTCAAATCCTTGATGAAAATGAAGATGTTTCAATGTGGGGTGAAGGTAACTTAATGAGAGTATCAACTATATATTGGAAAACACAAAGAAGAGTTGGTCACTTAACTCATGTTAAGCCAGATGGTGAAGTTGTACAAGAGATTATAGATGAGACATATAAGATAACTAAAAAGCCCATATATGACACTTCTATATTTAAGCAAAAAACAAAAGACACATTACTAGAAGGTGAACATATAGATTGGATTTGGATTAATGAAGTTTGGGGTGGTGTCAAGATTGGACCAAATTTACCAGCAATGTGGCAGTCTACTATGGGTGATAATATTAATCCAATATACTTAGGTATAAATAGAACTAAACCAGGAAGACTACCTTTCCAATTTAAAGGTGATAACTCTTTATATGGTTGTAAGCTACCAGTAGAAGGAAGAGTATTCTCTGATAGAAATACAAGATCAACATCATTGGTAGACTTAATGAAAGCATATCAAGTTGGATACAATATGGTTAATAACCAGATTGCAGACATTCTAATAGATGAATTAGGAACAGTAATCATGTTTGATCAAAATGCTTTACCACGTCACTCAATGGGAGAAGACTGGGGTAAAAATAATTATGCTAAAGCATATGTAGCAATGAAGGATTTTCAAATGCTACCTCTTGATACATCAATTACTAATACTGAGAATGCTACTAACTTCAATCATTATCAAACTCTTAATATGGAGCAGACTAATAGATTGATGTCTAGAATCCAACTTGCTAATTATTTTAAACAACAATGTTTTGATGCAATAGGTATTAACCCACAACGTTTAGGTGGGGCTGTGTCAGCTCAAACAGCTACAGGGGTTGTACAGGCTATGCAACAATCATATGCACAGACAGAAATGTATTTTGTACAACACTCAGATCATTTAATGCCACGTGTACATCAAATGAGAACAGACCTTGCTCAGTTCTATCAAAGTAGTAATCCAAGTGTAAGGTTACAATACATATCTACAGAAGCAGAAAAAGTAAACTTTACTATTAATGGTACAGATTTACTACTTAGAGACTTTAATGTATTTGCAACAACTAAGACTAATCATAGAGCTATCCTTGAAAATCTTAAACAAATGGCTCTTCAGAATAACACAACAGGCGCAAGCATTTATGAATTAGGTAATATTGTTAAAGCTGATTCAATTGCTGAAGTATCTGATATACTAAAAGATTCAGAAATCAGACAACAAAAGCAAAGACAAGAAGAAATGCAACAGCAGCGTGAAATGCAAGAGCAACAGCTACAAGCAAAAGCTCAAGAAGAGCAACAAAAACTTCAAGTTGAAATATCAGAAAATGAGAAAGACAGAAGAAATGATGTGTTATTAGCTGAAATTAGATCTGCTGGTTATGGGTCTATGGTTGATTTAAATCAGAATCAGCAATCTGATTATCAAGATGTTATGAAAGATATTAAAGAAACAACTCAATACCGTGAGCAAATGAACTTTAAGCGTCAAGAAAGTGCTACAAAGTCAGCTCAAGAAAACAATAGACTTGCGGTAGAAAGAGAAAAAATTGCTGCTCAAAAACAAATAGCTGATACTAAACTTCAAATAGCAAGAGAGAACAAAAACAAATATGATTCTCCAAAAAAGAATGAAGATAAATAAGCGTTAGCTATATACTGCAAAAAACTTTCATGTTTAGTAAAATATTTTAAGTTTAACTTGATTATATATTAAGAAACATTTCTTATATTATATATGTAAGAAAGTATTAATTATTAAAACCAACATTATTATGAGTACAACAGAAACAGAAACTGTGAAGAGTAACGTAAAAGAAAATGTGGAAATCAACTTGGATGAAATATTCAACGCTGCACCTAGTGGCGCTGATATGATTCAAGATGACAAGAAACAAAAAAATATTTTTTCTGGAACATCTGGTAAAGCTGACTTTAGTTTTGCTGACCCAGACAATGATGGAAAAGATGATCTAAATGCTAAAGTAGAAGCTAAAGAAGAAACTGAAAAAGTTGAACAAACTGAAGAGGTGACTGAAGAAGTTGAAGCAAAAGTAGAAGATAAAAAAGAAGCACCAACTGTAGATGAAGTTTTTGGTGACATCTCTGATGAAGAGGAGGATAAAGAAGAAACTGAAACTAAAGAAACTAGAGGTAGAAAGAAAATTTCAGGTATATCAGATGTATTTGGTAAACTTATTAAAGATGATAAGATTGTACCATTTGATGATGATAAAGCACTTGAAGATTATACTGCTAAAGATTGGGAAGAGTTAATTGAAGCTAATCTAGAAGAAAAAGCTAGACAAGTAAGAAGTGAAACTCCAAAACAATTCTTTAATAGTTTACCTCAAGAATTACAGATAGCTGCAAAATATGTAGCTGATGGTGGTAAAGATTTAAAAGGTTTATTTTCTACATTATCTCAAGTAGAAGAAACCAAAACTTTAAATGTTAAAACTGTTGCAGGACAGGAAAAAATTATAACGGAATATTTAAGTGCTACTGGATACGGTACTGCTGAAGATATCCAAGAAGAAATTGAAATTTGGAAAGACTTAGGTAAGTTAGAAACACAAGCTAATAAGTTTAAACCAAAGTTAGATAAGATGCAAGAAAAAGTTGTTGCACAAAAGCTAAAAGAACAAGAGCTTAAGAAAAAACAACAAGAGCAAGCATCACAACAATATATGAAAAATGTCTATGAGACATTAAAAGAAGGAACATTGGGTGATATTAAAGTAGATAGAAAGACACAAGCCATGTTATATAATGGTTTAGTTCAACCTAATTATCCTTCTGTAAGTGGACGTAACACTAATCTGTTAGGACACTTACTTGAAAAATATCAATTTGTGGAGCCTAATTACCAATTAATCTCTGAAGCTCTGTGGTTATTACAAGACCCAGCAGGTTACAAAGCAAAGATTATGGATAAAGGAGCACAAAAGAGTGTTGAGAAAACGGTTAGAAAATTGAAAAGTGAGCAATCAAATGTAGGAGGATCATCATTAGGTGTAACTAAAGCAGAAGAAGCAAGTGCTAAGAAAAGCTCAAAGAGAAAGATTCAAAGACCAACCAACATATTTAAACGAATTTAATTAAGTAAATTAAATATATAAACTGAAAATTAATTATTAACAATCAAAAACAATCAAAATTATGGCAACTCCAGTTTTAAATAATGGGATTTTCCTAAGAGATACAAGCTATAAAGCAAGTTCTCATGTTGATTCTTATCACCTTACCCAGATGCTTGGTAACCCTGAGCCTATGGATATGGGACCAATTGATTTGTGGGCAATGACTCAAAAAGTTGAAATGCCTCTTTATCAAATGGCTTCTTTTGGTGGAAAGAATACAATTCTTGTAGACAACGCTAGAGGTGAGTACAAATGGCAAACTCCTATTGCACAAGATCTACCGTACATAGTTGCGGACCTTGATCCTGCTAACACTTCAAAAGGTGTTGATGGAACAACGTTTAGGATCAAAATTAACAAGAGAACTTTTGGACATGGTGATATCATTACTTATGATAAGTACAATGGTTTAGAACTTTACATCACAGCTGATGATATTATCCCAGCAGGTGACGGTTATGTTTACACTGTTCAATTAGTTAACAACAACAACGCAGCCTCTTTAGATAACAAGTACCTTGCAAAAGGAACTAAGTTCTTCAGAAAAGGTTCTGCACGTGGTGAGTATGGTGAAAGATTCTCTGACATTGAAACAGGTTCTGGTTTCCGTGAATTCTACAACTTCGTAGGAGGAGCAGAAGCTCACGTACACTATTCAATTTCTTCAAGAGCAGACTTAATGATCAAAGGCGGATTGAACGCTGATGGTACTGTGCCTGTAACTGAAATTTGGAGAAACTTTGACAATGACCCAAACAACCCATCAGTACCTAGTATTGAAGGATTAGTTGCATCTATGGGTAAAGCTGGTGCAAGAGAAGCATTTGAAAATGGTACTCTTACACGTACTTTCATTACAAATATGGAAGCAGCACACCTTTCTAAAATTGCAACTGACATTGAGACTTACCTCATGTGGGGGAAAGGCGGTAGAATTAAGCAAGACGGACCAGATGATATTAGATTATCTGTTGGTTTATGGGCACAGTTGGATAACTCATTTAAGAGAGTATACAACAAGTCATCATTTACTCTTGACATGTTTAAGTCTGAGCTTTACAACTTCTACCAAGGAAAAGTTGAATTTAAAGGACCAGACCCACAAAGATCACTTGTTGTACAAACAGGTATTGGTGGTATGCAGTTAATCAACAAAGCAATTGCTGATGAAGTGTATGGTTCTGGATTAGTTCAAAATGCATCTGATATCGGAGCTGTAACAGGTAAAGGTATGGATTTAGATTATGGTTTTGCTTACACAAGCTTTACTATTCCATTCTTAGCTAACGTTAAGTTTGTATTGAATCCTGCATTTGATAACTTAAACACTAATGACATTGAGAATCCATTAATTGATGGAAGACCTCTAAGTTCATTTAGCTTTATCATCTTTGATGTAACTGACGAAGGTAATGACAACATTCACTTGTTGAAACTTTCTTGGGATAATCAACTTAAGTGGTTCTACCAAAATGGTACTATGGACTACATGGGAAGAACCCAAGGATTTGCATCTACTGGACAGTTCAATGGATACAGAGTTTATATGACTCAAACCATGCCAGCTGTATGGGTTAAAGATCCGACTAAAGTTCTTAAAATTGTAATGAGAAACCCAGTTACTGGAGGATCATTCTAAGAATTGTAATAATAAGGGGAGGTGGGTTAAACCTCCTCCCTTTTTATTTTTAACCTTTAAATATAACTGATCATGGCACTAGATATTAAAAGACAAAACAAAACATATGAATTTTCAAATTCAAGTGTTTCTAAAATACTTGCTTCTAAAGCAGTTGGTAAGGATATCTTAGCAAGAGACCATGCAGATGATGCAGCAGCAAAAGCTGCAGGTTTAGCGAAAGGTGATTTATATCACACTTCAGGAGCTTTGAAGATAGTTGTTAGTTAAAGTCAAAAACTATAGCAAGGGTAAAACCTTGCTTTAGAAATATTAGTAATAATAAGAATGTGCATTAGTTTGCATTATTTGACTATAGTAATAATTATTAATTTTTAAAAAACCAAAAATGGAAGATTACACAATTGTTGAGAAGTATCAACAGAAAAAGAAAGGAAGCACTATAGCTATCCGCCCTTATTTTAATCCTAACAAGGAGAATATGGGACTAGAAGCTTATGGCTTAGCTTTACATGATGGAGTATTTCATCAAGAAAGCTTGGCATGTTTAGAATTGAATGGAGTTAAAAGATATGTAACAGGTCTTAATGAATTTGCTCCTGAAGTTAAAATGTTACCTGCTAAAGAGAAAAAGGCTAAAATAAAAGAAATTAGACAAGTAGTTTCTGAACTTGAAGCTGAATTAGCAGCTAACCAAGTTGATCCAGAAGACAAAGAGTTTTGGAATAAGTTAACTATAATGAAGCCTGATAACTCTAAGTTCTGGGATAAAATTCAACTTAGATGTGGTAATGATCCTGTTTATTTAGATATAGAATCAGATCCTTATGATAGAATTAAACTTTATGCAATAAAAGCTGGAGGTTTTTCTATTGTTGCTAAATCTTTAAAAGAAGCAAGATCTGCACAGAATAATCCAAAGTTTTACTTGGATACTGTTGAAGAAACTCTTACAACAAGAACTGAGACAACTAAAATTAAAAATAAAGCATTGGCATCTTTACAAAACTTATATGATTCTAATACAGCTAAGTTAATGTATGTAGCAAAGGTTTGTGATGCTGATAGTGTTCAATATACTAAGAATACACCAAATGATATTATGTATGAAAATATGGATGCATATATTAATGGTTTTGGTGCTGAATCAAATAAAAAGAGAGCTGCTAAACAATTTTTAGAGGTATCTAATTTAGATATGGAAGAATTAAAAATTAGAGCATTAATTAAAGATGGCCTATACTATAGATTTATTACTACTAAAGCAGGAGGTTGGATTGAACCAATTGATAGTGGTATTAGAATGGGTAAAAGACCAGCTGAATGTTTAGAATTTTTAATGGATCCTAAAAATGAAGAGCAACTCTTATCATTGATTGATAAAGTAGAACCATATTGGAATTCATAAAATAATATATAATGGAAAATAGTACACTCTTATTAAAACTTAAACAAAGGCTTAACAAGCTAGACAGTCAGGATTATGACAATATTGAATGTTGGCAGTTTGTAGAGGCTTTTAATAAAGCACAAATTGAGTGGTGTAGAAGAAATCTCCATGGAGGTAACATGTATAAAGAAGGGGATGAGTTATCTAAAAAAAGAATTGATGACTTGCAACCTTTACTTAGAGAGTTATCTCTAGTAGGTACGGTTACTGATGAGTATTTTGAATCTACAAATTTTCCAGTTGACACATATTTAGAATACAAAAAGGTCTCTACTCAAGCAAAGGATGATTGTTGTACTCCAAGATCAATGACTGTATATTTAGCTGAAGAAGCTAATGTAGAGTTGTTACTTAGAGATCCGCTTAAGAATCCAAGCTTTGAATGGGGTGAAACATTTTGTACAATGTTAAATAACACAATTAGAATTTACAGAAATCCAAATTTTGATATTGTAAATCCTGTTTTGACTTACTATGAAAAACCAACACTTATAGAAGTTGAAGGATGTGTTAATCCATATGATGGTACATTAAGTACAACAAATGTAGACTGTGAATTCAAAGATGATCTAGTAGAAGTTATGCTAGATGATGCAGCTGCACTAATAGCTGGTGATATTGAAAATCCATATCAACAGCAAAGAGGGCAAGCTGCTGCAGAAAGAAATAATTAATTATGCATTTAAATAAAAAATGCGTATATTATTATAGTAACATGTAGTTACGAACAGAGTAAACTGTTAAAATCATTTTTTATAAACCGTGAGAGTAATATCTCACACAAATATTTTTAATTATGGCTTATTTTAATCATGCTTTTATCAAGACGTTTGTAGTAGACAGTGTAGATTTATCCGCTGACACTAAAACAAGCGCACTTGGAGCTGGTCAATTGGCTTTAGTTGCTGGTGGAGATTGGGAATCTGTTGCACTACCTGGTGGTGCTGGAGTTCCAGTATTTGCTAAAGGAGAACTTGGATACATTGTAGAAGGTTCTTTTTATTCTAAAGACACAATTGGTAACAATCCAGGACACGGTGGCTATCAAGAGTCTGTAAAATCTAAGGGTATCAACCCAAGATATATTACAAGACTTTGGGAAGCTAACTGTTTATCTGCATCTCAAGCTACAGCTAGCCTTGAATTAGGTTCTGACTGTGCTCCATGTGGAAAAACACAATTTATGAGAATTGATGTGAAGGGATCTCCTGCACTAAGATTCTTAAATCACAACGCTTATGCTATTGCTGACTCAGCAGGTGTATGTTGTGTAGATGGACAAGAATTTATTGACCCAGCATTAGTACTTGCTACTATGGCTGACATGGCAATTTCTGATCCTCTAATTAAACCTTTCGTTGCTGAAGCTGATCTAGATGCTGTTGGTGGAACTACTTTATCTGCTGCAGGTACTGGTTATGCTGTTGCTGATGGTGTTGCAACAACTGGTGGATCTGGTTCAGGTGCTACAATCAACATTTTATCTGTTGGTGGTGGTGGTGAAATTGCAACTTATTCAATTGCCTCTGTAGGTAGTGGATATGCTGCAGGTGATGTACTATCTGTTTCAGGTGGTGGCGGAGACGCTGACATCTTAGTTGATGATGTTGTTAGTGGTGGTTTAGTTGTTTCTGTTGTAACAGCAGGACAAACTGTACAATCTGCTTACACATTTGCTCAAGCTAAAGGTGAAGGAGCTGGTGCTTATGTACCTTCAACTGATCCTAATGGTGCTTCAAAAGTATCTGCAAAAGCTAATTTTGTTGGTGCTTACGTTGACACTGAGTTTGGTAACTGTTCTTTTGATACAAGAGATCATTTCAATGCTGAGCCAGTAGAGATTATTGTTTCTGAATTAGATGAAACTGGTAATCCATGTAATGACTGTGGCGTAGCTTCTAGAACTCCTGGTCAAATGCAACAAACAAAAGGTGAAGAAGTAATTAGAGAATTAATTATGTCTGAGAGATACCGTCAAAGTCCTTTCAACCAAGGAAACCCTGACAGTTCAAGAATCAGAGAAATTGAAATGTCTTCTGAACTACTTGCTGCTGTTGATAGAAAAGCTACATATAAAGCTTTCTATGTACAACACAGTGTGCCTAGATTTAACAACCCAACTGGTGTATTTGATAATGACCAGTATGTTTACAAAATCTACGCTAAGTGTGATGACGCAGAAGCTATTGCTGGTATTACTAAACTATTAGAAGGTTTAGCAGCATGGGCTGATGATAACGGTAACAAAATTTCCGTTGAAACAAATGCTCACTGGTAAGATCTAATCAACCATAGTATTTAAAATTGAGCAGGGGAGAAATCTCCTGCTCTTTTTATTTTATATTCTCTGTAATTTTTTGTATATTATCTATATAGTGTAATAAAGTAGCAAACAATGGCAAGCAAACATATATTAAGTTTAGAGATACCCACAGTATCAAACTGTGATTTATTGTGTATAAAAGATACAAGTCAATACAGTGATGACCTAGCAGTAGACTGTGAAGAACTATTGATTACACTACCAGGATTCAGTGTTCCTGTACTTATACAAGTAGATAAAGGTTTTGATATGTGTCTTACAGCATGTACATTATCTCTTCAAAAAACTGATTGCGGAACAACACAAGAAAAAATTCCTGATGGAATATACATTGTAAAATACAGTGTATCTCCAAACTCTAAGGTTTATGTAGAATACAACCATTTAAGAGTAACTAGATTACTTACTACTTATTATGAAGTATTATGTGATTTAGAAGTACAGGCTTGCCAACCAAACTCTGATAAACAAGCTCTCTTAGCAGAGATGAGTTATATTAAAACATTAATTGATGCAGCGGTAGCCAATGTTGAATATTGTCAATCATCTGCACAAGGAATGCAATTGTATGAATATGCAAAACAGAGATTAAATAAAATAGCATGCCCATCAGGAGACTGTGGGTCAAGTAGTATATATGTAATATAAACCAAAAAAGAAATGGCAAACTGTGCACACTGTAATAAACAATTTACTTGTGGCTGTCAAAAAGCTAGTTTAGGAAATGGAATAGTAGTATGTAAATCATGTAAAGCAAAAGCAGAAGCAAAGCTTAACACATCTTCTGACCTGAATAGAGAATTAGCAAGACAACAGATACAAGATTTAAGAAATAGATAGTATGGCATCAACTGTAAGAAAAGGATCTAATACTGCTCAAAAAGAAGAGCTTGCTTTACTTAAACAAATTAAGGTAGAGCAAAATTTTGCTAAGCAGGTATATGCTAATTTTCAATCATTAAAGTTTGGTATTGAGTCATGTTGTTATACAGACTTTGAATCAGCTGTACTAAGAAAAGCATTATGTGACTGGCAGAATTCTGCTAGCAGTAAAGTTGTGGTTGCAACTGAAACACAAGGTGTATTTGTAGAACCGTTAGCTAAAGTTAATGCTAAAGCTAGTATGAGTTGTCCAGAGACACCTACAAATGTATGTACTATAATTGACCTAGAAGATATTATAGCTCATGAAGCAACATTTGTACAGTGTTTTGAAAATGTATCAGATACTTGGACAGTTACACATAATTTAGGGAGGTTCCCTTCTGTAACGGTAGTAGATAGTGGTAACACTGTTGTAGTAGGTAATGTAGATTACAAGAGCACCCAACAATTAGTAATAACTTTTAACGCACCTTTTTCAGGATGTGTTTACTTGAATTAGAAATAAAATAAATAACAATTAAAATTAAATAACATGGCAGTCAATTTTTTAACGGGTTTAGACATACAAGGTAATGTCTCCTTAAACAACAACCAGCTGCAAAACTTTGTGGTTCAGCCTCTAGGTTCAAACCCCACAGGAATTGCTGGTAGAGTATATTATAACTCAGCAAATAATGTGCTGAGATTATATGATGGATCCAACTGGGTAGATTTATCCACAGGATCTGATGATAACACAACATATGACTTTTCAGTACCTGCAGCAACTACAACACTTAGATTAGCAGGTTCAGATGGTACTAATGATGATGTGACTATTTCTGGTAGTGGATTAATCACTGTTACTAGACAAAGTGCTACAGAATTAGCAATTGGAACTACAGCAACATCCAATACAGGTACTGTAACTAGCGTAGGTGGTGGTAGTGGTATTACTATTACAGGTAATGCTTCTGTGTCACCAACAGTAAATGTTGATTACTTAGGTTCTGATTCTGTTGTATTAGCAGCAGCTGATGGTACTAGTTTAACTGTAGCAACAAATGATAAATTAATTGTATCAGATACATCTGACTCAGGAAATGTTAAATATGTAAATATTTCACAGATTACTGCAGCAGTTGGTGGTGGTACTGTTACATCTGTTGAATTAGCAGAAGGTGCACTTATTGATTTATCAGGAACAAATCCAATTACAACTTCAGGTACTATTACTATTGGTGTTGACTTAAATGAATTAAGTACAGCTACTGGTGATATGACGAGTAATGATTTATTTGCTGTTGTATTAGCAAATGGAAATCAAGCAAAATTTACCCCGGCATTAGTACCTAATGATTTATTCCCTAATGATGCAGGTTATGTAACTTCATCTGGTGTAACATCAATTGCGTTAAGTGGTGATAGTGGTTCAACAAGTGCTATTACTTCTACAGGTACCTTTACTATTGCAGGAGGGACAAACGTTACAACATCTGCTTCAGGTACTACAGTAACAATTAATTCTACAGATCAATTCCAGGGTACAGTAACAAGTGTAACTGCTGGAGCTGGTTTAACTCAGACAGGTACAAGCACTGTTAATCCAACAATATTAGTAGATTATACTAATGCAGGTCTTATTAATGATGCACCTGGTATGACTGGTTTTGCAGAATCAGATGATGAAATTTTATTAGCTGATGATAGTGCAAGTAAGGCAGTAAGATCAGCAGCTTTAGTTGATATTCCATTAAACGTACTTGGATTACCTAATGCTGATTTAAGTATAAATTCTCAAAAACTTACTTCAGTTGCAAATGGTACAGCTGGTACAGATGGTGTTAACTTAGGACAAGTTCAAGCACTTGTTGCTGGAGTTGGTGTATTCCAAGGAGGATATAATGCAGCTACAAACTCTCCTGCAATAGCAGGTTCAAGCAACATTGCGCTTACTACAGGTGACTTCTTTGTTGTTACTACAGATGGTACTATATCTTTTAATGGTAGTACTGTTGATGTTGAGGTTGGTGATATGATTTATGCTAACACAACAATTGCAGCAAATTCTAATCCACCAGCTTCAAGTTATGCAATTGTAATTCAAGATCAAAACATTGCAGGTACAGGATCTTCAGACGGTGCTACTGAAAAAGGTGTTGCTGGATTTAACAGTGCAACATTTAGTGCTACAGCAAATGGATGGATTTCTGTTAAAGCAGGTGGTATTAGTGATGCTCAGTTAGCAGAAACATATAACCAGATTATTGGTACTGACTCAGATATTAATACTTCAGGTGTTGATGTAGTTGATCAGTTAAATATGACTGATGGTGTTATTACTTCACACTCTACAAGAACATTACCTGATTCAACAGAAAGTGCACGTGGTGTAACTGAAATTGCAACACAAACTGAAGTTGATACAGGAACAGATGACTTTAGATATGTAACTCCAGCTAAATTAAAAGCTCATATTGATAAGCAATCATTTAGCGGTACATATCCAAGTGCTTCAGCAAGTTCTTGGACAATTACAGCAGCTGTTCATGGATTGGGTGCTACACAAGGTCCTTTCATTATACAAACATTTGATAATAAAGGTATTCAGGTGTATATGGATGTAGCTATTGCTGCAAATGGTGATGTTACATTTACAACTACAAACAATCAAGCAACAAATGCTATTACATGTAATCTAATGAAAGTAAGATAATTACACGTTTAATTTAAAGGGGAGACGCTTAAATTATAACATTTAAATGTTTCCCCTTTTTTTTAAAATTAGTATATTGCGAAATAAATAAAAAGACATGGCTATAAGTTTTTTATCATCTATTCAGGTTACAGGAACAACTAGTGTATCTAGTATATCTAATGATAATAGTACTTATACCGGTATATTAGTATGGGATGGTAGTTTATTAAAATATAGAACTAAATCTCAAATTCTTGGTGATATTGGTGCTGGTACGGGAGACGGTAGTGTAACTTCTGTTACTGTTACTGGCTCAAGTGGTTTATCTGGCTCAGGTACAGTAACAACTAGCGGTACAATTACTCTTACTAATTCTGATAGAGGATCTTCACAAAATATATTTAAGAATGTTGCAGTGTCTGGACAAACAACTGTTGTTGCAGACAATAATAATGATACATTAACATTTGTAGCTCAGGGTGGTATGACTATTACTACTAATGCTACTAATGATCAAATTATATTTAACTCATCTGATAATAATGATAATAACTATCTAACATCAGCTTCCTTTAACACGAGCAATGGTGTTTTAACTTTGAATAGGTCTGGTTTATCAGCCGTTACTGTTGATCTTGATGGAAGATATGCTACAAGTTCAGGTGTAACATCTATAGCTACTACTAATGGTATTACTGGTGGTACAATAACCTCAACAGGAACACTTCAAGTAGATAGTACAGTAGTAAGAACATCAGGTACTCAAACTATAGGAGGAGAAAAAACTTTTACAAATCAATTAGCTGTAGATACAGCTGGTGGTAGTGAAAGAATGAGATTATTTAATGAAAATAATACAGCACCTATAGCGGATAGTTTTTCAGGCAATACATCAAAATCATATATATATTTTGATACAGTATCTGGATCAAATGATCCTGGATACATTATGCATGAAAGTAGTGCAACAGAAACAAATGAAGGTGTATTACATTTAGTTCCATCAGATGATAATAGTTCAGGTGACTATGTAAGTATACATGGAACAAATGATCCAGATGTTTTAAAGCTACATACAAGTGGTTTAATTGAATCTGTTAACTTACAATTACAAATTAAATCAGGTAATGGAGCTGTATATGTCAATGATGATTTAATTGTAGAGACTGATTTAACAGTATCAGGTGGAGATATTACTTTAGGAGGAACAGGAAGAATACAAGGAGTAGATACAGTATCTGCAAGTACTGATGCTGCTAATAAAGCTTATGTAGATAACAAAAATGTTGGAGTTACAAGTGTTGCTACAGGATTAGGACTAACTGGTGGTACAATAACAAGCATTGGAACTATAGAAGTAGATTATAGTGCTAACGGACTTATAGCTGATGCGCCAGGAGGATCAGGAACTCCTCATGGAGATGATTATATTTTAGTTGGTTTAGATTCTTCAGGTAGTGGTGAAACAGTAAGTTATGCAATTGTTGATTTACCATTTACTAATAATAATGGTACTGTATTTTCTGTAGCTACTGGGACTGGTTTAACAGGTGGTACTATTACAGGCTCTGGTACTATATCTTTAGCAACTGCAGGTGTAGGTGCTGGTACTTATGGTAGTACATCAAACAGTACCAAAATAGATACTATTACAGTAGATGCATATGGTAGAATTACTGCAGTAGCTACCGGAGCTACAGGACAAGTAAATAGCGTAACTAGTGGTAATACAAATACAATAACAGTAGGTGGTAGTTCAACAGCACCAACTATATCAGCCAATACAGGTGCTGTAAGTAGTAGTTCATCAAACTTAGCAACAGGAGCACAAATACAATCAGCTATTGATAGTGCTGTAACAGGAGTGTTAAAATATCAAGGTACATGGAATGCAAATACTAATACACCAACGCTTACAAGTGGATCAGGTACACCAGGATATTATTATATTGTTTCTACTAATGGTAGTACAAATTTAGATGGTATTACAGATTGGAAAGTTGGTGACTGGGCAGTTTTCTCAGATCAAGCAACAGATGCCTGGCAAAAAATAGACAACACTCAAGTTGGTAATGTAACAGGTAGTGGTTCATCTGGTAGAGTAGCATTTTGGAATAGTTCATCAAACATTACAAGTCATGCTCAAATGACTTACAATAATGTAAGTAATGTATTAACAGTTAATGGGCATACTTCTGATCAATGGACTAGTGCATATGACAATATGATTACTACAGCTACAGTGACAGGTACTACTACAAAAACTTTAACACTAAATCAACAAGATGGTGGTACAGTAACAGCATCATGGACAGATAATAATACTAACTATTATTTAAGTTCTGCTTCTTTTAATACAACTAATGGAGTACTTACACTTAATAGAAGTGGATTATCTGCAGTAACTGTTGATTTAGATGGTAGATACAATCCTACTATAGGTACAGATACTGATATCAATACATCAGGATATAGTATTATTGATCAGATTAACATGACCGATGGGGTCATAACATCTACTGGTGCAAGAAACTTATTAAATGTACATGTAGAGGATACTAGAGCAGCAGAAAAAACACCTAATGATTATCAAGACAAAGCATTATCACTTGACTTTACAGATGAATTTGGTACACTAGGATCATGGTGGAGTGGTATTACTATAAAAGGTTGGGCTGATAATTATCAAGCATGGCAACTTATTAGTGGTTCTGATACAAGTGCTGATAATAAATTATATTTTAGAACAGGTATTGGTACAACCTGGGGTACTATGTATGAAGTATATCATACAGGAAATTTACCTGCAATACCAACAGTATACAATAATTCAATTACTATAAGTGCAGGAACTAATCTTTCTGGTGGAGGCACTTTTACATTAAATCAAAACTTTAATGAAACAGTTACCATAAATATGGCAACTGGTGGAGTTGGAGCTGGAACTTATGGTTCTACATCTAACTCAACAAAGATTGATCAAATTACTGTTGATGCTTACGGTAGAGTTACAGCAGTTACAACAGGAGGCACAGGTGATATAAATGGCGTTACAGCAGGTGCTGGTTTAAGTGGTGGTGGTACATCAGGTACACCAACTATAAGTGCTGATTATGCAAGTGGTATTATTAGAGATGCAAACACGGGTGGTGCTATTGATGGAAAAGATGAAATTATATATTATAGTACAGCTAATAGCCGAGTTGAATACGCTGCTGTAGCTAATTTACCTTTTACCAATAATGGAAATAACTTTGTAAGTAGTGTTAGTTTTAATACTACTAATGGAATTTTGACATTAAACAGATCAGGCTTAACAGCTCTCACTGTAGATTTAGACGGTAGATATTTAACAAGTGCATCTAACTATTATTTAAATGGTATTTCAAAATCAGGTAATACATTAACATTTAGTGTAAGCGGGGCAACTAACCAAACATATACATTTGGTTCAAATGCATTTAACTCAACAACTATTCCTACCAACAATAATCAGCTTACAAATGGCGCTGGATATACAACAAACAATGGTACAGTAACTGGTACAGCAACTACAGGTTGGATACCTAAAATGGATAGTTCTAGTGATATAGGTACATCAAGTCTAAAACAAAATTCTTCAACAGAAGTATGGGTTGGTAGTAATGGATATTTAAGAATGAATGAGTTTGGTACTATTACAATAGGTAATAACTACATGGGCTCAACACCTGCTACAATTTTCCCATACTATACATCCTTGTATATAAATCCAGGAGCAACAAATAGAACTGTATATTTTGGTGCACCCACAAGTTATGTTACTAATGTTAATGTAATGGGTCAATTAAGTGCTAACGCAATTGATCTTGATGACAATGAGTATTTATATTTTGGTACTAGTAATGATGTTGAGTTGTTCTGTAATGGTTCACATATGTACATGGACCTTAATTCTGGTATAGGAAACTTCTATATTAGAGATGGTTCTACAACTAGATTTACTTTTAATGATAATGGAAACTTTACTGCAACTGGTAATATTACTGCTTATTCAGATGAAAGATTAAAAGAAAATATTGAAACACTTGACGGATCTAAAGTATTAGAGATGAGAGGTGTATCATATACTAAGGAAGGTAAAGAAAGTTCTGGTGTTATTGCTCAAGAGTTAGAAAAAGTAGCACCTGAATTAGTTGAAACAGCTGATGATGAAATGGGTACAAAATCTGTTGCATATGGAAATCTTGTTGGTTATCTAATTGAAGCAGTTAAAGATCAACAAAAACAGATTGATGAACTTAAAGCTAAATTAGAAAGTTATGGCTCTTAATAGTTCAGGTCAATTATCTATTGGTGGTTCTACTACTGGTGAGTCAATCAATTTAGAATTAGGTAAAAGTGCTAGTGCAACAAGTGGTCTTGGAGATACTGATTTAAGATCTTTGGCAGGAGTTAGCAGTGGTCCAATAGTATTACCTGATGATTTTTGGGGTAAATCTGATACTCCGTGTGATAGCCATGAGCTTTGTTATGTACAAGTTAGTAAGTCTCCAGCAGAAGAAGTATGTAATTGTACAGGTAAATCTGATATTATATATGTATATGGACCACCAATAGAAGTTTGTGAAGATTTATTAGATATGTATCAATCACCAGGATGTAGTATGCCAATGATCTATTTAGATGGTTGGTATGGTTTTTATATAAATAGTGGTCCAAATCCTCAACGTTGGTGGGCACGTATATTTCAAGGTCAAGTAATTGATTGTAATCCATGTCTATTTTTTCCAGGTGATGATGCTGACCCTGGAGATGGTGATCCAACAGGAGATCCAGGTGATGGACCGGATCCAGATGATGGATTTGGTGATGATCCGTTTAAAAGATAAGAAACCAATAAATTTGTAATTATGAAAAAGAAAAAAGTAACAAGTAAAAAGTCTACAGTTAAAAAGCCTGCAGTTAAGAAAACTGTTGCTAAAAAAACTGTTGCTAAAAAAACAACAAAAAGAAGTAGAACAAAAGCTAAAGAAGTTGTTAAAGAAGTTAAAAAGGTAATAGCACCTAAATATAGAATAGAATACATGTATGGTATATCTTCTTTAGTAACTACAAAGCAGGGTTTAATTAAAGAAATACATTTTGATTATACAGGCACCTTAGAAGGTGTTAGTCATACTGTGTCAGGATCTTTAGCTGTTACAGATATTGAACATCCTGCTATTTCTAAAAGATATGATAAAGTAAAGAAAGAAGATGTAATTGACTACTTACTAAAGTATGTTAGAATAGGTTATAAAGAAGCTATGCAAGAGATAATTGAAAAGGAACTTTTACCTGAAACTAAAATTATAACAGAGTTACCTTGGTAATATCAAAATTATTAGTATCTTTGAATTGTATACAAATTTTTAAAACCAATTATAATGGCAAAAGCAAAAAAGATTTCTAAAAAGGAATTGGGTGAAGTAAAAGAACTTCAGCAACAAATCAATACATTACTGATGAATATTGGTAATGCGGAATTAGTTAAGAATCAATTAGTTGAAAAGCACAAAGAGCTTCAAGCAGAATGGAAAGCTTTAAGTAGTGGGCTAGAAGATAAATATGGTTCTGTAAATATTAGTCTAGAGGACGGAACTATTTCTGAAATTGAAGAAGAAGCTAAACTAGAAAAAGCTTAATACTCCTCACATAATAAATGTTTATGAAAATTTTTAAAACCAGACATTAGCTTGTTTGGTTTTAAAAATTTTTGTATATTATAATTGTATAGTTTATATGACAACAGTACATTATAACAAAATAAACATTTATGATCCCAACAAATTCAAGTGGCACCACAAATGGATGTGACAACATATCTTCTAATTGTGTAATATGGCAGGGTCCTGATATTGCATGTATAGACCTATGTGCCGGAGATACAATTAGTGAAGTTACTGCTAAGATAGCACAGAAAGTTTGTGACATTATCACAGATGGAGTTGCAGCTAATCCGGATTTGACTGGATTAGATCTAACATGTTTAAATATTAAAGGGGTTACCCCAACAGAATTGGTTCCTGTTTTACAGGCTATGGTAAATCAAATCTGTGCAAATACTGGCGGTACTAGAGGTAATGAAGGTGGTAGTTTACCAAATATGACATTACCTGCTTGTATGCAGTATAATGATCCTAGCGGAAACCCAGTAACAGAATTACCACTAGATCAGTTTGCTACATTAATTGCAAATCAAGTATGTACGAATTTAGCAAGTATTAATACTATAAATTCTACTTTAACAAGTCTTACTACAAGAGTAGATGTTTTAGAAGCATGTGTATTACCTTGTTCAGGAGCAGTTGTAGAAGCACAAATTGTTCCAACTTGTGTAAGTAATGTAGGTGTATTAACAGATGTATCTGTAGTTGTATTAGCACTTGAAAGTGCTTTTTGTGCTTTACAGAATGCAGTTGGATTACCTTCTACAATAGGTAGTGCAATATCTCAAACATTTATATCTGGTTCAACAACACAATTATCAGACTCAAGCGCATCATATAGTGGAGTAACAGGATGGAATAACAATCCTTCAACATTAGCACAATCAGTTCAGAATGCGTGGGTTGTTATTGATGATATGTATAACGCAATATTAGACATACAAACTAACTGTTGTCCAGGAGGATGTGATGGTGTAACATTTGGTTACTCAACAACCAATACTCTTAATACATCTACGGGTGTAATTACAGATATTGTATTCAACTTTACTCCATCTATAATCCCAAGTACATTTAATGATTCTGCAGGTTATAGTCAAGTAACTATTACTGATGCTGACGGAGCAGCAGTTAACACTGTTGTTAGTGTATCAAGTTTACAAAACACTCCTTCCGGTATATCTGTCAATGTATCTTCATTGAATGTATATAATGATTTAAATGTTAATGTTGACTTTAGAGTAACAGACGGATCAGATACATGTGAAGGAAATCAATCAAGTGTTGTAGCAGGAATTATACCATGTCCTTCTCCAACATTATCAGCAATAACTCAAGACGGTTTGACAGTTTCATTCTCAAATACATTAGGTACAGCAGCAACTTATATTTTAGATATTCTTGATGGATCAAATACAGTGGTAGCTACTACTACAATTAATAATGCTCCTTCACTTATATCACATACATTCACAGGATTAACTGCTAATACAGCATATAGTTTAAGAGTAACAGTTAAGAGATCTGGTGGAACAAAAGTTTGTCCAGAAATAGGATTTACAACTGAAGAAGGAGCTGCACCATGTTCAAATGGTATGGATGTAGTATTTATTGTAGATTATACTTCTTCAATGACAAATACAGTTGATGATATTAAAACAGGAGCTTCAAGTTTAGTTAGCACAATTGATAGTGCAAGTGGAGCTAATAACTATAGAATTGGATTAGTAACTGCAGATGAAGGAGCTGTTAATCAACCAGCATATAATGCTTGTGCTGATTATACAAGTCTTCCAAGCACTCAAAGAGTTATTAACTTTGGTGGTGGAACTTATCAGTTCTACACTGCATGGGAAATGATGGCAACAAATAATGGAACAGGATTTACTACACAAGTTCAAAAACTAAATAAAGGAGTTGATGGCACATGTGTTAATATGGGTCAAGGAGCAGGTGGTCCTGAGCCAATGGATATTGCAATAGAAAATGTAGTTGGTTCATCAGAGTTTGCCGGTGCATTCAGAAGTAATGTTGCTAAATATATATTAGCATTTACTGATAATTTACCAGGAGGTGATCAAGATCAAATGAATATGACTGTTTGGTCAAGAATTCAATCTCTTATTACTACTTGTAATAATAATGGTATTAAAGTATTTGTATTAGGTACTGGTACAGCTTTAGACTGGGATAATGGAGGAACTATTACACCAATATATCCATGGAGAGAATTAGCAATTCAGACTGGTGGTAATTATACAACTAGCTCAGATGCAACAACAATCTCTAGTGAAATTATAGCAGGTTGTTCATAAAATAAAAAAAAAATAAAATGGCATGTAATTGTACAAAATGTAGTGAAAAATGTGGATGCGCTGATACAGCTCTAACTAACCCATGTACTTATACTGATTGTAGTGTGGGTAGTGAAAGATGTGAAGACGTTCAGTGTGCAGCATGTGTAAGTTATTGTGGAACATCATTTCAAATTGGTGACACAGGTGCTCAAATAGTTATAACTTCTGGTGAAAGATTAGATTCTATTATTCAAAAGTTTGCTATGATACTATCAAATGGTTTAGGTGCATGTACATCAAATGACTTACAACATGATCCATATAATGTTTATGCAGGTACAGTTACTAGTTCTACTGCAGAAGTCTTATGGAATGGTATATGGAGTAATAGTACAGGTTTAAATATATATTATGATACACAAGTTAGTCCATCAGGTTGGACACTTGCTAACTCAACTCCTATAGTAACTACTGTAAGTAACTATAAGATTGAGAACTTAGTAGCCAGCACAGCTTATAAAGTTAAAGTTGTTGACGCTGGAAACTCTGCTGCTTGCAAACCAATAGAAATATTATTTTCTACTCTAGCAGCATAACAAAATACAACTGTGGTGGTTTGTTGGTTTTCTACTACAAACGTTGGAAGGGGCCGGGTTTTATCCCGGTCTCTTTTTTTTTGCTATCTTTACAATAAATATATATACTAATTATGGATAATTTAAAACAACAAGTATTGCATTCTTTGAAGTGGAAAAAGACTGCTGAATATGCAGCAGAAAAGATTGGTATCACTGTACAAGAATACAAAAAAATCAAAAAACAAATTCTTTCAGAGAGAAAAAAACAAAAGAAAATTACATCATTTTTTAACAAGGCTGCTGACAAAGCACAACTTGTAGAGTCAATAGACTTAGATAAAGGAGAAGGAAAGATCTCAGGTACGTTTGATTATGAACCAAAAAGTGCAGAAGAGATAATTCAATTACTTAAAATTGATACTAACAAATGGAGATTATCTCAATATTGGAACAAACAAATGGGAAATCATTGGAGAGTCTCAGCATTAGTAACACAAATAAAAAACCCAGAAGAAAATTTATTTAAAAATTTACTAGAGAACTGGAAACCTAAGAAACATAAAATACCAAGACTTGAGCGTGTTAAATCAGATAATCCTGTTTGTGCTGTTATGTCATTACAAGATATACATTTTGGTAAAGAAGGTAATGACACTATAGACAAAGACTTTGAAGATACTATAAAAAACCTAATGGGTAGAGCAGCTCCAGTAAATAATATTGAGAGAATGTATTTTGTTGTAGGAGGAGATCTAATCAACATGGATACGTTTGAGGGTACAACTACAAGCGGAACTGCTTTAGATAACTGTATGACAGCTACAGACGCTTATATACAAGCTTTTGATGCTATGCATTGGGCTATAAACTATTTAAAGGCTTTTTGTAATGAGCTAGTTGTTGTTTATGTACCAGGTAATCATGATAGATTATCATCTTTTCATTTAGTACATGCTTTATCTATGTCTATAGATAGTGAAGATATTACTTGGGATATTACTTATGAAGAAAGAAAAGTGCACGTTTGGTATAATAACTTCAATGCTTTTGAGCATGGAGATAAACGTAGCAAAAATAATCCTTTAATATATGCCTCAGAATATCCAAAAGAGTGGGGTGCAACAACTAATAGAACATTATTTAAAGGTCATATACATACAGATAGAAAAGTAGAATACATGACATCTAATGAGACAGCAGGTTTTATTGAGAAAACATTACCTAGTCTAGGTAAAACAGATTATTACCATTACAGTAATAAATATGTATGTAATAGAAGATCTGGTAAACTAGAGATTCAACATCCAACAATGGGTAATATATGTGAATTAACCTATCAAGCATTGTAAAGACCTTACTTTTAATTTCATAAAGTGGGGTTTTTTTTGTAAATTATAAATATAACTGTATGATCAATAATTTTAAAAAACCCAATTTAAATGCTCCTAGATACAGAGAGAAAAGACTTGGGTTATTAAATGAGCAAACAATTAAGGAGTTCAAAGACAAAAAACCTTTGTATTCTGATATAGATAATGTTAAACTAAAAAAGATAATAAAGATATATAATGTAAAACTTTGGAATGCAGTAGTAGATAACAGAGATGGTGTTGAATTACCAGATTCATTAGGTTATTTATTTATAGGGACTTGTCCCTCTTCTAAATCAGTTAACACTAATTATGCGTTATCAAAAGAGTATGGTAAAGTTTTACAAAATAAAAACTGGGAAACAGATGGAAATTTAGGAAAGATATTTTATACAAACTACTCAACTAAATATAGATTTAAAAATAGAGAGTTGTGGAGGTTTGTAGCATGTAGGGATTTTAAAAGAACTGTTGCAAAAAAATATCCTGTTAATTGGACAAAGTACCTAGTTATGAAGAATAAATACAAGGTTGCTCATCTATATGACGAGAATCCTGAAGAAACCAGCAAAGCATTAGATAAATATAATGAATTTGAAAAATAAAAAACATGGCAACAATAGCACAAGTAATATCTAGAATAAGAGGTCAAGTAAAAGCTGAAGTTCAAGATGCTTTTGTGACTGATAGATATATCTATAGCTTGATAGAGAAACATGCCCAGTTTTTAATGAGAAGACAAGACTATGCAAACAAACTATTAAAATTTAATTCAGTATGGAAAACACTTCCTTATGTAGAATTAGTTGAGGTAGATAAAGTTGAAGCTCATTGCGCTGGTATACAAAGTGGTTGTACAATAAAACGTACAAAGTTAAAGTTACCTTCTATGTTTGAAGGATATTGGGGACCACTTATCCGTACTATTAGTTCAATAGACGGATCTCAAGAATTACAAGCTACACAACCCGGTACTTATACATCTATGACAAAAACTACATCATTTAAATATAATAAGACATTATATTTTTGGTGGTTAGATGGTTATATATATTGTCCAAATATACAATGGGATGCAATAAAAGTAGAAGGTGTATTTGATTCTGATATTACTAAATGGGACTGTGATACAGAAAATGATTGTACTCCTAGATATGAACAACAAATGTATATACCTGAAGCATTATTTGCTGAGATTGAAAGTCAAGTTGTTGCAACAATGATGGGTACATTAAAAATACCATCTGAAGATTCAGATAACAAACGTAACCTAGCAAGAACTTAAAATAAAAGATAATGGGAGTATCACAAAAATATAGAACTTTTAATCAATTAATGGAAGATGTATCTATTGATTTTTCTACGTATGCCCTAGAGGGAATGATAGAACCTGCACAACTTATTAAAGTTGCTCTCAGAGTTAATTATGATTTGGGTTTACGCATACATAGAACAAAAGAAGTAGTTATAGATATAGAACATGGAAGGGGTCAATTACCTATGGATTTTCAATATCTAAATTATGCATTTAGATGTGGTGAGTATACTATAAATAATACAATGCCTTCAGGTACACATATAGAAACTTTTAATGATGTACCATATGTTCCTGCACCAGCAGATGCAGAACCTTGTAAAGATGGAGAAGCATGTAAAGATGTATGTGTTATAAAAACTTGCAATGATAAAAATGAATATCAATTAGTACAAAGAGTTGGCCCAAGTCAGTTTAGATCTTTTACTACATGGACTGAATTAAGAATAAAAGATGTGAATGATAAAGTTTGCTATTGCCCAAGTTTAGGTGCGCAAGCATTAGATATAGCAGAAATTAAAGATGGCTTCTTAGTTACAACATTTAGAACAGGAAAAGTATATTTAAGTTATCAAGGAGCAATGGAAAATGCACAGGGAGATTTGTTAGTATTAGATCACCCATACTGTAATGAATATTATGAATATGCCATAAAACAAAGAATACTTGAAAATATGATTTGGAATGGTGAGAATGTATCACAACAATTAAATCTAATAGAAGCAAGGTTAAGAGCTTCAAGAAATAATGCATTAGGTTTTGTGAATACACCAAACTTCCAAGAGATGAGAAAAGTATGGAACATGAACCGAAGAGCACAGTATCATAATTATTATAATATGTTCTTGAGTTATGCACCAGCTAATCCAACTCTTGCAGTTGCACCTCCTATTGCACAATCTCATCAAGGATCAACAACAGGCAGTAGTTCATGTCCAACTTGTTAACAAGTAATATATTATGGCAAAAAAGAAGAATACTACACCACAACCAAGGGGACAGGGGAGTTCATCAGTAAATACTAATTCATTTACTAAAGGGATGAACAAGGATGTAGCACCATCCTTTGAGCAACCAAATGCATGGTGGCATGCAAGAAATGCTGTAAATAATTCAGAAGATGGAGATGTAGGTTTAATTGGTAATGAACCATCTAATTTATCTTGTGGTGTAATTCCTTACACTGTAATTGGTGCTATACATAGATATGGAGATGAATGGGTTGTTTTCTCTACAGATGATATTAACTCTGAGATAGGGCGTTTTGATGATAGTGAGTGTACATATGAAACACTTGTTAATGACCCTTGTTTAAATTTTAAAAAGAAATATTTAATTACAGGTGCTGCAAAAGAAAATTTTGATTGTACTTGGGAAGTATACTGGGATGATGCAAACAATCCATCCCGTGCTATGAATATAGATGATATTCCTTGGAAAAAGGTTAAAATATCAGGGCCGGATGTTAATGGTGATCCTTGTGTTGAATATCAAATTATTGAACCTAAACAATTAGACTGTGAACAAATAAGACTAGCACCACTACTTGATACACCTTGTGTAAAATTAAGTAAGGCAACTGATGGTGGTATGATACGCAATGGTACATATCAAGCTTTTGTTGCATATGTAGAAAATGAACAACGTGTTACAGATTATATAGGTATATCTAATTTGCAGACAATATTTAGTCATGAAGGTGGTAATGGTTCTTTAGATATATCTATAACTAATTTAGATCAAGATTACTTTTACTATGAATTAGTTATACTTAGAAGAAACCAAGGTCAAACTTCTGCTAAGAGAATAGGTTTATATAGTACTGAGCAAAGTGATATTAATATTGATTTTATAGATGAAGCACTAATACCTATTGATTTAAAGCAAATTCCATTACGTAGCCCAGCATATGAAAAGTCTGAGTCTATGTTTGTAGTTAATGATTGGTTGATAAGACAAGGACCAACTGAGCAATTTGATTTTAATTATCAACCTATAGCAAATCAAATACAAACTAATTGGGTAGTAAATCAGCTTAGTGCAAAGTATTATACTTTGGGTGGTAATAAGCTTGGGTTTATGCGTGATGAACAATATGCATTTTTTATTAGATGGATATACAATACGGGTGAAAGATCATCTTCATATCACATTCCTGGTAGAGCTCCTGAGTCATATACATTACCAAATGGAGTATCATATCAAGAAAATGAAATTATAAATGGTGCTAATGTAATAAACACAGATGAAGGTGAACCTTTATTTAAAGTTTATAACACTGCTTCATTTACACAAACAAATATAAATGAACCTCAAGAAGATAACTCTTTAGTTATTGCAAGAGGAAAGATGGGATATTGGGAGTCTACAGAGTTATACCCAAGTAATAGACCAGATATATGGGGAGATTTATGTGGTAAACCAATTAGACATCATAAAATGCCAGATGAGTCATTGGGCGGTGCAGATTCTCCATTACATATAAGTACAACAAATGGTGACAATATTAATATTGTTGGGGTTGAGTTTACAAATATTGGTAGACCAACCAATAATGATGGTACATTCATTGAGAATATTGTTGGTTATGAAATATTAAGAGGTTCTAGACAAGGGGCTAGATCTATACTTGCAAAAGGTATGTTTAAAAATATGCGTAAGTATAGAATTCCTGACTCTGAAAATATATTGGGAGAATCACAAGGTCTATATCCTAACTATCCATACAACTCATTAGAAGATGATATTTTCTTTTTTGACGCAGGTCCAGATCCAAATTCTGAAGATACAAGAACAGGTGGTTGTGATAACTTTACTCAGTCTTTAGATAAGTATCCTCCTTTAAGTGGTTATACTAAGGATGTATTTACTTTTAGTGCTCCAGACTTAATGTTTACAAAACCATTTTTAAATGCTTATGAAACTAAAATATATGGTAGTATAAACGGTAAATCTCAAGGAACGTTTATACCATCTGAGGATCACCCACAATTTAAATTACTAAGACCAGTAGCGGCTAACTTAGCAGCTATTATAGGTTTGGGATATGCTTTGAATGCAGTACAAGGTACTGAGTCAGTAAACACCAAAGCTTTACAAATTAACAACCAAGCATATGCACCATTTATTGGGGTAAGTAGTTCTACAGGTTATCCTACTTTTGCAACTGCTGGTGGTGTTAGTTTATCATTATTTGGTTTAATAGAGGGTTTTTTAATAAATAGTTTATTAGATGGTATTACAGATGTAGCTGATTTATATAGTGGTGGTGTAGCATCACAAATTAAAAAAGAAGCTATAAATACATCTAACATGATAAAAGCATCAGCAATTCCTGGTGCTTATGGTGGTGGTAGAGATATGACTTCTACATTTGATAAACCAGAAGGTGCTTTACCTACAGCATTAAAAGTTATTATAAGTATATCTATGGCGCAGAAAAATATAGCTATAGGTGCTGGTGAAATAATTGATTTATTTTACAATTTAGTTAGTGAGCATGATTTTGTTTATAAGTATAACTCTACAGGATTTTATAACTCATTTACTAAAGTAAATCCAAATAATATTTTTAGAACTAAGAATAATGATTCAAATTATATAGGTTCTTCTTTTCAAACTTTTGATGGGATTAAATATAAAATTAATAATTTATTTAGACCATCTACTATTGCTGTATCAACAGCAAATGAACTTGATGATCCAGCAGGACCAAAAGATAATTCTAGATTTAGTCTAGGTGGTACAGTAGTTAATGGAGGTACAGTAGACTTTCTTAACTCTTATATGTTAAATCCTAGGTCTGCAGATAGACTTCAAAGAAATATATCTGCATTGTATGGAGCATTGAAATTTAATTTTGATAATCAATATGGTCAACTAGATGGTGTAAAGCAAATTATGATGAGGGGTTGTGTGGAACTTATTGATCCAGATAAACCAGAAACTTTTAAGTATTCAACTAGCCCAATATTTAGTGGTGATGTTTCTATTAATAGATATACTGAAAAGTGTATTATGCCAATCTTTACAAGATTTTTACAAGGTCAACCAAATGGTTATTCTTTTGATTACAGCTTATATGTTAACATACCTTACCCAAGATTTTGGCTTAATTCAACTAAGTTTGATATAAGTGGTATTGCACGTGAGATAGCTACATTAGGTTTAGATCCAGGAAGTTATGCACAAGAACTTCCTACTAATAAATATTATTTAGATAGAGGTTATGATAACTGTCAAGATACAAGTTTATTTGGTAGTTTCTTTGGTGGTGGAAATGATTTAAATCCTGCATGGAATATGGAGTATGCTTATATGTATACACATATTAATGGTGTTAATGAGTTTTTTGTAGAATCAGAAATTAATCTGGCATATAGAGATTGGGAAGATATGCCAAGTAAAAGGTTTTATGATCCTTATGAGTTTAATGACTTAGGTGTATTATTTCATCCTGACCAAATTAAAGATGACAACTTTTATAAGTATGATGATTCATTATCTGCTTCTAAGTTCCCAACTCAATTGGGATCATTCGGTCAAGTACAAGCAAGAGACTATGATCCACTAGTTGCAGAGACGTGTTACACTTCATATCCTAAAAGACTAGTATACTCATTACAAGCACAAGAAGAATCAAAAAGAGATTATTGGAGAGTATTCTTAAACAATAATTATAAAGACTTTAAGAATGAAGTAAGTGTTATTAAGCCTATTAATAAAAGTGGTGCATTAATATTTTTCCCATACTTATCACCTCAAATGTTCCAAGGTCTAGATACTTTGAAAACACAATTAGATACTAAATTAACTATAGGTGATGGTGGTTTATTTAGTCAACCATTTCAAAATGTAGCAAATGCAGATGTATCTAATGAGTATGGATCTTGTGAAAGTTTAAGAGGTGTTACAAATACTCCATTTGGTTTATTCTTTATTTCACAACAACAAGGTAAAATATTTAATTATGCTGGTAAGGGATTAACACCAATATCTAATGCAGGTATGAAATGGTGGTTTAATAAATACTTACCATCTAGATTTATAAAACAATTCCCTGAATCTGAAAACACTCATTGGGTAGATAACCCAGTAGCTGGTGTAGGTTGTCAAGTAATATGTGATGTAGTTGATGATATAGTCTACTTTATGAAAAAAGACTACCAACTTAAGCCAGAATATGTTGCAGGTGCTGAGTTTAATAACTATGATGCAAAGCCTGTAGGAATTGATGTACCATGGCAAAATAAAAAGCTATTAGTAGATATAGGTGATCCATTATACTTTGATGATTGTTCTTGGACTATTAGTTATGATCCTAAAGCAAAGGCTTGGATATCATTTCATGATTGGCATCCTGAATTAGCTTTACCTAGTATAAATCATTTCTTTACTACTAAGACAACAACTACAACTGTTCCTCAGTGTCCACCGGGTTATAACTTTAATCCTACAACTAATATGTGTGAGATAGGTGTTAATGAAAGTTCACCTGCTCAAGTTATAATAGATAATATAGCAGCTACTGTTAGTGGTGGTCCTGTTGCTTGTTTAGTTGATGTTGTAATTTCAATGGATGTATCAGGTAGTACACTTAATAGTGGTAGACAAGCGGCTCAACAAACTTGGATGACTGCATTTTTAACAGATCCACAGATAGTCACTTTAATGAACAATAGCCAAATGCAAATTGGATTTGTTGCTTGGGATGATAATAGTAATATTATGAGTATGCCTGATGGTAGTGGAGGTACTGTTACAATGAGTCATACTGTAACTGAGCCACAAGCTACAACCTTTTTTACCAATAACTGGTCTGCTGGTGGTACTAACGTAGGAATGGGATTAAATGTAGGTAATTCAGTACTCACTAATCCAGCTAATTCTACATTGGGCGATAGAACAGCAAATCCTAACTATAGAGCTATTCAAATCCTTGTTACAGATACTACTACAGCACCAGGAAATAATGTAGGTGCTCCTTACACTTCTGTAGGCGCTGGTACTGCACCTGCGTATCAATTTGTTTATGCAATGTTTTGTGGAGCTAATAGCTCTGCTCCACCAAACCCTAATGTATTAGATGATATATCTATGTCAGCTGGTCCTGTAAATGTTGATCCATTCCAATATGGTATAAACGCATCAGATCCAACAACGTTCCAAGCTGTAGCAACAGCTATTGCAGGAGCCGTATGTGGTACAGATTATGAATGTGAATGTCCTGCAGGTTATACATTAGTTTATCCTGATTCTAATGGTCTATTTACTCAATCAAGTGGAACATGTACTGATGTACCAGGAGAAGCGCCTATTTGTAGAAAAGTAGAATGTGAGTGTCCAACAAGTACAGTTCCTGGCTCAACTACAACAACATCAGGTACATGTCCAGATAGTGCTCCTGAATTATTTTTAATAGGTGATCCAGCATGGATTGATCCATCACCATTAATATGTAACTATTTTTATTTTGATAGTACTACACCTAATTATCAAGTAGGTGGTTTTTGGAGACATAATCATAGGTGTGATTCATTTGCTAATTTTTATAATGTAGATTATCCGTGGGAGATTGATTTAATATCTAACACAGGACAAGCTGTAAACACTATAAGAAGTTTTGAGTATCAACTAGAAACCTATGTATATAAAGGAGATCCTCAATATAATATGTGTGGTGGTGATAAATGGGAAGATCTTACATTTAATTTTGATGCTGCTATTATTTATAATAATGATCAAACATCAGGATTACTGGTACTTAATGAGCAACCTGTAAATAGTCCATGGGCTAACTTAGACTATCCTATTGTAACACCAAACAATATAGAGATACTTGTATCTAAAGTTGAACATAAGTTTAGGTTTAATCAGTTCTGGGATGTTACAAATGACAGAGGTGAATTTACAAATGCAGAACAACCAATATTTAATACGGATTGTAATGGATATGTTAGACCATTAAATACAACTAATCTTAATTACTTCAAACCTCAAACAGAGCGTAAGAAATTTAGACATTATTCTAATCATGTTTTATTACGTAGAAATAATTCTGGCAATAGAAAAATGATGTTAAGATTAAATAATACTAAACTATTACTATCTAAAAGATAATGAAGAAGAAATTTACACATACAGAGAGAAGAGGATTACCTGGAGGACCTAATGAATACATTACTCATGTTAGTGGTTTATTCAGTGTTGAAGGTTATAAATCAGATAGCCCTGATAAAAACAATCCGTTTAATCTTATTGACTCAGGAAATATCACAATGGAAGGTGTTGAATTTCCAGTTATGGGTATAGATAATCTTGGTAATGCAGAAATGATGCTGCCTCAAAACAATTATGAATTTCCTGGTGATATGGTTTTAGAAATACCTATGGCACAGGATGGTGATGAAACTCCAATGGCAACTCAAATGTTAGATGAGGTTGTAGTTACAGCACCTAAGAAAAAACAAAGTTTATTTAGTAAAGTGGGTCACGGTGTTTTAGATGGGCTTGGTTTAATTCCTGGACTTGGTGAAATAGCAGATGGCGCTAATGCACTTTGGTATCTTGCTGAAGGTGATAAGATGAATGCGGGCTTATCTGCCGCTGCAATGATTCCATTTATAGGCTGGGGTGCAACAGCTGGTAAACTTGGTTTAAAAGGAAAGAAAGCTTTAGATGCTGCTAATACAGCAAGACAATTATCAAAGGCAGATTTAAATTATGCTAAAAGTTTAGGTTTAGATGTAAAAGATTATAATAACCTTGTTGATCAATATAATGCTTCTAATAAAACATATAGATCAGTGAGTCCTCAAGCTGATGTATTAAATGATATAAATTTTAGAAAGGCTGCAGAAAAAGCTGGTATTGATTTTAGCAAAACTGCAACAGATAATACAGATCTTCTTAAATATATGAGTACATCCATACCATATAAGAAATTAGGTAATGTATATACAGATGCTGCAGTTAAAGGTACTAATGATGCAAGATCATTTTTATTTACTTCACCCAATAAACAATTTACATCTTTTTATGCACCTGATGGGTACATGGCTAAGATGCCTTTATTTACTGATGATATAAATAAATTAAGCATACCAGAAATAACAAACAGAATTAAGTTTGGATCTAGAGCAAGTGAGTATCCATTTGATGCATTGTTGGATAATCCATATATGCAGAATACTCTTAAATCAGGAACAAGAGTTTCTATGCCTCCAGCAAGTAAATTGGGTGTGCAAGAAAATACTGTTCAATTTATAGGTGATAGAGGACAAAGGCTTTTTGATCCTAACACGGTTGAAATATTACCAGTTGGAGAAGCACTTAAAAATCCAAATTTCCAAAAAGGTAAAGAGGTTCCACCAGAAAAATGGCAGGATACAATTAATTATATTGATGAAAATAAATTAAAAAGAGCAATTGCTGAAGCAGAAAGTTTAAATGGGCAGTTAATGAAAAACCCATACTCTACGGCATCTGGATTATACGGTCAACGTTTTTCAGAACTAGAGAAAGGAAAATTATATGATGGTACAAGAGATCAGTTTATAAAAGATTTAGATGCACAAAATAGAATATTTGATATGAGATTAAATGAAGGTGTTAAAGTAAATAAAACAACACCTTTACTAAAGGATGCATATGATCTTATGAATGAATACAAACCTCAAATAAAAGATTTTGATTTTGATTACTATGATATAATCTCATTATCAAACTTTTTAGGTAGACAAGGTACCAGAGAATTTTTTGGAAATGTAATCAGGGATGGTAAAGATTTATCAGAGGTATTTCCTAATTTATATGGACCTAATGTTAAACAACCAAACAAAACACCTCAAGAATATTTAGGTATTACAAGAAAGTATTACAGACAATATGCTGGTGAAATTCCTGTTATTGCTCAAGATAACACAAGAGTTAATATGCCAACAATACCTATCATTGATAAAAAGCCTGCACCTACCTCACGTTATTCTGATTTACTATTTACAGAAAATGATTTTGATATTATAGGTGATGATAAGGATGAATTCAATCCTTTTGATACTATACCAATTGATACATTAGAAATACAAAGAGATAACACAAATGTTGTTGACACAAATATATTACCAGAGTATTTGCAAAAATATGAAAAGATAAAAGGACCTAATTTTTCAGATGAAGAATTTAAAAATATACTATTTGATGTTTCACAAGAGTCTGAGTTTAATGAATATCAAGATCCAGTACTAATAGCTGATTTTATTAAAAAGTCTAATTTTTATGCAGAAGGGTGGAAAGATATGACTAGTGCTGCTCCTAATGAGGTAAAGGATTTACAAGATGTATTAGTTAGAAAAGGTTATGACATAGGCCCAACAGGTGTAGATGGAAAATATGGTCCAAAAACATATGCTGCACATAGAGCAATGGTTGATGATATTAATTTAAATCCAAATGCTATATCAAGATATTATAAAAAATATGGTGCAAACAATTCATCTGAAGTAAGAGGTATTCAAGAGAAATTAGTTAAGCTTGGTTATATGTCTGAAACATTACCTAATAAAAATACTACTAGTATTGATGGTAAGTTTGGTGATCAGACTAGAGAAGCACTAGAAAGATATAACACAGAAAATGCAAAAGATGATCCTAAAGCTACAGTCTTTAATGATATACCAAATCTATTAGAAGAAGATAGATGTGCTGCAGGTATGTGTGTAATACTTGAGAGAAATAATGTTCTTACAGAAGCTATAGGTGTTAAGTACAAAGATGCATGGGATTTATATGAATCTATGGAAAACGCAGATAATAGTGAAATGGTCTATAATATATATGATGATCCAAGATTTAACAGAATCAATGAAGAAACAGATATAAATGATCTAAGAAAGATTACTAAAAATGTAAAAAAAGAATCACAAACAAAAGCTAGTGATTATGCTATAGGAGATATTGTAGGTTTATTTTGGGATGGTTCATCACATCATGCAGAAACATTAAAATCAAAAACTTATAATACACACAGTGGATTTGTTTCTGATATAGTAGATGGTGTTCCTATTATAACACATAATGTAAATGGTAGAGTATTACAACAACCATATGATCAACTTACTACTGCTTGGATTAGAAGACCAAATGAAGATGTAGAAGTAAGATCTAAATATAATGAAACTGCTGTAACAGAAGCAGATGGTGAAGTACCTAATTATAATGCTATTAATAATCTTCAATTAAGATATAATACTCAGTTTGAGGGAGAACGTTTAAATGAAGTTGAAACTATATTTAAGAGAGCAAAATATAATTCTCATAAGATACCAGAAATTTTAAATTCTGATGTTGATCAAGACTGGCTTGAGTCAGCAACAGTTGCTATAACAGGTGTTGAGTCAGGTATAGGTTTAAATGCACCAAGAACTGTAGAAGAAGCTAGAGATGATTATTTTGGTTTGAAAGGTGTTGCATATGATATTAAAGATAAAACAGAAGCAGATATATCATTAGGTGTAGGAAAAACTAAATTTGCTTCTTTAGATAAATTTGCTAGAGAATATTTTGATATAAATAGTCCAAAAGATTTAGCTAATGATACAAAAGCAGTTGATGCTATAAGCTATACTCTTACTAAAAATTATGAGTTATTTAAAGATTATGCAGAACAGTATCCAACTTTAGGTTTAACTGAAGAAGATATTAGAAACATGGCTGTATTAGCATATAACCAAGGAACAAATAAACTTATTAATACAGGAAGAGTTGATGATACAAGAACACCTGAAGAAGAAGTAGAAGAACTTAGAAAACTATATAATGCTACCCTAGCGGATAGAAGTTCTACTAACTATAGATTTTTACCTGAAATTGTATATGATGTTGCTTTAGCTACTGGTATAGAAGAAAAGTCACCAAGTTATATTAATAAGGTTAATACATATATAAATGATTTATATCCTTCACAAGTAGCTGATGCTGGTGCTAATTTAAATAATCAAACTCCTAGAATTTTAGCAAAAGGTGGAGAGTACGGTATATATAAAAATTACATTGAAGGGTTATATGATGATACTGACAAAATACAATTTGCAGAACATATATATGATAAACTAAATAGGAGACACTATAAACAAGCAAAAAATGCAGCAATGGCTGCTCCAAACTTTATAATGACAAACATAATTAGGAATTCTTAAACCATAAAGATTAGCGAATCTCCTTAATTATTTGTATATTAATAATATAATATGATGAACGTGGATTTAAACAAAAAAAGTGTAAAACAGCAGGGTGGTCAGCAAATGATTCCTAATGAACCTGGTATGCAACAGCAACCGCAGGTTGATCCACAGGTTATGCAAATAGCTGAAATGTTCAACCAATCAATAGAATCTGGCCAAAAACCAGAAGAAGTTGTTGTTATGCTTATGGAACAAGGGGCTGATCAAAATATTATAGGTCAAGCACTTATGCAAGTAGGTATGGCTCAAGAAGATGTGGTTGTTATTTTTGAAAACGTACAAAAAATGCAACAACCTAAAGCACCTACAGCTGAACAAATTACAAATAATCCACAACAACTGGCTAGAGAAGAAGAGATACAAGAGGATGCACCTAATATGGATATACCTATTGATCCTATAGAGATGGCTAAATCAGGTATTGAAATTAAGCCTGAGAATAAAGGTAAGTTTACTAGATGGGCTAAAGCACGTGGTATGTCAGTTGCTCAAGCATATAAAAAAGTATTAGCTAATAAAGAAAAGTATCCTCCTTCTGTAGTTAAGATGGCAAACTTTGCACGTAATGCAGCTGGTTGGAAAAAAGGACAAGAAGGTGTTGAAATGCCAAGTGAAGGTTTACCTGTACAAGATCCATCTGTTTTGCAAAGAATGCAAATTAAACTTCGTGACTTAATAAAAAGTAATGAAGTAAGCCAGGCTCCATATGATATACAAGGTATGATTCCTCCAGGTTACGTACCAAATCCAATGCAAACATTTGAATTTAGAGATGCAAATCAAAATGGTATTGAAGATAGGGATGAAGGTATTTATAAACAAAGAGATTTAATACGTGAAGAAGATTTACCTAAAGGAAAGGCAATAGGAAGAACTTTTTGGGGAAAAAGCAGTGGTGTACCTTGGCCTACTATGGATATTCCGGGCAAATATGCTCAACCTAAATTACAAGGTGGGGGTGATAATTATGATGCTGTAAAAGCTGCAATGCTTCAGGGAGACAAAGTAGGAACAGACATGCAAAATCAATTGGCATCTTTTATGAACCAAGTTAATTTTGTTGATACAAGTAAACCTAAAGAAAAAGACAATAGAAACTTTATTGACAAAGGACAAGATGAAGGCGTATTAAATCCAGGACCATTATATGTAAATCCAGCTATATATAATAATAACAAATTTAATCTAGGTAAAGCAGCAAATGTTTTATTAGAGGGTTATGAAAATATGTTTAGCGGTAAGGATAAAGATGGTGATGGTGTCAAAGATGGAAGCTTTAGAGATTGGAGAGGTAAGGCTATAAAGAATAAGTTGGATAAATATAGAAATGCAACTTATACTATAAACTATGATGGTAGTGCGGAGAACATTCAAGCTATGAAAGATTTCCAAACTCAATTTATGAAAGAAAATCAAGATTCAACACCAGAAGAATTAATTGAAAATACAGCAAAATATACAGAACAAGGTTTTCTTGATGGTATAGAGAATTTAAATTTAGATCCTAAAATAAAAACTTTTTTAACTAAAAGTACAGAGGGAATGTCTGATGCTGCAATACAGGCATATCAAGATCTTAGAGCTAAGATATTAAAAGACCGTGGTATAGAAATAGAAGAAGATACTTCAGTAGAAGTAGAAGATACTACAGTAGAAGATACTAAAGTAAATGAAACTGATCCTAATTTTATAGGACCACCAGAAGCTCCTACTGATGAAGATATAGATGAAGATATAGTAATTAAATATGGTGCTGAAGTATTACCTAAAGCATTATTTGGTTTTGGTAAAAGAGCAAGACAAGCTAAACAAAAGATAAAAGAAGATCCAATATCATTTGCAAGACTAATGGCAGGAGATGTAACAGCTGCAACTGCATTTATGCAAACAGGTGGTGCGCCATTTGCAGATCAAACACTTACTTTTCAAGAATGGTTTATGCAAGATCCTATAACTAGAAGTGGACCAAACGCTCAGCAAGAATATGAAGCCTATGTTCAACAACAAGAAGGTCCACAATTAGGTCCTGTACAAACAGATACACCTTCATTAGAGGATGCAAATACTGGTACTTATTCACCAATGGTAGATAAAGATAAAGATGGTATTCCTGATTATATAGATATTGATGGTGGTGATGGATCAGGGAAAGGTGCTCCAGGTACTGTAGATCCATCCCCTTCTGCGGAAGAACTCTATGCAAAAATTAAGAAACCTGAAGTAGATGTAAATACAGGAGGTTTAAAAGGATTTTTAGATAGAGTTAAGAACAGCACTGTTGCTACAGCATTTGGTGATGTTTCTGATTTTGCTGTTAAAGCTGCAGATGTAGCTAATGATTACTTTGCTCAAAAAGAGCAAGAAGAGGCAATGGATGATTTGAGAGTAAGTTTATCTGCAGATAATATATATGGTACAAAAACAGATGCCTTTAATAAAAGAGGAACGTTTGATGTAAACACAGGTATAATGGGTAGTGAAGGTGACGCAACTACTGGATTATATCTTACAAAAAAAGGTGGAGAGTTTAAACCACATATGATGTATGATCCTAAAAATGGTAAAGGGTATATGGCTAATAAGATGGAGGATCATTTAAGAATGAAAGAAATGGGTTACCTACATAAAGAAGAGTTAGGCAAAGCTAAACAAGGTGGAGAAACAGTTAGTGTTGATTCAGCAATGTTAGCAAAACTAATTGCAGCGGGAGCTGACATAGAAATGTTATAATTATGGCAAAAATTAAAATAAATAAATTACCAAAAGGATTTAAGTTAGTTGACGGCAAAGTAGTTGAAGACAAACTTATGCAACGTGGTGGTGGGCTTACATCTGGTGATCAAGCTGATTATGGTTTGGTTACAACTCCAGAACAATATTATGGTCTTACAAATTTTAATAATACACAAGATGAGACTGTAAGATATTCTTTAGGTGCTGTACCTAGAGATGAAGCTAATTTAGAAGCTGAGGGTGGAGAAACTGTATTAACAGATTTAAATAATGATGGTATGTTTGGTCTTTACAATATTACAGGACCAAGACATAACAGAGGTGGAGTACCAATGTTTTTACCAGAACAGTCTTTTGTTTTTTCTGATACAAGAGCTTTAAGAATGAGCCCTGATGAAATGCAAGAGTTTGGTATAGGTGGTAGTAGAAAAACGCCAGCTGTACTTTCTAGACGTTTTGGATTACAAGATTATTATGCTGAATTAGACTCACAGTATGCTGATGATATTTCTGCTAGAAGTGCAGAGCTTATGTTGCAAAAAAATATGGGAGATTTATCTAAGCTTGCCTTTATACAAGAAGCAAAAAAAGATTTCCAAGACGGTGTACCATTAGCATCATACCCATACTTAGCATCTATAGGAGAAGACCCTATAGCATTTACAGCTAAGATGGAAGAGATATCAGAACAAAAAGCTCAAGAAAGAGCATTCCAAGCTTTACCACCTGAGCAACAACAACAGATATTAATGTTGCAAGAGTTTATGGCACAACAGCAAATGTCACAAGAAGGCATGCCTCCACAAGGTATGGAACAACAAATGCAACCACAACAACCAACAGCTCAACAACAAGAGTTGGGTATGGCAATAGCTAATAATGATATGCTAATGACTGCTCAGTTTGGTACTGAAATGGGTGATTTCTTAGGTAAAGCTGGTTTAACTAAATATCAAAAGAAAGGTGAGACAGCTTCTCAATATGCTAAAAGAAAAGGACAAAGTTGGCCAGAAGGTGCAAAAGATCCTACATTTGATGGCAAAGTATGGCAGTTTCCAGATGGAACACCACCATTAGACAAACAAGCTGCAAGAACTTTAGCTATAGCAGTTGCAACTGGTAGTCCAATACCACCTCAGTATATGAAAGATACTAATGCTTCTGATAATACTGAATCATCTACACAAGATGAAGAAGTAACTATTAATGAAAATGAAGAACTTAATACTGAAGATCAAACTGTAGAGGTTAAAGAAACTAAAGTAGTATCTGAAAACCAGGTTGATAAAGTTGAGTCAGGTAACAATCCGTTTAAAGAAGGTTCAGCTAATTATAAAAAGCATAATGAATATGTAAATGGTGGATATACACCTACTATCATAACAGAAAATGGTAAGAAAAGAGTTAAATATGTTAGACCTGCAACAGAGTTTGATTATAGTCAATATGCAGACAGGCTTAAAAATGTAACAAAGACTGAAGTTAAAGGATCAGATGGTAAAACATATTCTGTTTATTCTGATGATGTAACTGGTCAGCAGCAAATAACCAATGAGTCTGGTGCTGCCATATTTATACCAGGATTATATTCTGCATCTGATTCACCTGTTACACAATACAGTAATAGATACGGATTTGGTTCTGATGAATTTTTTGAAGATAAATCAAAAGAAGATTTTTATTTTAGAAATAAAGCAATCATTGATAAAATTCCTGACTTTCAATTTAAGATGGAAAGAGATGCTGATGGGGATAAAAAGACTGATCAAGCATATATTGATAACTGGCTTAAGTTTCAAAACGCATATGAGGATGAGCGTAAGAAATACATGGAAGCTCAAGGCCTTACTTACATTCCTTACTTTATTTCTGATGAAGAGTTTAAAGCTCATCCAGAAAAATATGACAAAGATGGAGATGGTAAGATAGATGATGACTTTAAGAAAAGAAGACTAGATGGTAAAGCAGGTGTATTTACTATAAATGCTCCTGGTTTTGATATAGGTTATGAACCTGGAGATACACAGTATTTAGATGTACCAGATGATCCAAAAACACCACCTATACCAAAAGATACACCACTTCCTCCAAGAGAATGGTGGCAGCAGGACATTAATAATTTATTGACTCTTAATGCAATAGAGGATGAGTTGTTTTTACCGTGGGCTCCTGAGTTAGAAGATCAAAAGATAGATTATGTATTAGATGACTATACAGGAAGAGTAAATGCTAATCTAGCAGCTCAGAATGTAATGGCTAATGCATTAGGTGCTTATGGTCCACAAGCTATTGCTAGAAGTGATATACAAGGTAAAACTTTAGATGCAAATGCTAAAGCTATAAACCAAGTAAATCAGAATAATGTTAGAACAATGAACCGTGTTGCAGCTTTACAACCTCAGCTTGATATGAAAGTTGATATACAAAATGCTAAAACACAAAAAGGTTTATATGATGATACTGTAACTGCATTACAACAAGCTCAGAATTTTGATAATTGGAAAACTGCTAAGTATAATGAATTGTATAATACAGGATTGACTAATGCAGCTAATACTTACAACCTCAATACTTTATATGATACTTATAATGTAGATCCAAGGTCTGGTGGTTATGTAGAGTTTACTCCTGATGGTAGAATGTTATATAAAGATAGTTCAGCTGATCAAGAACAAATTAGAATTGAAAGACTACAAAAGCTTCAAGAATTATTTCCAGGTAAAGCTCATGAAAATTATCCTATAGTATATGGTGATAATGTAAATGCTACAGAAGGTATGACAAATGCTCAAGTTGAGGCACAACGAAGAGGTGGTTTTCCATCTTATAGTCCAACAGGTAATGTTAATGTAAACCAAGGTAAAAAAGGAACAGAAGTAAAAAAGAAATATAGAAAAGCATTCCCGTTTTCAGTGGGACAGATGGGTTATTAAACTTAAAGAGTTTACCGTCAATGCTTTGTAAACTTATTAAATAATATTAATTTTGAATTATGAGTACATACATCAAAGGAGCAGATACTTATTTACCAGAAATTAAACCGTTTACACCGGATTATAAATTTCTGTCTGCCGTGCTTGATACAAGGCAGGATAAGTATGATACTAATTTTAAAGCAACAAATGATTTATATAATAAAGTTGTGTATGCAGATCTATCTAGACAAGATACTAGAGATAGAAGAGATCAGTATGCAGAACAGATAGCACCTCATATTGAAAAGATTTCTGGAATGGATTTATCTATTGCAGCTAATGTAGAAGCTGCTAAAGGTGTTTTTGCTCCTTTCTATGAAGATGATCTTACTGTAAAAGATGTGATGTTTACAGCAGCATATAGAGATCAAATGCAACGTGCTGATAATCTTAAGAACTCACCTAATGTAGATGTTGCAGATAAATGGTGGGATGTTGGTGTTAGAGCTATGCAATATCAAATGGATGAGTTTATGAATTCATCTGCTGATGATGCGTTAAGACAAGGGTTACCTGAGTATGTACCTGATGCTGATTTATTTAAGATGAGTCAAAAGATTTTAGAAGAGATGGATCCTCCTCTAAAAATGAAGATGGATAGGTTTGCTTTAGTAGATAACCCAAAGTTTAATCCTAATAAACCAGAAGGTCCTGGTAATTTAAGAAAGATAAATAATACTGACTGGATTATAACTGAACAAAATGGAACATTAGTTACAGGAGCTGCATTACAACAAATTAGAAATAGGTTGATGAATCATCCTAATGTACAAAGAGCATATCAAACAAAAGCTTATGTTATGGGTATGGACTTTGCTACAGATGCAGTAAAAAATGGAGCTGCTTCAAGTTTAAAAGCAGGTCAAGAGATGTGGGCTAATGAAACTATTAGAAGAATTACCGCTATAAATGATAAGAGATTACCACAAGCATTACAAGATTTAGCAGCTGCAGAACGTGCTGCCGTAACTTGGGATAGTTACAAATTAACTAATGGTTTGGTAGAGGGATCTGAAATAGATCAACTTCATAATGAAGAACTTTCTGATATTGAAGCTTATAAGCGTGATATAGAAAATATGAAAAAGATTCAGGATGAAGGAAACTTGCCTGCGTCAGATAGTTTAGCCGGTACTCTTAACAGAGCTTATAGTATGCTTATGCAACATGATATTATGAATGATATGATGGAGTCAGCTCAAGCATTTAGTGCAAGAGACTATGAGTATACAATGCGTGAAAACCAATATGCTGTAGATGAAAAAAGGCATTTGTATGACATGGCAGAAATTAAAGCTAGAGCTATAAATGCAATGAATCTTGAGAAGTTTAAGCAAGATAGAGAAGACGCTAGAATGCGTGAAAAAATTGCAAGAGAAAATGCAGCATTAAATAATCCTTTAAATGCAGCCCTGCAAGGTAATAATGTTACTATTGGTGATGCACAAAGTATTGATGTTGCAACTAAAGATGGTGAGGCAACACAAAATGTTGATATGATTCAGCGTAGTAATTCTCAATATATAGAAGCAGATCAAAAACTAGCAACAACACAGGTTGATGATATTTTGAATATGATGCAGCTAATGAATCCTAAAGGGGATAATAGCTCACAAGATCAAACTTTTGGTATTATGTTACCTGGAGATGAACCAGGTACTGTTGAAGAGTATAGAGGTACAATAGAAAACATAAAGAGAAAACTTCTTACACGTAATACAACTACAGTTGATGGTAAAGAAGTACCAGGAGATTTCAAATACCGTAATGTCATTAATGATATCTTTACAGAAAAGAATAACGTTTTTGTAGATACTAGACTGCAAACAAAGAACAACCCTAATTTAACTTTAGGTCCTGAAGGTCAAACAATGTATGATGACTTATACAATAAAATGAATGGTCCAGGTGGTACTCTTACACAAATGAAAGGTGTTGATGCCTTTATTACAGATACCTATGAGAAGTATGAAAAAGTATATAATGATGAGATAGTACAACTAGTACAAACTGAAGATAGACATGTTAAAAATCTTATGCAAAATGGTAACATGCCAGGTTTATTTTTAAACGGTGTACCATTTGCAAGCAAAGAAGAATATATTAAGTATGTTGTACAAGGTGTTGAAAAAGGTGAAATATTAAATGTTGATTTAGATTGGAAGTGGGATACAGGAACAAGTAATACTGATTATAAAATCCCTGCAACTCAAACAAGATATACTGAGTATGGTACACAGTCATTCCCTGTTTACAATGAAGACGGCTCCCGTAAGTATGAAATAGATATGAGTGCTGTAGAGTCTGAAGCAGGTATGGTTTATGATGCTTTAAAAACTAAACTAAACGCTAAATTAACAGGACAGCTAGGAGACAATTTTGTTGGTGGTGATTTTAATTCTGCTAGATATGGCTTTGGTGGTGCATACAGTGATGTTGTAAGTAGCCCAACATATAACTACTCTCTTAATCCTTTAACAAGTAATCCAGGTGCTGAAGCAGAGATGATTAATTTAGTTAATCAGTTGAATTATCTTGAGAAAGATAATAAAGCATATGGTCTTGGATATGGTAAATTAAATAAAGAAAAAGAGCTTTTAGAAAAAAATGCATTGGCTGTTAAAGTTTGGAGTTTATATAAAGAAGATCTACAAACTTGGTATGGTAATCCTAAAAGATCTAATACTGATGCTATAGCTCCTGTTGCAACATTAAGATACAAACCTGTATTTGATATAGCAAGTAAAGCAGATAAGACACATGCTGGTTATGAGATTGTGTTTTCTCCTGAGTGGTTAGCATCAAAAGTAAGTGGACCAGCTAGTGATCAGTATGGTGCATTAACATCAAATGAAGTAAAATTATTGCAGGGTGTTGGTGATGATAATGAAGGTGCAGGTATCTTTATGGTTTATGATCAGAACTTTGATCAAAACATGAAGAGTAATAATACATCTTTTTATTCTCCTACAGAAATAGATATTGTATCAGGTACCAATGGTTATGCTGATTATACAATACCAAATGATAATGGTATTACCCCAACAGTACAATATAGAGTTATTAAGAATGGTACTAATGACTATGTATTAAATGCTGATGTAAATATGTATATACCTTATGAAGAAGGTGTTGAACGCCAGGGTGATTACCGTACACAATCTATAACTTATAATTTTGATATGAGTCAAGGTTTGCGTGGTTTAGAAGAACAAATGGCAAATCAAAGAGCATATTTTGATCAGGTTAGATTACAAAACCAATTGCAACGTAAAAGAGATGAAGCTCAATACGGCAACAAATAAATAAGAGACAGATGGAGAATCAATCTAAAACGCCATTAAATAGCGCTATTGAACAATCTCAGAGACCTGCCCCACAGAGTATTATACCTGAAGGGCAGTTCAAGTTTACCCCTATTGAGGAAATGTTTGAAACCCCAGAGGAGATAAACACTAAGAATGTTCTAGCAGATCCAGACTTTTATGCTGGTTTAAATGCTGCTAAGCCAATGATTGATAAGTATGGCATTAATGCTATGGCTAGTTTAGGTGTTGCTCCAAGCTATTCTTCAGATACATTTAATCCAACAGACCAAGAGAAACCATTAGATATTTATGATGTTGCAGGAAACATGAAAGCTGCAATGACTTTAACTCCAAAGTCTCAGGCTGAAGTTCCTGTTTCTCCTACCTTTTCTGGTGCAAGGCAAACTCAATTTATGAGATACTATGAGCATCCAGAGTTTGATGATTTAGGATATTCTCCTACTTCAAGTATGGAAAACTACTATAACGCAAACTCAACTATTTGGGATGACTTTACTAGAATGCGTAGTCAATGGTGGAGTGTTGCAGCAGGTGGTTTTGCAAGTGTATATAACTCATATGGTAGCTTATTTAGTGGAAATTATTTAGAGCCAGATTTAGATGGTGCTAGTGATTACGCTGATGCTATGGGTATTATGTCTAGTTCAAGAGATGGGGCATTAGCATTTACAAATAATTTATTTGCTAACTCTGCATACACTATGGGTATTATTGGATCTGTAGCATTTGAAGAACTTTTATTAGCAGGAGCCACATATCTTTCTGGTGGTTCTGCTGCACCTGTAGCTGTTGCTAGAACAGGTTTTAATATTGCAAAATTAGGTAAAGCAATATATAGAATAAAAGATATAGGTAAATATTCAAGAACTATTTTACAACAAGCAAGAAATCTAGATACTGCAAGAGATTTTTGGACTGCTGCTAAAAGTGGTGGTAAAGTAGTAGCTAATGGATTAGGTAATGCATTTACTCCAAATAGTGTAGCAGCAATTAAATCTTTAAAGACAGCAAAGAATACAGGTCAAAACTTATCTAATATGGCCAAAGCATCTGTTGCTTTTGGTGGATTTTATAGAGATATCCAAATGGTAAACCTTGCAATGGCAGAAGCTAAGCTAGAGTCAGGTATGGTATACAATGATGTAATGGCTCAAGGTATGAATGACTTGAGTGCACAAAAAGGTGGTAAAGCATTAACTGAAGAAGAAGTAGCAAGAATACAACGTAGTGCAGATAAGGCACAATTTTACACCTTAATGGCAAATGCCCCATTAATTTATGCAAGTAACTGGTTTGTGTTAGGTACTGCATTTCGTGGATTCAAAGGTGCCATTGCTAAATCATTAGGTAACACTTTTGCCAGTGGTGTACAAAAAGGTATAGTTAATACTGCTGGTAAAAAAGCAGTAGATAGTGCTGGTAAAAAGATTTTAAGTCCTTTTAAAAATGCTGGCCGAGGTTGGAAAGGTTTTACAGCAAAAGTAAAAGCAGGTGGTTGGAGAGGTTTAGTTGGCTCAGGTGCATTAGCAAGTTTAGATTATTTTGCTGCGAATATTGCAGAAGGTGTTCAAGAGGTTGGTCAAGAAGCTATAGCAGCAGCAACTAAAGGTTATTATGGAGAAGTAATAAAAGATCCTACTGCAGGTGGTGAGGCACTACAAAAAGAAATGATGTTGTCTGCAATGGGTAGTCAATTTTCAGAAGAAGGTTTAGAAGTATTTATGTCTGGTTTTCTAATGGGTGGGTTAGTTAGTCTGCCCCAGAAAGCATTTTTCCAGGGTGTACCTTCAATTTATAACTATGGTTTATTTGGTATGGGTACCAAAGCACAAAAAGAAGCCTATGCTGAGCATAAAGCCAATAGAGAAGAATTTATAAATAACCTTGTTGAAGTATACAATAAAGCATGGGATAATCAAGCAATTGATCCAACAGAGATGCTTGATCCAAATAAAATGAACTTTAATATACAAAAACAAGTTGCTGAAAACATGAAGCAAAATGTATATTCTAAAGATTTATTTGGTTTTATTGATCAAAAAGATTTTGCTAAGTTTCAACAATACTATACAATATTTGCGGGTGGTAAGGCTAGTGCGTTTAGAAATCAAATAGAAGCATTCCAAAAATTATCTGATGAAGAATTATCAGAAGCATTTCCTGAGTTAACCAAGGATGAAATCAAAAGTGGTAAAGCACGTGAGCGTATGCAAGACACTCTTGACCGTATGGATAAAGCAGAGAAAATGTTTTTTGAGGTTGAAGAAAAGTTTCCTAATCCTTTTGATAAAAAGAAGTTCAATAGAAAAACTCAACCACGTGAGTATGAACAAGAAGCATATAGACAGGCTGCTTATGAGCATGCTAAGTATTTATATATGTTTACTAATAGCACGTTTGTTAGAGCAACAGAAAGAGCAAATGATTTATTTAGTAGACTAGAAAGTGAGCCTTTGTTTGATGGAATGGCTGCTAAAGATTTAACTGTGCTATTAGATGTTGACTCTATTGATAGAGAAATAACATTGTTAACAGCAGAGATTGCTGCTACAAAAGGGGCTGATCAAGGTATTGGAGAAACAAATAAAGTAAAAGCTGAAAAAATTAAAAGACTTCAAGCTTTTAAAAAGTTTGTTAGTGATCCTAAGTTTACAAAGAAAGATGGTTCTTTTGATAGAAGAAGAATGAATGCTTTGAGAAGAGAGTTTAGAAACTATGTTAGATACATGGCTTCTACTTCTGGTGCTTTTGTAAGTGAAGATGCTATGAATGAAGCTCTTGATATGATAGTAGATTATGGTGCCTTAAAAGGTAGACAGAAGACCTATTATAAAGCATTGGAGTATTTGGGTAACCCAGAAAGAATAGCAGAAATATCTGATAGACAATATCAAGTAAACAAAGAGTTAGGTGATAGACGTGCTGAGTTAGTTAGAGAAGCAGCAGAACAATATACAGATATTATTGAGGCAAATGAATTAGTAAACCAACTTGGAAAACTTGGTATATATCCTGATTTAGTACAGGTAAGTGCATTTCTTAAAACTGGAAATGCAGATTACTTAACAGACTTTTATGATGATTATGGTTATGTAGATCCAAAAAATAATAAAGCAAGGTATGATCAAATAGAAAGACTTTTAAATGCTTACAAAGAAACAAGAAGAGAAAAACAAACAGAACAAGCAGAAAAAACTGAAGAGGATATTGCGTCAGAAGCAGCGGAAGAAACGAGAACAGCTTTAGATCAAATTCTTGATGATGCTGGTTTACCTCCTATAGATATTGATAGTAGTAGGATAACACCTATGTTAGATGAGATCCTAAGAAATCAGTATAGAAAATATGCAGCTCAACAGGCATTGCTAGATGGTGAACCTCTTAGTCCAGAAGAATGGAATAACAGTAAGCAAGCTAAAAATATTAAAGCAACATTTATTGCAATGAAAAAAGTTTGGGCAGCTGGACCAATGACAGCTGATCCAAATGGCAATGTTATGTATAATAAGCCTGTAGAAAAACAGTTCTTAGAAACTGATGAGGGTTTTGCAGAGTTTTTATCTTCTCCTGATAGATTGGCACAAACACCAATTTTAACAACTGTATTAAATCAATCTGACTTAACGTTAAATGATTTTGTAGAACTAGAGGATATAGATGTTACAGAAGGTGAGGCTTTCCAGGGTAATCAAGCACAAACTGTATATAAAGAAGGACAAACTGCTAATGTTATTGAGTATACTATCATAGATCCTCAAACAGATGCAGTAACTAAACAATACCGTATACTAGATAAAAAAGGTAATGAACTATCTAAGGAACAAATAGAATTCTTAGATAGTAATTATGGATCTGTATTTGGAACATTCTTAGATGCGTCAAGAGCAAAAGAAGCATTAGTAATGGGCTTAGATGCAAATGTACCTGATTCAGCACCATTTGCTTTTGATGGTGTTACTGACTTACATCAAGGTATGCAGGTGATGAAAGATGGTATTAAATATATTATCTTAAGTACTCCAAAGCAAGCAGCAAAAGGTGTATTAAGAATTATTGATGTAACCAAGAAAAACGGAACTAAAAAAGAAAAAGATAAAGCTACTGTAAAAGTATATCCTGGACAGTTTAATGGATCATACATACCTATTGTTGCTGATTTTAGTTTATTATCAGACAACGTTAGTAGAATCAAAAGTCAAGATTTATTTACTATGTATCCTCACGTCACTTATGGTGGGGTAACTGATTTGGATGAGCGTAGAGCTATTTTAGCACAAGCTAAAGAAAGCTTTAATTATATTATGACACAACTATCTCCAAAACAAATGGAAAGTTTAGAGTTAGTTGTTATGCTAGATCCAAAAGGCGGTACATTAACACAAGATCAATTAGCTGTTGAAGACATTGCTGGTAATAAATACGGTGAATCAAATCCTTTAATTAAAAGATATAGAAGTAAATATTACATAGGAATTAGATTGGGTAGTGAAGATCTAAGACAAGAGCTTCTTAACAATTGGCCTGAAGATATAACACCAAGTATTAGCTCTGATGGTATCTTTGGTTATATAAATACAGATGCATACTCAATATTTGATCAAGAAACAAGACAAGAAATTGATCCTAGAAACATGAATTCTAGACAAGCTTCTAATACTGTTTTACCTATTAAATCTAATGAGTTAACTAAAGATGAAAAGCTAGAGGCTGTTAGAAAAGCCTTTACATTAAATGCTTTAATTAGTCAGACATTTGACTCATATGATTTTACTGATGGCCCATTATATTTTCAAAACGGTACACTACCATTTACAATTTCACTAGATGTAAAAGGTGGAAGAGTTGTTTTTGATAAAAAAGATAAAAAGCTAGATGCACTTGCTTATAACACAGCAGATGATGCAGGTAATATTTTTGTTTTTAACTTAAGAGCTAATCCTGAAGTAGCTGGTACTAGAACTTTAGATTATAATACAACAGCACAAGGAGATGAAAGGGTAAAATTATTTGATGATATTATAGCTGGTTTAGATCTGCAAAATCAAGCAAATATATTAAGCGGACCTGATAGATATGTTGCTATTGTAAAATTACCAAATGGTAAGTATGCTAAAGTAAATCTTAAACCTACTAGTTTAACAGAGGAGGAAAGAAATGCTTTATTTGTTAAAGTTGTAGATAAAGCAATAACAGTAGGTAAGATTACTGATGAAGCTAAAGCAACAGAAGAAGCATATGATTTTAATAATAAAATAGATCTTGAAGATCTGTTTATTAGTTCTGTACCAGGAAATCACATTGAGTTAAAAGTTGGAAAAGATGGTAGTATATTTTTCTCATTAGACAATAAACAACTTGAAGAGACTATAAACATAGGTCTTACACCTGAAGAAGTAAATTCAACTGATACACAGCAAGAAAAGTTAGAAACTCTTATTAGTAAATTTAATGAGGATGCCCGTGTTAAAGCTGCAAAAGCGGTCCTTAAACCAAAGAACTTTAGAAGAACATTTAGCAATGAAGCTAAGGTTGAAACTATAGTAGAAAACTCTACAACACAAGTTGATCCAAAAGTTATAACAGGACAAACTATTATTGTTGGTGCTAGCTCAGAAGCATTACAAAGTGCTGGTAATGTACCTTTTATTCCTAGATCTAAAAGACAGAAGGTAGAAAGTCAAGAGGAAGTAGAAAATAGTAAGAGACCAGAAACTGCAGAAGAAGCAGAAGAAAGTGTATTAGATCAATCTGATGCAGAGTTTAATGACAACTTATCAAATGATTTTGCAGATAATCAAGAAAGTATTGATCATTTAATAAATAAAATTTTAAGAGGTGAAGAACTTTCTCCACGTGAAGAAGAGATGATGAACAACTCTGTTATTGCAAACAGTGTTAATTTTAAAGTTGCAACATTGGGTGGTCCTGGTTCTATGAGTACTTCAACTGAAACTCCAAAGAAAGAAACAAAATTAGATGAAGTAAAAAGAGATATAGAAAACTTAGAAAGAGAACTTACAGAAGGTTTATCTGGAAAAGAAAAGTATAAAGCTTTAGATGAAAGTAAAGAATATCAAAGACTTCTTAAACTACGTAAGTCACTAGAGAGTGGTGCTAATAAACTTGTTGGTGCTACTACAGAAGTGCAAAGAGTAGAAGATTACAATGAATTCTTAGATTGGGCAAGTGCAAACTTACCTGATAACTTCTCTATAGAAGATCTTACTACTATAGCGGATAATGGTGTAAACGCAGGTTACCAAAGAGTTGGTGCTTTTGTTTTAAATCTTAACCGTATAGCAGGAGGGATTACAGTGGATGGTGTAATCTACACTAGTGCAACAAGTCCATTTAAATATCATGAGGCTTTTCATGGTGTATTTAGAATGTTACTATCACAAGAAGACATAAATAAATACAGAAGGATTGCTAAAAGAGAAGTAAAAGCTAAATACGGCAATAAATACAAAGAGACTCTAGAAAGATTTAGAAACAGCGCTGAGAAGTATCAGGGTATGACTCAAGAACAATTAGAAAATGAGTTTGCTGAAGAGTACATGGCAGATGAGTTTGAAAAGTTCAAGATGAATCCTAAGTCTAGTAAGACAGATGCAGATGTAAAGAATCTATTTACTAGAATTATTGAGTTTATAAAAGCAGTATTCTCTAGATATACTACTAATGAATTACAAACACTATTTGAAAATATAGATTCAGGTAAGTATAGAGATGCTAATCCACAGACAAATGAGTTTACAACGTTAGATGATAGTCTAAGTGGTAATATGAGTATTGCCAATGCATTAATTAGATATGATTCTAAACAAGAGACTAGAACCGGTAATGATGTAGGATATTTATATTTAGATACAGATATAGCAGATACTATTGTCAGATCTATGGCAGCTATGTTTGTAAAGCAAGTACAAGATTTAAAATTATTAGGAGAAGACCAATTTAGTCCACAATCAATGATGGATGATCTTTTACTAGAATTCAGATTATTATATGATACATCTAGTATACACAATGCTGGTATACAAGGACCAAAAAGAGAAGTACTCCAAACAATTGAAGATGCTTTCAAAACATATCCAGAAGACATTAAAAAAGAAGTATTAGCATTAGTTAACATTATTGCAGACATGCCTGCAAATAAAGAACTAAGAATAGATGAAACTGAAGACACATTAGGATTAAGATCTGTTAGTGAGTTTGATAAAGAGGCTTCTATGATAGGTGGGTTTAACTCTTTAAGTTTTAAACTGCGTTCATATATTGCTACTACAACTATGGCTGAGACAGACTACTTTGGTAATAAGACATTAGCAAATGGTCAAGAGTTAATTGTTCCAGTTAAATTTAATGAAGTCTATAATGGTTTACTAAAAGCTGTAAAAAATACAGAGAGCCATGTAGATATGTTGAAAAGAGCATATTCTTTTTCTAGATTAAATCCTCAGATGAAGGCTGTTGTTGACAGACTTCTAAATGATGTTGGTGTAACACCAGAAGAATTGAGTTCTGATGCTCCATTAGCTAATGTAAAAGACGGTGCTTTATTGCAGTCAATATTAAAAGGTTTCCAAAATAGTAGACTAGATTACATATTTGTTGAAAGAGACAGCAGTGGTGGTATACTTATTTATAAAGCTACAGATAGAGATAATGTTAATTCTCAATTAGACCAGTGGTCTCAAGCTTATATTAATAGAAGGAAGTTATATACTAGTGATCCAAATAGAAAGATACGTTTAGTTGATCTTGTAAAATCCATACAAGAAGATATGGACTCTGACACAGGAAGCTTTGTGGATATGCAAGCAAAATCTAAAAACTATACAGAAAGACTTTTTGACTTAACAGGTTTAAGAATTAGTCCTCTATATATGTTATACACTTTAGGTCAGACTATACCAGCAGCAAATAGAGATCCTCAAACACAAATTCTTATTGATGGTTTTTCTGAACAGTCACCAATGTCATATACATTACTGACTGAATTAAATCAGGCTTTCCAACAAAATAGAAATATATTTTCTAAAAGCCAAGCGGGTTTATCTTCTAGACTTGCAACACTAGCTGTTCAAAACGCAGCATTTGATGAGTCAGTTGGTGCCACATCTTTTGTTAATCCAAACAATGATTTGGTTTTTGCTCATCAACTACCAACGTTGCATACTAGAGCAATACAAAGTTTGAATAATGAGGAAACAATAAAGAATCTAGAGGCTGATGACTTCTTAAAAAACAATTACTTATTAAATAATGAAGCATTTAGAAATCTTTCTAAAGAACAAAAGCTTCAAGTAATAAGACTTGCAGGTAGTAAAATTAAAGATAAGATTTTAGAAGATGGTTCTGAAACAAATGAGGATCTGTTAAATTCATCTTTAAAACCTAATAAAGCTACACAGGCTTTTGGTGAGTTCACTCCACAAGAGTTTGCTTTAGAGTTAATCAATTTATATACTGCTGAATTTAATACTAGAAGTGGTGTTGTATCTTCTGTAGAAGGTTTGGGTAAAACTCAAGTTGGTTTGTCTCCTACTTTTATTAGAGTTATGGAGGCTTCAAACACTGGTGATTTGGTAACACTACCTATAATTAAGGCTGTTACAATGAAAGGTGACAAGGTAGAACTTACTCCTCAACTTATCAATGTGTTTTATTCTAGTATAGAAAATGAATACTTAAGAATAGCAAGAGAAGCAAGAAGGTTATCAGTATTTGAAAATACAGGAGTTGATCCCGAAGGATTATCAAACATCCAAGGTTATAATGACAGTAGAGAAGGTAGAGCGTTTAGTTTCTTTAACAATGGTAATGTATTTGATGGGGCAACTCAAGATGCTTTAGTTGAAGAAGCTTTTAGATCTGTTGAGTCAGATAACCCAGCTTTAACTCTTAATCAAGCACTTAAGGGGGCTGGTAAAACACCAGCTTCTGTAAGAGCAGATATTAAAAGAAATTTAAAACAAGCATTCAAAGATTTTGATGCTATGCTTAATGAAATGCAAATTAAAGATTTGTTATCTGAGCAAGTAAAATCTGGTTTAACAATAGCACAAGGAGTTCAAAGATCTGAAGTAACTATTTCAGAAGCAAGATTAAATCTGAATAGTAATATGAATCATAACTTGCAACAGATATTTTTTAATAACTGGGTAAACTCAAGATCTATCAATGAATTAATACTAGGTGATCAGGCTGTTTCTTTAAAGGGTATGGTTGATAAAGTTAAAAGAGCAAAGCTTAATAATGCTGCATACTATAGTGCTTACTCAGAAGTTACAGATAACAATCTAGGTATATTCCATCCAAGCAAATCATTTAATATGTTTGCTTTTTCTGAGCCACAAGCATCATCAACTATTACAGGAAACTCAATTGATAGAGCAGATGCACAAGCTTATATTACGGCTAAAGGATCAAGATATACTATGTTTGGTTTTGGTAGGTTAAGTCCTGCTATGGCAGAAATGTATGATACAATAGATGTTGGTAATGAAGTTACAGGTGATAGAATATTTGGTCAAAACACTGAATCATATAGTTTGGCTAAGAATCAAGACTTAATTAACTCTAAGAAGTATGTATATATGGATGGTCAGACAGCAGTTAAAATGTCTGTTACTGTATTAACAAAAGAATATACTTCAACGCAACAAGATGGTGTTTGGGTTCCTAAACCTAATATGGAAGAGTTACATTACTTGAGAGAGCAAATGGAACAAGCTGAGGCTGATAGTGAAACTTTTAGCATGGCAGCTCCTGAGTCCGCTTTAAAAATGATGAAGCAAAATGTAAATACTCTAACACCAGAAAGTACATTTGATACAAATAGTGATTTAGAGTATACTACTTTAAATACTCAATTCTTAGGATTACAAGTTATTAATCCAAGTAACAAGTTAGTAATTACTGATCCTTCACAGATTAAATCATTAATTACATCAGAGCATTTGCTTAAAGATGAAAATGGTAAAGATATTAAGGTTACCATATTTGGTCAAAGCTTACCAATATCTAAAGTTATTGATGCTTATAATACAGCTGTCTCAGAAAGGGTAATGTTGAATTATAAGAACAAAAGAAATTTAGTCTTTACTTTTGATGCTGCTCAAGATGAGTTTAGTTTATCAAAAGCCAAAGGTTCAATAACACCAAACTTAGCAGCATTTTTAGATTATGCAGTTGCAGGTTTAAAGGCTAGTGGTGCTAGCTCAAACCTATTAGAGTTTTTCTCAACTGAGGATGGTCAGCAAAAGTATAATCTTAATAATCCAATTACTGCTGCAAAGTTTCAGCAATTGTTTTTAACATACTTTAGTAGAGGTGTATTTAAAGAATCATCTCCTGGTTTGTCATTATCCCTTGTTTCTGACTTTGGACATAAGATATATAGAAGAGTATATGAAGTAGAAATAGTAGATGGTGTAACTATACCAGTAAGATCTGAAGTAATTAGAGAAAGAAATTGGAAAGGAACAAAAGATGACTTGACAGATTTACAAGAGCTTACATCAAACAATATACCTAGTGAGGGTATAGTTGTACTAGATGATCTTAGAGTAGGTGTTATGGAATACACTGATCCTAAAGACCCAAGTACTGCAACAGGTCAGAGATATTCTGAATCAATTACATCACCACATAACTCTGAAGTATTAGAATTAATTGCTAATAGTGATAGAGCTATTCCAGATGTTGTTGCAAAAATGTTTGCTGTACGTATTCCTTCACAAGATAAGCACTCAGCAATGGCAACAAGGATTGTAGACTTTTTACCTGCATACTATGGATCCTCTGCAATGTTCCCTAAAGAATTAGTAGAAATATCTGGTGCTGACTTTGATATAGATAAAGTATATACTGTAACAAAAGAGTATTATGTCAAAGATGGTGAGTTTATTGAGTACACTGACAGTTATGAAGATTATGTTAGATATGTAAACAATAAGGTTAATGAAACTGGTACTACTCTTTCTGAAGCTGCAAGACTATATAAAGATGATGTCTTAGCTGCAAAATTAGATAATAGTATTACTGAAACAGAGCTTAACATTGTAACAGATAAAGAAGCAGGAGATAAAAGAATTAGTGAAGATGGTTGGAAAGCAATGTTAACTTTAGGCTTACCAATAACAGAAGCACAATACAATGATTATGTAAAAAATAATGGAGTTCCTTTTGAAGCTCCGTTAAATAATAGAGTTGTTGATACTAGATATGCTTTAGTGTCTCATCCTGGTATGACTGAATTAGTTAAAGACAAGAATGCTAACGATAAAAGAAATACACCAATTGCTTATCAAGCAGCTGATTTAGAAGTTCTTGAAACTGCATTATCTGAATTAGTTGAGATGGAAGGTGTTCAGCTATTTAAAGATAGAGTAAATGAGGGACAGCAAGATGTAGATAATTTTACAGGAATGGTTAGGTCTTTTGAAGCTAACAAAGGTGCTGCAATTGGTCCTATTGTAAAGATTAATCAAAATTTAAATCTACTTACAGAATATAAAATATCTCTTAATAGACCTATATCTATAGATGGAAAACCATATCAAAGTTATAGTGTAGATTATATTGGTAATGATAGAAAACAAGATATAGTTTCTGCATTAATTACTGCTATGACAGATAATGCAAAAGAAAGATTAGCAAGAAAGCTTGGTTTAAATCCAAGTAGTATTGGTGCTGTAGGTAATATGATTGCACTTGGTATCCCTCTTGAAACTTCTTTAATGCTTATTAACCAAGCAGAAATAAGAGATATATATACTCAAGCTTTTAACAAAAAAGATAAGTTTGAACCAGGTGTAAAGAAACTTTTAAATATAAAGATTGCAAAATTATTAAATAGCTTAGAAGAATCTGAAAAGAAAAAGCCTGTAAGATTAACAAGAGAATTGTTTGCAAAAGGTATTGACTCAGTAGATAACCAAACAGATAGAGAAAAATTACAAGTACTATCTTTATTCAAAAGAATAAATGATATAAGTTCATTTACAAATAATCTTACAAAGGTTACTTCTTTAACTCAAGGAATGCCTAATTCAGTTCCAGATTTAAGACAGTCAAGAGTACAGTTACAAGATCTATTTAGTCCAAATGCACCTATGGATCTTACACCTTTATTGAAAAAAGGAAATAGTTTCTTTAAAACATATTTACAGATATACACACAAATATCAGATGATTTATTACCTGCTACTTTATTAACGGTTAGCCCAGGTTTTAATAGTATAATCAATAATGTATACGAGCAGTTAGACACAGATCAAGCTAGTTTTGATTTTGAAACAATGTCTAATGTAGAGATGGACGTGTTATCTTATTTAACTATAAAAGCATATCAGAAGTATCATACTGAAAGTTCTTCTTTAGCAGCGCCTTTGACAAATGATTTAATTTATCCAGGTCCTGCAGATCAATCTGATTTATCAATTGTAAAAATCATTAATGATTTAAGAAATCAAGTACAAGAAGAAAACTTCTTCCTTGATTCTTTTGTAGGTGTTCAATCAGCTTTTGAAGAAGGAAATAATACTAAGTTAAACTTAGCTTTAGCAGATACATGGAGAAGATTAAATGCTTCATCTAAGATAGACTTACAAACGTCTTTTGCTAAGCTTTATGGTAATTTAGATACTAGAGCGGGTGCACTATCTATTATACACTACATGATGGTAAAAGATGGTTTACAACTTAAATATGCTTCTTTACTACAAGCGGTGTCTCCTTTTGTAATAAACAGATATCTAAATGTTATAAATAATGTAGAAGATACACTTAGAAAAGACTCAGGTTTTGAGACCACATTTGGTATGACTAAAGATGAGTTAATTGATGAATTGGTAGAGGGTTATTCTACATCTAATGTTAATGGTCCTAAGCTTAATACATTTGAAATAGATGCTGGTTTACCAGAAGGAATGAAATATAGTAGAATAAATAAAGAAGTAACTATAGATCCTGAAATACTAGACATTGAACAAGACTATATCAGAATAGGTGAAACACAAGGTACTAGAAAGTTCTATAGAATATTTAAGAAAGGTGAGGATAATGTCTATAGTGAGGTTCCAAGTATGGGTGCAAACCAACAGTATGGTGGTGGATTTGCTTTTGGTCCTCGTTTGGAATATGAGCAACTAAGAAATCTAAAAATGACTGCTGATGAAGTAGCAGATCAACCAGTTCCTAATCAAACACCAGAGCAAACAAATATGACAGAGGCTATGAGATCTCCTGGTGCTATAATTACAGCTACTGAAAAGTCAGTTGAAGTTCAAAATAATATTGAAGACTCCCCTGTTCCAATAGGTGATACAGAAAAGATGCTAGCTGACTTGTCTGCTAATCAGATTAGTATTAAATTTGATGAGACAGAGAATGCTGTTATGGAAGACGTTGATATGGCTATGCCAGAGCAAACAGAAGAACAGCAAATTGAATCTGATAATCTTAAGAAAGATTTAGATGAGTCTCAAACTATAGCTGAGACACCTGAATTAGATGTATGGTGGGATGCTAATGTAGAGAATAACTCAGAAGCAAAAGCTAAGCTAGCCAAAGAAGGAATTAGAAGTTTAGATGATGCTAGAAACTTTTTAGAAACTGATTTATTTAGTGGTACTCAAGAAGGAGAAAGAAATTTAATTGAAAGACTTAAGTGTCTCATATAAAAGAATAAAATATGGCAACTTGTTATAACGTAAATGATCCAGCATATATAGCACTAAAAGAGTTTTATGGTACAGACCTTAAGACTTCTGTTGTTATAGATAGATGGCAGCGTGCAAATAATTCAGATGCTTTTCCTAGTCTTGTCTCAGCAAAAGAAATGACTAGACAAGAAGAGATTAGATTTAATTTAAAGCAAAAAGAATTTGGTGAGGCAACGTTAGATAACATTAGAGACAAAAGAATAGGTAGCCGTATTGGTGGTCAGTTTTATATTAATAACTCTAACCCACAAACCATGGCTTATCAGGAAAGCTTTTTAGAGAATAATTTAAAAAGATTTTACAGGTACCTAGAGATAAATAATATACCACAAGATGCATTTACTGTAACAAGAACACCAAAGTCATACAGGGTGGATGTTAACCCAGGTATGTTTACAGCAACAGATATTATAGAAAAATCTAGATCATGGGATATGCCTAGATCCAGACAGGTTGTTATGCACCTTAAAAGGTTATTTCCACAGATTAATGTGAAGCTACTATCTGTAACAGAAGCACGTGCTCTTTATGCACAAATACCAAACTGGAGAAAGACTGATGTACCTTTTACTGAGGTGAATTCTTTTTACTATAATGGTGTTGCCTATCTTATAAAAGGTAGAGTTACAGATGAAATTGCTATTGAAGAAATGTTGCATCCGTTTATTGATGCAATAAAAGTAGAAAACGAAGAGCTGTTTAATAATTTATTAGATGAAGCAAAAAAGAATTTTCCTGAGTTAACTCAGCAAATTGAGCAAGCATATAATAAAAAGAGAAGCTTTAGTGAAACTGCAAGGGATCTTGAAATTGTAACACAAGCATTAACAAGACACTTCAAAAAAGAGTATGAAACACAACCAACCAAATCATTTTTAGATGTCATTAAAAAGGCACTTGAATGGTTTATGGGTATTATAGATAACTTTAATAAATATCTTACAGGAAGACCATTAGAGGTTAGTGACATCAAAGCGGATACAAACTTCTCTGACATAGCTAAATTACTAAACACAGAGGGTATTCAATTTAAATTAAATAAAAGAGTTGACGGTGCCGTTAGATATAACCTTACACCAAAGAAAGCAAAACAAGTTAAAGATGCAATAGCAAGAGCACCAAAGGGTTCAAAGCAAAGAGCCACTATAGAATCTATGTTTAATGTTGCACAAGAAACAACAGATGAAGTAGATTCATTATCTGCAAGTGCTAAAGAAGGTGGTAGTATTGTTGTGTTAGATGAGAAGACACACACTTATCAAAATATCACTGATAAAAAAACATATGCGTCTGTTACTACTGTAATCAAAGGGACAATGAGCCCTGAAAGACAAAAAGAAGTAGCAATAAATTTAGAGATAGGTAATGCAGTTGATCAATTATTAGATAGTGAAATTGCAGGTTTAACATTTGAAGAAGCTTATGAAGCACTTGACACAGACCTTATAAGCAAAGAGGTTGCTGAAAAAGTGTATAATGATCTTTCTAGTACAATGGAGAACATGAGAAGAAAGGATAGTATTATTCTTTCTCAGGTAGTTTTATTTGATGAGAAATCTGGTATTGCAGGTACTGCAGATATTGTAATTGTTGACCGCCATGGTGTGATTAAAATTATGGATCTTAAGACTACTAAGAACTCTTTAAGTAAAATGGTAAAGAGTCAAGATGGTAGAGGTCTAGTTAGACAATATGATGTAGCATATCCACTTGCAGATGACAGCGTTTTAAAACAAAAAGGTTTAAGAACAGAGCTTTCTACAGCAGGACAACATAATCTACAGGTCAACCTTTATAGAAGGATGGCAGAAAATATGGGTTATGAAGTAGACTACTATGATGAATGGGGTGCTGCCACAATACACTATAATGTTGGAATAGAAGGAAAAGGTGTTGATCAAACTTTCAATGGAGAAATTGCTTTTGATAGATTTGTACCACATCCACCCAGCATGTTTCAGGATATTATAGATGAACTTATTCCACCTAATAGAAATTCTGCAAATAGAAGAAGATTAGATGAGGAGTCTAAAGATGATCCTAATGCTGTTTGGAATGGTAAAGATTATCAAGACACTACAACTGAATCTGATAAAGAAGACGCTAAAGATTATACAGAATATAATATAGCTGCGGGTATGCTTAATGATTATCAGAGAGCATTAATTAGTAGAAGAGAAGCAATTGAAACTCTTAAGAAGCCTGTGTTTTCTTTATTAAGTAAGGATAAAGAAATAGAGCAAATATCTAAAACAATAGCATATATAAGTATTGCTATGAGTCAAGGGCCACAAGGTCAAAGTGTAGCTTTAGCAGAATTGTTACAGGATGCACTTAAACAAATAAGGCAGTTTAAAGAATATATAGAAGATCCTAAAAATGTTGATGATCCTAACTATATAACATATTTGTTAGGTTTTGATAGGTTTAAAACAACGTTTGAAGGATTGCATAGTCTTAAATCTTTTGAAGGATTAAACAGTACACAAGTAAGTTTAATTGCTACTATTCAAGCTAACTTAAATCAACTTGGTGGTACAAAAAGTTCACCAGGTATAGTAGATCAGCAGATTGATTACTTTGTAATGGAAATGATTAAAAAGTATTCTAAAAATGATTTTGGTGGAGAAGGTAGTTATTTTACTGAGCAAGATCTAAAAGACATTATGAAAAGGGTGCCTGATATTTCTGATACAGAATATCAAACAAAAGATATGGCAACGTCTCCAGATCTTTTACTTGCAACAATGGATAAGATACGTAAATATCAAAAGCAGGTTTTATTAGATAAGATTGCTGATAGAGAAAGAATGATTAGAACAACAGCTCAAAGGCTGTTAAAACTTGATCCTGGTACAAAAAAGGAAGATCTATTTAATTTTATGTTGACTTTTGATGAAGACGGTCAATTTTCAGGCAACTATGTTAAGAAGATAGGTAAACAATATTGGGATAAGCAATTTGAATTACGTGCTGTATTGTATGATAATGAAGGAAACCCTTATGAATATAGAGAAGTATTTGATGAAGCAACTGCATCTGCAGAAGACTTAGCTTATAATCAAGATCTTGCAAATAAAAGAAGAGCATATAGCAACTTCTTTAGAGCTGAGACAAAGGATGAAAACGGTAAACTTGTTGATGGTGAATATCATAGGTATACTGAAGATTTTAAAAGAGCTAGGGAAAAGTTTGAATTTTGGTCACCAGGCTCTGAAGCAAATGAGCATGGTTATTGGCAAGTAAAACCAGGAGTTTCACCTGCTGCTTATGCTGCTTATGAAGCTAAATATTATGACCGCATAAATTATACTAAAGCTATAAGAGTTGGTGGTCAACCAACAGGTGCAATTGAAAAAGATTCAAACTTTATGGCTGTGAAGCCTGAATATAGACAGACTAGAGAGATGTCATCTAAAGGAGAAGACATGACAAGCGAACAGTATAGAGCTATAATGAATGATACATCTGCTTTAGGTGTAGCAAGAAAAGACTTCTATGAAATGTTTGTTGACATGTATGAGAATGACCTACTCAAGAAACTACCTATTGGCGTTTCAGCACAAATGACAGGTAGAGTTCCATTAGTTAGAGCTAAATTCTTAAATGAGCTACAAAAGAAAGATGGTGTTTGGAATAAACTATATGGTAGTATAGCTAGTAGTAGGGCTATGAATACATTTAAGAAAACATCTACAGTAAAGAATGTTCTATTAGATGAACAAGGATACATTGTTGACCAAATGCCTGTGTTCTATACAGGGTCTCCAAGAGCAGATGGTCAGATGGCCGAACTACAAAAAGAAATAGATTATGTAAAGTCTCAATGGAAGAAAGGTGCAATTAAAACAAAAGAGGAGTATGACACAAAGATAAAAGATCTAAACGGAAGAATGCTACGTTTAGAGTCATCACCTACAAGAGGAGAGATTAGTAAAGATATGGCTAGTAGTCTTCTTAAGTTTAGTGCTATGGCAGAAAACTATGAGACAATGGGTGCTGTAGATGATACATTGGAAGCCTTTGTTAAAGTTATAGAAAATAGAACATATGATCCACCGGTAGGTACAGGTTTAAGTCTTATGGGTAAGATCAAAGATGGAGTTAGACGAAAGGTTGGTAGAAAAGGAAACAAATCTACTCAAGATGCTAATGTTGTAAGAAGAGCTAAAAAGTTTATGTCTATGATTCATTATGATAATGAACTAGTGACTAAAGGAGCTATGGATAAAATAGCAGATGGTCTTATACAATTGTCTTCTTTATCATATGTAGCATTTAACCCATTTGGTAACTTTAATAACTACTTGATTGGTAGACTTAATAATAATATTGAAGCTATTGGTGGTAGATTTTATACGCAAAAGAGTTTCAGAAGAGCTACATGGGAGTTTAATAAAAGAGCAATACCTTCTTTAGTAGAGAGAACATCTTATGGAGGAGCAGAAGACTTACTTGATGTTGCAACCTTTGGTGTAATCCCTGGTCTAGGTAAATCTGATTATGATCCTAAAAAACCTAATAACAAATATGAAGCTTTTGTAGATGGTTTAAGAATGATGGACCCAATGACTGACATCCGTGAACAATCATCAGCTACTTCTGATGGTAAAAGTTGGTTTGCTAGAGCATCTGAATGGGGTTATGTTATGCAGGATGCTGCGGAATACAACTCACAAACTAAAGTTGGTACGGCCATTTTAATAGATACTATGATTATTAATGAAGAGACTGGTGAAACAATATCTTACTATGATGCATTTCAATATGATGCTGCTACTCATTCAAATAAATTAAGACCAGACTTTAGTCAAGAAACATATGGTGATAAGATTAAGATTAAGTATTTCAGAGGTAGAACAGAAACTTATTCAAGAAAAGCTGATTATGAGTTAAGACAAACAATCCGTGAAGTCAACAAACAAATTCATGGTAACTATGCTAAAGAAGATAGAGTTGTATTACAGAGTCATACTCTTGGTAATCTAGCAATACAATTTAAGAAGTGGGTTGCTCCAGCAATTAGAGCAAGATATCAAAGAGAATACTTTGACCAAAACCTTGGTTGGATGGAAGGTAGATATAGATCTGCCCTAAGCTTTTTGAACTATGCCAAAAGAGAATTGATGAGAGGTAACATGGCGTTTAGAGAGTACGGTAAAGGATTCTTAGATGCTCAAGTTAATGCCTATAGTATGGAGAAGTTTGGTACATCAAGAAGTTTTGGAGAAGGAGGTAATATGGATCAACGAGCAGAAAATAAACTGTTTGGTTTCTATAGAACCATGGGAGACTTAACTATTATGTTTAGTACATTGTTTACTACAATGCTATTTGATATGATTATTACTGATGATGATGATGATAGTGACTTTGAGAAGAGAATGAAAAACTTTACAAGATATACTGCTCAGAGAGCTTATAAAGAAATTGTAGTATTCATGCCTTCACCTGAAGGGTTTAATCAAGTTGATCAAATGTTAAACTCTCCAATTGCAGCAATGAGATCTGTAACTGAAATGGCAGAGTTCTTAGAAATGTTTATTATAGGTAATTTAAGATATACATATTCTAAGGTAAGTGGTAATGAAGAAAAATTCTTAGCAAACTCAGATTATGTTTATCAAAGAGGTGATAAAAAAGGTGAGTTTAAAGTTTGGAAGAACTTCAAAGATGTATTCCCTATAGTTTATTCAATTCAAAAGTGGAATTCTTACTTAGAAAATGATGACTTCTATATTAAATAAGACAAATTTACAGGTGTAATTCTTTTCTGTTTAAATAAGAATAGTTATATTATAGTATAAACCAACAGTAATAGACTATAACTTAAAATTTAAATATGAAAAGATATTTAATTCTGTTGGTTCTTTTCCTGTCATCATATGCTGTAAATGCCCAAGGTTTCTTTGACTCTCTTTACAAAGATTTCTTAAAATTTGGGACTGTATATGGTGCTGGTGATATTAGTAACTCAATAGAAGCATCTGAGCCAACTTATTTTGTTAGAACCAATCCCAATGGTAGTATATATGATATACCCGTTGTAGAAGATAATACACCTCAATACCCATTTGATTATAGATTAGGCTTTGGTATACGTAAACTAGCTAGGTTTAATTATGAAAGAAAACCTAGAAACTTTTATGATGGTACTGAGACACAACTTGCTTTTACAGCACCAACTTCAGCATTTCAAGGATTAGAATATCAACTACACTATGAGAAAGAAAGGTGGAGAGGGGAGCACTTTGATAATAATAGATACTTTGTAAAACACACAGGTAAGTATCATATAGTTAAAGCTGAGTCAAGAGAAGTAGGTAAGATCAACTTAAAGTATCAATCAGCAGAAGCAAGACTAAGGTTGCCTATAGGTAAGAAGTTTAGTATATCTGGCGGTGCAATCTACCGTACTCATGACCGTGCTTATGGATATAATCCAATTGAGATCTGGTTAAATGAAACTGATGAGGATGGGTTTGCAGTAAACCCTTGGTACACTTTAGGTTTTATATATGGGTATGATGATATATTCTATACTGAAGAAGATGAAAATGGTAATGAAGTAAATGATTGGTATTGGATAGATCCAGATGGAAACAGAGTTGCAGATACAGATTTAGAATTTAGAGAAACAATCTTTAGAGATTTAATGAATAGATATAATAGAGAAGCATGGTCAACTCTAGATAGATTTGGTGAGATTGCTCCTATAGTAGGATTTGATTATTATCATTATAAAAACAATTTCTGGTTGCATGCCTATGCTAACTGGATTCTTCCTTATCATAAGTATATACAGGGGGATGAGCAGTGTTCTTATTTAAATAGAAACAATTGGGGTAAAGGAGGTTTAATTGAAGACTCACAATTTGAACAGTGGTCTGATTATTCTTTTGGTGCAAACTTGGGATGGAAGGTAGGAAAACACCTTGGTGTGTTTATAGAGGGAGAATATGCAAAGATGTGGGATAGTGAACTATTCAATACATCTTTTGGACTTAATTATACATTTAGATAAAATGAAACAGAAAACAAACGAAGAGATATTAGCTAAAATAGAAATAGATAAAATTGAGGCTAAGAGCACAGCAAAAGAAATAGCATCAAAGCATTTAGGCAAGCATGCTATAAATTATATAACAGTATTAGTTGTAATAGGTGTAATAAGTTCTACAGCTTTAGAAGGTGGGGCACTAACAGCAGTTATTGGTTTAGTATCTACAGCAGCAATGGCACTGATAGGTATATTACAACATATAGTAGGTGCAAAAGAAAAAGAAGAAAAGCCTGAATTAGAAATAATTAAAAGCTTAATTAGAGAGTTATCTGATAAAGAAGATGATCCAATGCAGGTAGAAGTAACTGACTCAGATGTAACAGTTACAAAAGGTGAAAGCAAAGTAACAGCAAGTAAAAAGAAATAAGATGGCACAGACACCCCCACAGATAGGAGAGCAAACAAAAGTAACTTTAGATCTAAAAACTATAGGTATGATTGTGGGCTTTGTAATTTCATTATCAACTATGTGGTTTACACTTAAAGCTGATATTGCATTAGCTATGGAGAGACCAGAACCTGTTATTGAAAGAGTAGAATATGATTTAAAAGACGAATTAGTAAGAGAAACAATAATGACCACCCAACAAGATGTTGAAGAGATTAAAGCAACGCTAGCCAAAATGGAGGAGCGTTTATATGAACTTAGCAAAAAGTAGTCATGAAAACATTCCTACTCACACTGATAACTCTACTAGTAACAACGGCTTTACATGGTCAATCTTGGGTTACAGATGAGACAATAAATGATGCAATTTCTAGTCATTCTGGTTTTGATGATCATGATGAAATTGTAATTATAGAGTTCTATGCAGAATTCAATAAAGATAACGCATTTAAAGACAGAGAAAAACTATCCGGTGTAACATATTATATGTGTGATGTAGCACAGGCACCACAATCTAAAAAACAATATAAAATAAGAATGGCACCAACCATTCTTGTATTTTTAGACGGGTCTGTTGTATTGCAATACAAAGCAGGACTAGACTTACAGTGTCCAGTTACTTTAGCTGAGCTAGAAAAAAGCATTGCTGAGGTACAAAAAGAATCTCAATTCTAAAAACAATCAATAATAAATGCAAAACATACTTTTCACCCTGGCATTCCTGCTTCCGGTATGCCTCTCCTCTTCACAAATATCAACTTGTGATGTAGAACTTCTCAACCTTGATTGGGATGCAAAACAAATAACCTTAACTCTTAATGATAATAATTGTATAAGTACTCCTGACTGGGTGCCTACAAATGATTCAGTTTATGCAATACAAATGTTCTTTTCATTTGATGGTTATAACTGTAGTATAGCATCTAACAACAATAATTTTTTACCAAACCTTGGTCTAAATGATACCACCACCTATTCTATATCAGAGTGGGCTGATGCATTTAATTGTTTTGACTCAGCATTTGAACACTATATTGAAACGTGTGAAGCTGTAGTTGGTGTAACTGGTGCAAATAATACAATCAACATAGACGCAAATGGCAGTAATAACTACATAGGTTATAATCCTATATGGGATAACTGCTATGAAACTGTGTCTGTAGTTGAGGTAAATAAGAAAACCCTGCATACCATATATGATAGACAGGGTAATCTTATACTAGAAACTTATGATATTCCTTGGTCAGAGATGCAAGGTTTATACTTGATCAAGCAAGATAATATCATTTCTAAACACTTTGTTTCTGAAAGAAATTAATTCCCCTCTGGATTTTTATTTCTTGAAGCTACAAGCTCCTGATAGTGGTCCTTGGAAATAGTAGTTCTTGTTACAATTACTACTTTGTCTTCATAAATGACAGCTTCCCTTGTTGTTTTGGGTGTCTCTGATATCAACTCTTGTGTAGGACCACAAGACGCAAAAGTTAATAACATCACCATTATTACTAGATTCTTCATAATGTTAAATTAATGTTACTATACTATAAAGATACGGTAAAATAATAAGATTTCCTAACTTGTGAAGAAATGAATTGTCCAAGCTATTAGTCCATTTAACTGTAATGCAACAAGATTCCATTGTCTTCTAGTGCTTACTTGTATTAGTACAAGGATAAATCCTACCATAAAAAATATAGGTTCAACAGACCATTGACCAGCAATAAGAAAACCTGTCCCCATATATCCAGCACGACTTGCTAGTCTTTCTACAGGTGTTAGTCTTCTATCACGAACCATCATTCTAAGAACGTCACGCCACCAGTTGTATTCACATTTACGGCATGTCTTTTTACTTGCAGTCTTAAAAAACCAATCAGGTCTTTTTTTCTGACAAACGTTACAGGTCTTCATCTGCATAATAAATTGAGTCTTTGTATCTCCATCTTTCTCTTTCATCATTAATAGAATCTTGAATAGTATATATATGCATACTATCATCAATTATCTCCCAATGTAAAACATTAGGATCATTATCCGGGTGATACTTAGCTTTACAACCTAGGCAAAGCAAAAGTAAAAATAAAAATTTAACCTTCACAACTTGAACATTCTAATATATTTCTAGCAAAGTCTTGAGCACTACTCTTACTAAATTGATAGTACAAAGTTTTCACGCCCTCTTCCCATGCATACAAATATAATTGATTAATATGCTTAGCAGATACAGATGGATCAATCATTAAGTTAAGTGACTGTGACTGATCAATATACTTTTGTCTCTGTGCTGCTTGTAATACAATCTCTTTTGGAGAGATCTCAACAAAAGATTTAAATACAGCTTTAGTAGGAAAGTCTAAATGTTGAACACTACCATCTTTACTTAGAATAGACTTCCAAGTTTTATCCGTATTTAATCCGTACTTCTCAAGTTCTGCTTCTAAGAATGGATTCTTATAAACTGTTTTAGACTTAGCAAGATCCTTGATAAAGTAATTTGACTTAATAGGTTCAATACCCATAGATACTGCACCATGGATAAATGAACTAGACTTGGTAGGAGCAATAGCCATTAGTGTAGTATTAGCATAACCCTCTCTTAAGCATGTATAGCCCCAATCATTATGAAGCTTTCTAGAAGCAATCTCACTTCTATCTTTAAGAGTTCTAAATATTTCACTGTTTAATCCTTTAGCTTGTAGTGAGTCAAACTCAATAAGCTTTGATTGAAATAATGAATGATATCCAAGAACACCTAATCCAATTGCTCTATGTTTTTCAGCAAAGTTATATGCTCTTTTCATACCAGGCATGGTTTCAGCTTTAATAATAAACTCATCCATTACAGCATTTAAGAAATAAACATATGTTTCAATTGCATCTGTTTCTTTAATTTCATCCCAGTGTAATAAATTGATAGAACCAAGACAGCAGACAAAAGAGTTATAGCTATCTGTAGGTAATTGTATTTCTGAGCAAAGATTAGATGCCGTGATCTCCATACCAAGCTCTTTATAAGGAGAGTTGTTATTTGTATTATCCTTAAACATTATATAAGGAAATCCAAACTCTGATCTACGCTGTATAATCTTAGCCCATATTTTACGCTTCTTTCTATCACCAGCTTTCATCTCTTCCATCCATGCATCAGTAACTGTAACACCATACTGTAAATTTTGTATTGGGTTTCCCTCAGTACCAATATCTAAGAACTCATCAATATCAGAGTGCTCAACTGGTAAGTATACTGCACATGCACCACGTCTAGCTTCAGATTGTTTACATACATCTACTACAGTGTCATACATTCTAGCATAGTGTATGGGTCCATCTGCATGACCACCTGTTGATATTACACTACCTCTAGGTCTAATGTTACCTAGGTAAGCACTTGTTCCTCCACCATACTTAGACATCATACCTATCTCACGTCCTGCATTAAGTATACTATCTAAATTATCATCTATGTTTGATCCATAGCAACTAATAGGTAAACCTTTTTGCTTACCAAAGTTAATCCAAACAGGAGTAGACAAAGAGTAAAACCCTCTTGCCATATAATCCTCAAACTTTTCTGCAAATCCTTTTATATTCAAATACTTTTCTGCTTTTATAGCAATGTCTTTGATTCTTTGTTCTGGGGTTTCTGATATATATCCCCTTGATAAAAATGTGCGGCTGTCTTCATTCAGCCAATAGTATTTATTATATTCCATTGGTTTAGTTTTTAAAATAGATCATCAACTGTGATGCTCTTACTTTTCTTATTATAGTCTATGCTTTTCTTGTAGAAGAAATCACCTTCTTTGGTACCAGTGATCTCAATATCAAACCACTCAACAGACTGTAGCTTTTCTTTATCAACTTCAAAAATAGGATTCATACCTATTTTCTCTAGAGAGTTGTTAAATCTGTTTTTTATAAAGTTATAGATTGTCAGCTTAGGTAAAAAGTCAAGTTCACCTTGTTCAAAAATCCAATCTAATATACCACATTCAGCTCTATATGCTTTTCTACAAGCAGAATAAATCAACTCTTCAAACTCTGCATCAAACCACTCTGGGTTTTCTTTTTTAATAATATTAATAATCTCAGCACCAAAGTTACCATGTATTTCTTCTTCTTTGCTTGTAGCTTCAACAACATTAGATATACCTTTAAGTACATTTTTATCTTTGTTAAAGCTCATCATGATTAAGAACTGACTGAATAAACTTACGTGCTCTATAAAGAGAGAAAATAGTAATACTGATTTAGTATACATTTTATCATCTCTAGAGCGGGTACCATCTAAGTACTTCTTTAAGTACTTAATTCTGTTAGCAATTGCTGGTACCTCAACAACATTTTGAAACTCTTCTTCTAATCCTAAGATTCTTAATAGTCTAGCATACGCATCTTTATGTCTAACTTCAGACTCAGCAAATGTAAATCCTACATCTCCAATCTCTGTAATTGGCATACGCTTATACAGGTCACCCCAAAAAGTTTTAACGTTTACTTCAATCTGTGCAATTGCTAGCATGGTCTTTTTAATGACATCACGCTCTTGATCTGTTATAGTGACTTTGAAGTCTTGAATATCTTCTGTAAAATTAAATTCTGTATCTATCCAGTAAGAATGTCTGATAGCATCTTTGTATTCTAAAAGTTGAGGATATTCATAAGGTAAAATATTTGTTCTGGGTTTGAAGATGTTTTTGTTCATAATGATTGTGTATTAAGGATTAAAAAGCCCCATTCCTCCTTAGAAAAATGCGGCTGTCAGATATATATAATTTAAGAAATGCTAATGACATACAAAAGTTAATTGACCCTTTTTATTCTCACTTATGTAAACTTTAACTAAGTTAAATTTTGTATATTGAAATGAGTAGGCTTAGCAAAGATAACATTTATATATGTTAATCACTTTGTTAAGTCTCACAAAATTTGTATATTATTAATATAGTAGTTTAAAATACATTATTATGTTTAAAAGAATCATCAGAGTACTATGGACATTTGGCCCAAAAGATTATTGGGACGGATTATGGTCACGTACAACTATTGACGAGAAAGCTGAGGCTACTCTTGTTGAGATAGTTAAAAGATATAAGCTTACAGCAGACGAATTAGCTGATGTAGGTAAAGCAATAAAAGAGGTAGGTAACCAGTTAGGTCACGTACCAAAAGCTGTTGCAGGCAAGACAAGAAAACGAGTTAGTAAAAAAGCAAAGTAATGGCACGCCTACAAGTAGCTGTATATGAGAAACCCTCAAAGAAAAAAAGACCGGGGGTTCATGCAAAAAGTAAAAGTTCTAGTTTGAAGTCAAGCAAGAACTATAAAAAGAAATATAACGGACAAGGACGATGAGACAAGTATGTTTATTTATTCAATGGATATCACGTGGTAAAATCTGTATGGGTTATTGCCGTCAAGGTCTTTGTAAAAAAACCAAGAGTAAGATATAATGAATTGGAGTTTGGAAATAGCTTTCCATTGGCCACATGATAGATTTGCATTAGGTTGGGAATTTATGGCACCAGATGAAAAGCATGATTATACTACAGTAAAAGTTTATTTATTAATTGTAACTTTTACTTTGGACATTTAATTTTTTAAAGATGGGTAAGAAAAAACATCAGGGTTTAAAACCTCAAAAAATGACAAGACAACAAAGTAAACTGCTTATGAGAATAGGTGGTGAACTTGCTGAAGAAGATATTATGCTTGGATCTATTACTCAAAAAATGAGAAAAGGTGGCGGTGCAGAAAGAATTGTAAAAGATTCAAAAGGCAGAGAAAAAAAACAGCAATATAAAATGGGAGGTTGGACCCACTCAGAATAAGATATGAATATTTTAACTGACATACTAAGCTTAATACGCCAAGGCAAGTTTTCTAAAGAAGCTGAAAAGAATGATGTTCTTGTATTGGGTAAGTGGAATGAACAACCTGAAATGACAGGTGTAGCATCACCAATCCCATATAAGTCTGTAAAGCTTATTAAGGTAAGTGACTTTAAAGTTACAGCTTCTGGTTGTGAGTATGAAAATGTTCCTGTAGATCCTAGAGGAGATACAGCTACAGTTTTTCAGAAGTCAGAAACAGATGCAGATGATAAATGTAAAGTTTATTTTAGAACGTTAAAGTCTATGAGCTCTAATCTTAAACTTGAGTTATCTGCAGATGATGACTATGTTGAGATTACAACAGAGGGTGAGCCAAATTTAGCAGCAAATGTTGGTAGTGGTAAAGGTGTATGGAAAGATAAAGTAGGTGAGACACTTAACTTTAAATCTTTAATAGCAGGTTCAAACATTACTATTGCTGAATCTCTTGATGAAATAACAATATCATCATCAGGTGGAGGAGGTGTGGTTACTAGTTTAACTACCAATGGTACCACGGGTGCAGCCACTCTTATAGGAGGAGTATTGAATATCCCTGACTATGATACATCAGGGGGTGGTGTAGTAGATAGTATTACAACTAATGGAACTGCGGGTCCTGCAACATTGAATTCAGGAGTATTAAATATACCAGACTATTCATTCTCTTTACCTTATACAACAAGGGTGTCTATGTTACAACAAAATACAGCTAATGCACCAACAGAAGTTGTACTAAACGATGATACAGGATTAACAATAGCTTGGTCTAGATCTTCTGCTGGTCAATATAGTGCAACATTTAGCTCATCTGTAGATGATAGTAAAACAGTAATAACTGTAAGTCAAACGTTTAAAAGCGGCCCAAAATATGCAAATGTTGTTAATGCAAATCCTAATGGTTTTGAATTAATGACAGGAGATGAAGGGACGGGTAATTTATCTGATGATATTTTATTTAACACACCGCTTGAAATTAGAATATATCCGTAATTATGAGTGATAAGAAACCCAGAAAGAAGTTCAAAGATACCAAAGTAGGAAAGTTCCTAGTTGGTAATGGTTCTGCTATTGTAGGTACAGTAGGGGATTTATTACCAGACTCTGGTGTTCTTGGCATAGTAAAGAATCTTATAGATAAAGATGATGCTATGTCACCAGAAGACAAAGAGAAAGCTATGAAGCTTCTTGAGTTAGATATGATTGAGATGGCTGAGATATCCAAACGTTGGGACTCAGATATGAAATCAGATTCTTGGCTCAGTAAGAATACAAGACCTATGACACTAATTTATTTAACTGTTATTACGTCCTTGTACATTATCCTTGACTCTCTAGATATAGCATTTGATATAGATGAGAGTTGGGTGGAATTATTAAAGACCTTATTAGTTACAATTTATGTAGCTTATTTTGGGTCACGTGGATTTGAAAAATATACAACAATTAAAAAATAAAAGTTATGGGCATGCATAAAAAATATAGTAAAGGCGGATCAAAAGGAGCAAAAGCTCTAATGGCTGCTCTAAAAGCAAAAGGTTATAAACGTGGTGGTTCATTTGGTGATGGTCTAACTCATGAGTATTCAAGAGACATGAATATGAAGAGAATGGCAGCTGGTGGAGGCTTGAAAGGTTTTATGGCCGGTGGTAGCACATATGACGGTATGGAATATGGTGATGCTAAATTTGGGAAATCAATGAAAAAGAAAAAAAGAAAGTAATCATGGCAAAAAAGATATCATTCCCTATGGGGACAGGAGAAGTTAAAAATGGATACTATGATCCTACATCAGTATACCAAAAGACTTTACAAAAAAGAAACGCTAAGAAAGTTGCTAAAAGACAAAGAATAGCTAAGGCGGGTATTAAATGTGATATGGACTCCACAAGAGCTCCAGAACCTGTACAGTCAGCAGCTTTTAAAAGTGGTTATAGAAGAAAATAAATAATAATTTATCATGGCAACATTAACAGCTCAACAAATAGTACAAAGCGGATTAGTTCCAACAACGGTTACACCAGATGCTTCTGGTGATAAGCTGGCAAATACAGGAAAAGAGTTCTTTCATATTACAAATGATAGTGGCTCAGCATTAACAGCAACTGTAGTACCAGTTGTAACAACAGTTATTGATCCTGATTTAGGAAAGTTGGTAAAAGAAGATGCTGTACTAAGTTTAGCGGCAGGAGAAGATGGCTTCTTAGGTCCGTTTGAAGTTGATGCTTTTAATGATACTGATGGTAATATAACAATAACCTGTTCAGTGCAGTCTAACATAAAACTATCTGCACTGTATACTTAAAATATTAAACAATGGGCTCATTACTACAAGATGTATTAGGATTATTCCAAAAAAAGAAATACAAAGAACCACTTCCTTACGTACCAAGTAAGGATGATTATTTTGTACTATCAACTAAGGCTGATAGTAGTCTTAATGTAATGGCCTATCTACCCAAGGTAGAACAAACATTAATCTCGGCCAAGCAATTTGCTGATGCAATTTCTGCAGGTAGTAATACAACTTACGATTTAACAGTTGGTGATGATGGTGTTAATGCAGATATACTTTTAACAGGATCAGATGGTTCTCTAGACACAGTAAAGATTAAACCAGGTACTAATGTTACAGTATCACATGATGTTATTGAAGGTAGTATAACAATATCATCTACAGATCAATATGTAGGAACTGTAACTAGCGTTAATGCAACTACAAATGCGGCAGGACTTGCTGCAATTGAAGTCTCAGGAGGCCCAATTACAACTAGTGGGACTCTTACATTTAATTTTACAGGCACAATTGCTCAGTATGTTGATGGTGCAGGAGGTTTACAAAACTTCCCTACTATCCCAACAGGTATGATGTATCAGTTTGATGTATCAGCTGATACTGGTACTCCACAAACTATTAAAGATGCTGATAACTTAATCTTTGGTGGAGGTCAAAAGATTGTAACTGAAGTACAAGCGCCTGATACTATAAAGATTACTCATGATAATACAACCAGAACAGATACAACTAGCTCTGTGTCACCCGGTTTTGGAGATGTTATTACGGTTATTGATAGTATAACACAAGATTCATCAGGTCACCCTACAGCTGTAAATGTAAAATCTATTACATTACCAACACCTGGTGCAGATGTAAATACTACATATGATTTAACTGGTGCAGTAAGTAATGTTGATGACTATGCAATAGCTCTAGATGGTTCGGATGGTACATTAGATAAAGTGACACTAGAGGCAGGTAATAATGTTACACTAACAGATCAAGGAACTAATACAGTAAAGATTGATGTTACTATTCCTCCTGGTGGCGGTGTAACTTCTTTAGAAAATTTAACTGGTGCACTAAATCTAGCAGCAGGAGCAAACATTACAATATTTGATAATGGTAGTGATACAATTACAATCTCTGCAGCTGGAGGATCTGGCTCTGTAACTAGTGTTGGTTTATCAGCACCTTCTGCATTTACTGTTAGCGGTTCACCTGTATCAACTTCAGGAACTTTAGCATTTACAGGAGCAGGTACTGCACAACAATATATAGATGGTACTGGATCTTTACAGACATTCCCTACTGTTGGTAGTGGTACAGTTACAAGTGTAGCTGCAACTATTAATGGAGATGCCATAAGTATATCTGGATCTCCTATAACTACATCAGGAACAATAGCTCTTACTTTTGGAGGTAGCAGCACAGAATATATTAATGGAGATGGAGATTTAGTAACATTCCCAAGCTTCCAAGCTCCTTTAACTTTAACAACTACAGGCACAAGTGGAGCAGCAACTCTTGTTGGTAATACCTTAAATATCCCACAATATTCAACAGCCACTGGTTCAGATGAGAAATTTAAAGTTGATTCATCAGATACAGTAGCAGGATATTGGACTGATAAAATTACCATTGGTTCAGGTTTAACTCAGACTATATCAACTGAACCTAACGGAGAGAAGCTAATTCAAATCCACGCAGTCTCCTATAACATGGTTAACAGCATTAAGGTTGGTAATCAAACTCAATCAGGATTGTTTGAGTTTGTTGGTCCAGGACTTACAATGGATAGTAATGTTAATCCTATAGAAATAGAATTTGCTGGTGTATTAACTTTAGCAGCTACAACAGCAGGAGATGCTTTAGATGTAGCTGTAACAAATAATAGTAGTACAACTGGTATTAGTACTGCAGCCTTTACATGGGCTGGAGCTAGTTCTCAGTATGTAGATGGTCAAGGTAACTTACAAGCATTCCCAACTATACCTTCTGCCTTTACGTTTGATATTGATGGTGACACTGGTGCAACATATACAGTTCCATCTGGGGGTACTATAGAAATTGCAGGTGGTATAGGAATAGCAACAAGCAATACCGGTGGAGTTGTAGATGTAAACTTAGAAAATACAGGAGTAACTGCCGGTCAATATACTAATGCAACTATAACAGTAAATGCTCAAGGACAAATTACCTTAGCATCTAGTGGTTCAGCAAGCAGCTATCAAGCAGGTAAAGGTATAGCATTTGATACAACCACTAATCCTGATACTATAGAAGTAGATTATGGTGATCCAAACAATAATGTTATTCAGGCAGCTCCTTTAATGAGTAATGCTTCGGAGCCTGATCTTGAAGAAGACCATTTGATATATCAAGATGTAAAAACATATGATGTATATAAAATAGTTATAGGTGATATATTTGATAGATGGAAAAGTGCAAATGCTATAGCAGAACAGTATTTCTCAGTTGATCAAAACGGATTTGTTAATATTGGTAGAGGTACAAGAAATAACTTAACAGCAGTTGCAACTGGTGTTGGAGCATATACTATATCATGGACAAATGCTTTTCCTAATACAGATTACTTAGTAAATATGACAACGGAACTGGCTACAGGGCAGTATGTTACATTTGTAAGAGAAAAAACAACAACAGGTTTTATTGTAACTGTAACTGACTTATCCGGAACTGCTGTTGACACAATGGTTAATGTAGTATTATACGAATAAAATTAAAATAAAGAACAATGAGTGTTTATATACAAGAGGTCTTAGGCCTACTGAAAAGAAATAAAAAGAAGAGAAAACTAGACAAAGTTAAAGATCACTTTGAATTTGGTAAACTCTACCGTACTAGTGCTTTAAACACAGGTGCGGCTTATAACCCTAAGATGGAACCATTTGTGGTTAACTTTGGTGATCTTGTATGTGAAATAACTGAAGACTTAACTAGAACTCAACCTGGCTCAGGAGGTTTAGGATTTATTCCTGTATATACTACACCTGAAGGCAGTTGTGCTTGGGACACATTAAAAGATTCTATTATAACTCAGAATGCCATTGGTGATACTATTACTATTAATAATGGTAATTTAATTGTTGAAGGAGACTTACAAGTAGATCAAAATGCAAATGTTGACTTACAACTAACAGCTGGTTCAGCAAATATATTAGACTTAACTGAAGACCGTATAGTTATAGTAGGTCCAAACGGGGAGTTAGAAGATGATGCTAACTTTACAATGGATGGTACAACTTTTACAGCTAATGTAAATGTTATTCATGGTACTGATGTACCAGCGGGTGTACCAACACATACTACAACTATAAACTCTAATCTTAAACTAGAAGGACCTGTCTATGATTCACTTGGTAATTTAGGTGGACTAAATAAAGTTCTTGTTGGTTTAGCAGATGGTAGAGTAAAGTGGCAAGATGATGATGTTGTAGAAGCACTTACATATGGTGCACTATGGCAAGGAGATCCTACCAACTATAAAGTAGAATTACTTATTGGTACTGCAGATCAAATACTTATTTCTGACGGTACTACTTTTGCATGGCAAGATAACCCAGCAGCAATTGTTGGTGAAGTTTGTGATGTATATAGAATTCCATTATGGACTCCTGATGCTCAAACATTAGGTTGTTCATTACTTATTCAAGATGGAAACTCTGGTACTCCTGCTACTAAAATTACTAATGATGGTAAACTACAACAAACAAAAGAATTATACTTAGACACTGTAGCTCAAGATGATACTCTTACAGAAGTATTAGTTAGAGATACAGGTTCTAGTAATGAAGTTAAATTTAGAGATGTAAGTACTATTGTACCTCCTACCGGCTTTGATACTCTTACTATGAGTGAAACAGCAGGATGGCAATCTACTGAAGGATATATGAATGCTTATATTGGTCTTGATGATACAGCTGTTGCAGGTGAATCATATATGGTAATTAAAGATATGAGCTGGTTAACTGATGGAGACCGTGTTCTTGTTATTGCTAAAAACGCTAAGACAGGTACATTATTACCAGAAAATGTTATTAGATTTCCTAACTGGAGCTTAGGTGGAGATACAGTAAAAAATTATGCCTCTTGGATAGGTGGACCTGATTTAGGATACCCAACTGCTTCTCTTCTATATGGTGAGAGTTTAAAGTTCAAAGCAGAGCTTTATGATATTCCCGGAGGTACAGACAAAGAATTACATTGGGATGCATGTTGTAAGATTTATTCTTCAAATGTTTGTCCAGTAGCTGCAAGTGCTAACTATGTTCTAGATGAAGATACTAGTTATAGTGGTAGTGTTAGTGCATCTGATGATGGTTATGGTGGATATGGTTTAACATATACTATAGTAACTAACCCTGGTAATGGAAGTATAGTATTACAACCAGATGGTTCTTTCTTATATACACCTACAACAAACTTTAATGGAACAGATAGCTTCCAGTATAAAGTAAATGATGGTTATTGTGATAGTAATGTGGGAACAATTTCATTCCAAGTTGCAGCTGTAGCTGATCCACCAATATGGACATCTACTGATCCTGTAACTGCTAATACATATCCAAACTTAACAGGTGGTGATACATGGACATATAACTGGACAACAAATGATCCAGATCATCCATGTTCCGCTTTAGTATATACAACACCAAGTTTACCTTCATGGTTAACATTTACAGATAATGGTGATTGTACTGGTACTTTAACTGGAACCTTCCCAACCAATGGTGGAAACTTCCCGGTAACTTTAACTGTTACAGATCCTGATGGTAATGCAGATACACAAACCTTTACAATTGGAGGTTTAGGCGTGACTAAAGATACATACTTTGTATTCTGGAGTGATACTTCTGGATCAATGAATTCAACAATTACACAAACATCTCAAATGGTTAGTGTTCCAGAGGTAAAAGTTCAAGCTACTACTCAAGGAGCTCAACCAAATATTTTATCTGTAACTTCTGGTGCTACTCCAGGAAAAGTTGATATGAGTAATGGTGATGCTAATGCTTCATACTTATGTATTACTGTTGGTATGCAAGTAAGTGGACCAGGAATTGGAAGTGGTACTACTGTAGTAGCTGCAGGTGGTTTGAGTATACAATTAAGTAATAACCATTCAGCTCAAGCTGGAGATGTTATAACATTTACAACAACTCAATCTCAGAAAGATACAGATTATGCTGACACAAATAATTTAAGAAACTTATTGCAAGATTTCTATGCAACAGGGGGTACTAAAGCAAGCGGTAATGCTGATCCTGCAACAAATGGTCAAGATATGTATGACTCTCATATATATTGGAATCATATGGGTCCTGAAAGACAAGTTCAATACTTTGCAAACGGTGGTGTTGGTGATACTATAGGTACAGGAGGATATTTCCCTAGTGCATCAAATATATTTATTTTAGGTTTTGCAGATGAATCAAGTAATTATCCTCAATGGGGTAGTAGAAATAGCGCAACAGATCAAAATCTTTTAGATGATGTTGCTTTGGTTAAAAGTTTTGTAACTACACTAGAAACAGCTGCAGGAAACAATCAAATTTTACGTGGTACATTTATGAGTGTAAATGGAGGTGCAGGTTCTGGTACAGATATACATCAGTTCTTAGGACCAGATGGTTTCTGTGCTACAGGTGGACGTACTCTTAATGGATTTAACTATCCACCAGAGGCTACAGCTTATAATCAAACAACACAAACGTTATTCCCTGAATCTACAGGTTCTCCAACAAGATTTAGATATAGAGGAAATGTTACTGATGGTGGTGGTTCAACATACTACTATAATGAGATTAGACAAGCTCTATTAGATCACGGAGTTACAGGAATATAAACTCTATACCAAAAAAATAAGAGCCTTCCAAATCCGGAGGGCTCTTACTTTAACTTGGCCATATAACAACTAACACTATTTCCCTTTGTTAGTTAAATAAGCTGACTCAGTTCCGCTTATAATATCATCATGATTTATCTGATCTTTTACAGCACGATTCCTATTATATTGTTCTACGAACTGATCTCTTTCTTCAGATTCTAATTCTTTTTCTAAACATGCGAGTGCACGCCATGCCACTTTTGCGGTGTGACGAATTCCATCATCATCAATTGTACCTGCATCAATTAGGTGTCTAGCAAGAGCATCATAGTCATCAGTAGATTTATTACGATCCCAATGTAGAGGTTTATCTGGATGATGTTGTTTGTTCCCTTGTAACGATACACGAGCTATCTCCATTATAGCTTTGGGAAAATATTTTATTACTCCTGTGAATACAGGTCTTTCTTTACGCTGTTTGGCATCCATGTTTTATTCTTCTTTAAAAGGTTAAATTCAATTAGTACTTGTTTCCAATATTCTGTAAGTGCACCATCATGTACTATAAAATACAGAAGTTGGTTTATATGCTTGTCTCCATCTACGGGACCAAGCTTTATATATATTTCTTTGGCTCTGTGTTGTTGTTCTGTCATTATAAAAGAGGGAGCCAGTGCCAGAGAATGCAAAAACTCTGACACCGGTTGGTTTATTCTCCCATATTAATCATTAAGATTATTGTGTTCTGAAATGTAAAAAAAGAGAATAGCAAAAAATAATACTAAGAGTATCTTCACAATTCTTCAGTAAATACATTTTCAATCAACTGCGTATCTAGTGATACTTCTTCATGAGGAATCTCCTCAATAACATCTACCTCAATAAATGTTGGCTCAACTGTTTTAGTTTCAACAGTCTCTGCAGGCTCCTCAACGGTTTGTTGAGTTTCTACAGAAGAAGCGCTACTATTAGATAAACAATCTGACACAATAAAGTCATGAAAGTTTTGACTATCCTGTAACCAATTCTTTGGATGCGCTTTCTTCAATGCATGCGTAACATGATTGTAAAAGGCCCAACAGTTATCTTGATCTACACCATAATAATAAGATGGTTTATTAAGCTCTGCTTTCACCATAGTCATTTGTTGTGTATCAAGAACTTCTTCTTCAATAAAAAGTCTACCCGCCAGCTCAGCTTGTTGTTTTTGTGTTAACTCACAAGCTTTCATAGCATCACGGTCTTTTATAATGCGTGCATAGTATTTCTCTGCATTCTTAATTTGATCAGCAATGTGTAGAGAAACTTCTACATTTGCAGCTCCTGTATGCTTACGCTTCCAGTTCATCATGTCACCGGCAACCATACCGTTATGACATACTCTTACATATGCACCAATAGCACATTGAAAACGTGTGCTCTTGTCATATGAATTTGTCCATGCAAACATCATCCCTAACTCATGTTCTTTAGTAATCATATCATTTTTAGTTCTACTTGGGTAGATGTGATAGATACCTTGGGCAACATTTGCATTCATACTAGCTCTATAGATTTCTCTTTGAATTGTAAATCCACTCTTCTTCAATAAAGCTAAAGTGTTGTCAATCACTGTTTTATGTGTGACAACTGTATAACTTTTACCATGATTTGGTAAAGGTGCTTGTTCTAAATAGGACCTTGTGGTCTCTTTTGGTTTTGAATATCCCATATGCTAAACTTTTAAAGTGTAAATATAGTAAATTAATCTGACTCAGCAAATTAAAATATATATCTTATTGTATTTAACGGGAAATATTTCTTATATATTCCCTTGAATTCATTCAGTAGTCTACTTTTGTGCTCTAGAGGATATCTCATAACACCTGATTGGTTCTTAACTTCATAAGAACGTCTCATCAACTCCTGGGCTTCTGGTGAAGCTTTAGCCATTTGATTTTTATGATTTGTTAAGGCTATAACCTCACATTTTATGTCTTCATGTAAGGCTTTAACCTGACTAAACAAGTCATCATACTCTTCTTTCCATCCTGGATAGAATACTAATGGACTATAATTAAGGTGCACTTCCCATCCCAACTCTTTGAGCCGATTAATATCAGCTATACGGCTCACTATCTTCTGCATCTTTGGTTCTAATATATTAGAATACTTCTGAGGCATAAGACTTACACGTACCCGTGGTGGTTTATTAAAGTGATTTACATCTAACTTCAACAATCCCGGATACTTGGTGGCCATAGTTGTATTAAGTTGAGGGTGATCATCATACCGTTTAAGATATTTAATCAAAGGCTCTGGCATATGCTTTTGCATCAGAACTAAATCTGAGTTACATGCAATATCTACCATAGTATATATAGGGTCCTGCTGATCAGGTTCCTTATAATAGGTTTTTTCCCAATCAACTACAGACTGAAAGATCTGATCAACGTTTTCATTTACAAAAACTCTTTTACCATTATACCTAGACATATAACAATAGGTATCTACACAGCCACCAAAGCAACCATAGATTAAATTAGGAGCTATGCAGTTAGCGCTATTATTATTTGGTTTAGTAACAAGAGTTTTAGTCTTCTGAATCTTAATCATCCTTTACGAACTGACCATTAACCATCTTACCTGTACGTTTTGCTATAACATTATAAGCTGACTCAAGACAATCTTCTAGTTTGAGGCCTTGCATCTTAGCTTGAATGATCAGGGTAACCATAATATCACCCATAGCATCAATAATCTCTGCACGGTCATCACTATTGATAGCCGTGCAAAGTTCTGTTGTTTCTTCTAAAGTCTTCAGTGCCTGGGCCATAGGTGTGGCTTTAGCAAGAATACCCTTTTCTTCTGCCCAATGTTCAACTGCGCATTCTAATTCAAAATAATCCATATGTTTAAAATAATTTTAATTGATTTGTCTTTACATCTAGTATACTATTGATTTCTGATTCAATAGCCTGCAGATAATAGCGCTTATCTATATTATAGTTTTCCCACTTTGGTGATAACTCCATCTTGTTAAAAACGGTTTGTAACCACCTGCCGGATTCTAATTGTATTTCACGCCCATCTGTTTTGTGTACTTTAATAATCTTTACACCATCTTTAGATATATAATATCTATTGATTTTCTGCAGTTTCTCTTCTGTAAAGGAACCATCTTTCATAAAACGTGCAACCTGTTGCCAATCACCTTTGGATTTACCACCTATACAATAGTCAAGAATATTTTTATTCTCTTCTAGATAGTCTTCTGGTAACTTATCATGTACAAAATACTGATATATAGCCTTTGGGATCACCAACTTAGACTTATTTTTATGCAACTGTAGGTTATGAAAATCAAATCTACCTTTTAACTTAACTGGAGCATAACTAAACTTATCATTATCTACTTTAAATAGGTAATGAGGCTGAGCCTGCTTAATTTCTCTCCATTTAGTAATGTCTACATTAGTGAAATTGTTTACACCAATATAATTATTGACATCTGCTAAAACTAACTTTTGATATTCATCATGTTCAAGGTTTAAACTTGTAGCATCTTCCCACTCTTTACATATCTGCATATATAAATCATAGTGCTCTCTAGGAATAATAGTTTCTACACCATCTGTATTCTGTAAAAGCGCTATAGCACCAGGAATTCTTTCCATGATTTGTTCATATAACATCATAAGAGTCAATTGACCATTAATTGTAATACGTAAACACAGCTCAGGATCATAAAAGAAGCTATTAGCATCATTGCTAAGACCAAAAGTAGAATTAAGTATAATCTTATATACATAGTTCATTGGATTGCTCTTAGGGATCTTCTTACGCTCTGTAAAGAACCACTCATATTGATCACAAAACTCATCAACAGGGAAATGACCCGGTGACCATCTGTTCTTAATAGCAAGATTAGGATAGAAACTGGTAACATCTGAAGACATAATGATCATATCATCATTAGATTCATAAACACCTTTCTCTGCAGCGCCATGTGCACCACCTAAACCAAAATGTGTTTTAACTCCCTTATAGTTTACACTATACTTAAATGCACCTTTTAAGTTTGTTGCATCTACCTCAAGTGATTTAAACCTTGCAAGTAAAGTTTGAAAGTCTGGAGATGTAAAAGAGATGTAAGGTAATATTATATCAGAAACTTTTATTACAGAACGGTTTGTTCTCATAGTTCTAAGATCTCTCTTATGTATATTAAGTTTCTGACTTAAATAATAACCAAATAGTTCCTTACTTATTCTTGGTTCAGATGCATTAAATAAATTAATATTATATGTAGCTGTCAACTCCTTACGTAATTTTATCTGTGACTTAGATCTATTAAATATTTCTTTAGTAGATTTTACATCATTGATATTATACTCAAGAATTGTATCTATCTCTTCTAGTGTTGTTATCTCTGTGTCATGATTAATAGGCATATCAAGTATGTTTTCCCAATCCATACTGTACTGAATCCATTTAAGACTAGATCTCTTAGCCGGATTGTCCCAGTGATGTAATTTAAAAACATCTATTTGGCCTATTTTCATTTTCCATAATGCATAATCATGGAATTCTTTTGCATTAGATTTATTTATACAGCGTTGGGCATAAAGATAAATCTTGTTAGCAACCTCACAACCAGTCAACTCTGACCAGTCCTGATGGTTATCTATTATATAATGAGTAACCTGTGCGTCAAACGCCATACCATTATATGATATGTGCCACTCTCTATTATTAAAGTTATCTTCAAGGAAGGTAATGAAACTATCCAAATCATTTCTCAGATCATGAATCACAAAGACTTTAGTTTCTGTAGTCTTATAGTGTTCAAATACTCCTGTGAAACAATTCTTCAACGTTTCATAATCCATTACCCAATGTTTCATTTCTCTTTGGTGTTAAAGGTTTCTCTTTTGTTCTTTAGATATGTATATAAAGTTCTACTAGTAATACCCAGGGCCTTAGCTGCTTCCTCCATTGTATCAAATCTTTTTAAAGCAATATTAATATGCTTTTCTCTCATTTCTTGTAACGTCATATATTTTTTATTAGAGCCAAAAAAAGCCCAAATTAATGAGCTCTCTTTGTCCAGGTTAGGCCGGATAGCTTAAGGGAAAACCTATTGACCTGGCATAATGATATTAGATACCTTTGTTTCTTTAACATCTACAAAGAATGAATCATAATCAAATGTGTCTGCATTTACAGCAAACATATGAATAAAAGTTTTGATATCATCCTTATCACTCAAATAAAACTCAGAGAAAGTGTCAACTAGTCTTCTTTCTTCTTTAACAGTTTTACCCGTCTGTGGATTAGGTGTTTTAAGTCTCATTGGCTGACCATTGTCATCCAACTTTGGTATCATGTGATACGATTGTTTCATCACTTTACTGATGACTGCTAAAATGCCTGACGAAGGGTCAAACATAGCTTCTACATATGGTGAGTCAATGCTCACTGGAATTAATGTAAATGATTTGGCGTTCCTAAAGCTAGAGTTAACTAGCATCATATTTTGTCCTATCATAATTTGTTATTTATTATGCAAAGATATAGAAGTATTTTTTAATAACTGGTCTAAAACATAATTATTATCAATTAATGTTTCTTTATCAAGATCAGGGGGTGTACAGACCTCATATATCTTTTCAATATCACTTAAACTTACACCTAATTTTTCAGCATAATCATCATGGACTTCTTCTGGTTGTAAAAAGCCTTGAACATATGATGCTATTTTCTCTGTATTACCAAAGAAATCTAATATGTTGATTTTTGTATCTAAACTTAACTGACTATACTTTCCTTGTAAGAATTTTGTATAGTCATGTTTAAATTTAGAAAAATCATAAATAAATAGTTGTGCGTCTTCATTAAGTTGGATAGATTCTTCATATAAAGGATGACTAATTAAATTCTGCATAGCAAACTTGGTAAACTTCTCAGTCTTTTTAGTTTGATATTTACAAAAGAATTTATAGTCACTGATAGAATAGACATTATCCCATGCAACATACGTTTGTATAGGTACATGGGTAATGCCTTTCTTTATTTGTAGTAATGGATAAAGAAATACTTTACTTTTTTGAAAATATTCTGTATATACTCCCATACTATAATTTAACCTTATTTACTAAGAATTCATAGGGTAATGTATAGTTATTTTCTGTATAATGATAATTAGCAGTTTTTAGTGTACCACTTAAACCATTGGCCCACTGGACCATAGATTCATTAGATACAGGAAAAACATATACCTGATTATACTTATCTATAACTATAAATTTAAACTCAATAGTATAGTCATCTCTATCATCTCCTAAAGAATCATATACAAGTTTACTATAAATAGCAGCTTGTAACCAATAGTTATAAAAGTCAACACTTTCTCTAAATACATCTATAGTTTTACCAGAAGTTTTAAGATCACATATAGTTACTGTCTTTGACTCAGAGTCAACACTATAATAATCTACATAGCCATGTAATTTAAATGGATAACCATCTAAATCAGAGACTAGATATTTTTCTGCAAAGTTTTGTATTGGATCTAGATCAAAGTCTGTTTGCTCATTTGCAAATAAACTCATGACTTCCATATTGTTCTTGATCACATTTACTTTTTCTACACAATCTCTGTATGTATCTTGATCAATAACATCCTTGGCATCATTAGATAAGAATTCCCAGTAAGGTTCATTGTCTTCTGTTCTAATCTTAGCTATACGTGCCTCATCCTGTTTAAGGGATTGGTATAGATTCATTTCCTTAAGTGAATCTAGGATCACAAAGTCTTCTACTTCAACTAACGTTTTAGCATCTGTATGTAAAGACATATTTTTTAGGACCTTTCTTACACTATCTGATGGTGTCTTACCGGGTACAATGTTAAACTTCTTAAGTAAGTTCTCAGGTTCAAACACTAAACAGTGTATCAGCTTACCTGATACAAGATGTTTATCTGTTTGAATCTCACGTTCTTTTAGAATATAGTCCTTATAAAATAAGGATGGTGAAAATAAAAGCTTATTAAGAGAGGAGTAGCTAAATGCAAAATCATTGTTTGCATAAAACTCTTCCTCTCTTTGGAGATCATGTTGCATCTATATTATATTTTCTGTTAATTCTTCGTCCAAGAGTAAAGAATCTAGATCTATCTTAAATACCTTGGAACTGCTACCCACTAGATCTTTTAGTAATGTGTTATACAACTTATTACGTGTATGATCTACTGCAAACTTAGTTAATTTTCTGTCTTCAGCCAACTTTTTAATGAAGTTATTAAAAGAATAGATGTTGGTTGTGCAGCGCCCACCTTCATAATTCTTCATTCTCTTCCTGAAAGCTTTGACATTAACGCTATTCCAGTTATTAGTATTCTTGAACCAATCAAAGTTCCAATAGTATACACCGGATACAACATCAAATGATTTATTAATATTACAGTTTGCTAGCATCTCTACAGCTAATGATCTATTATCTATATCATCACTTTGTATCATACTCTCAATACGATCATACTCATCATTTGAAATGATA